AGTTCTGGGTAACTAGCTAGTCTCATAAGCTAGATTGAGGTAGGTTCGATTCCTACTCCCGCTACCAAAATCTGTTCCGCAGAACCCGAGCAAGGTGCATGGGCGTGACTGTTAATCACTGGTTAGTTGAGTTCGATCCTCAAATGCGGAGCCACTATATAATAGATTAAAACTATTAATTTCTGTTGCGGAGTGGAGAAGTGGTATCTCAGCAGTCTCATAAGCTGCAGATCGTTGGTTCGATTCCAACCTCTCGCAACCAAGTATAAATGAAGAAACTTGCTTTATTCGTTGCTCATCCGTATTGCTCAGCGCAATCGAACAATGGCATCGTTGAAGCACTAGAATCTAAATATACATTTAAATTATTTACAAAGCATGAAATAGAAGATAATTTTTTTGATGATGTTGATGGTGTAATATTTGGTGGAGGATTCGGAGATAGCGAATCCTTTCATCATTTAATGCGTAATAATTCTAAAAGTGTAAAGAAATTTGTTAAATCTGGTGGTAAATATATAGGTATTTGCATGGGTGGATACTGGGCAGGTAAAAGTTATTTTAATTTATTGCAAGAATGTGATACTGTTCAATATATTACAAGACCACATACTGATACACGTAGACCACATGCTAAAAATTTAGATGTTATTTGGAATGGCTCTAAAGAGAAAATGTTTTTTTATGATGGATTTGCTGTTACTGAAGGAAATTATCTTTCATATGCTAAATACATGAATGGAGATTCAATGGCAATAATACAGAATAATATCGGTATTATTGGTTGCCATCCAGAAGCAACTCAACATTGGTATGATTCATATTCTTGGATGCATGGTAAATATGTAAGTAAACATAATTTACTTTTAGAATTTGTTGATAAGGTTATGTATGATACTTGAATGGATAGTTATAGGATTTTGTAGTGCACTGGGATGGTGGGGTGCGAATTACTATGTAATTGTTCCATATCTACCTGAACCTGCGCCTGCAGAAAAAGTTGAAAAGTTGCCCCGATGACGGAATTGGTATACGTGTTGGTCTTAGAAGCCAAATTTTGCGAGTTCGAGTCTCGCTTGGGGCACCAGTTATGGTGATGTAGCTCAACGGTAGAGCAGCTCCTTCATACGGAGAAGGTTGGGGACTCGGTTTCCTCCATCACTACCACTGCTCTGTTAGTTAAATGGTATAACAGTTGATTAGTAATCATCAATTGGGAGTTCGATTCTCTCACGGAGCACCAAACAATGGAGAACTGTATGACACAAAAAGATACGATCGAACGTGCGTACGGTTCGATTCCAAAAGAAGTAACAGCAATCTGGTTTGATAATTTCTTTGAATGCAGAGGCATTAAATATTACTGGTATAAACTAATAAGAAAAGTGACAAGATGACAAAAATTTTATTTTTACTTAAACGTAAGGATGATTATCATATTGAACGAGATAGTGAGATAGGTCTAAGCACAGGTCTATACAATTCTGCTAGTTTTATGCATGAGATGCTACTTGATTCTGGCATTGATTCAAATATGAGTGTGGTGATTGATAACAACAGTATTGATAGAGTTGTCTCTCAATACAAACCAACACATGTTATAATTGAAGCATTATGGGTTGTTCCAGAAAAATTCCAAGTTTTAAGACAGCTACATCCAAATGTAACATGGATTATAAGACTTCATTCTGAGATGCCATTTATGGCTGGTGAAGGTCCAGCAATGGATTGGATTTGCGATTATTCAAATCTAAAGAATGTAGTTATTGCTTGCAATGCCCCACGTATGATGCGTGAGGTTCAAGAAATTCTTAAAGCAAAGAACCCAGATAAAGATTGGACTGGTAAAGTAATTTACCTTCCAAACTATTATCCTCAAGAATTTAAACAAAAGAAATTAAATAGAAACAAAGATGTTATTGACATTGGTTGTTTCGGTGCTGTTAGACCTTTGAAGAATCATTTGGTTCAGGCAATTGCAGCAATTGAGTTCGCAAACAGGATTAATAAAAAGTTGCGCTTCCACGTGAACGCAGGTAGAATTGAAATGCAGGGTGCTCCTGCCGTGCATAATCTGAAAGGATTATTTCAGCATATGTATGAACAGGGTCATGAGTTAATTAATCATGAATGGACACCTAGAAACAGGTTCCTAGAATTGTGCTCTCAAATGGATATTGGAATGCAATGTAATTTCTCTGAAACATTCAACATCGTTGGCGCTGACTTAGTTTCTCAGGGAATACCTCTTGTTGGTAGTAAAGAAATTCCATGGCAGTCTATCGGTAGATGTGATCCAACTGAAAGCGCACATATCGTAGAAGGTTTGACGAATGCCTATAATTATCCACAATTTAATGTTAGGTTAAATCAGTGGGCAATGAAACAATATACAAACAAAACCAAGAAAATTTGGGTAAACTATTTTAAGGAGAATTAAATGTCACATACAGTTAAAATTCATCGTTGGGTAAATGGTATTCTTAAGATTGCCAACACATCTCATGCGACTTTAGAAGAAGCTCTTGAGCATGCTCGTCATATGACTCGTGGCACTGGTCACTTTGCCAAGATCTATAACGATGATGCAGAATTGCTTCATACAGTAAACAACGAAGGTACTCAAAGTACCTACGCTTAATATCTCGATAGTGTAACGGCAGCATACGGGTCTCCAAAACCCTTGGTGGGAGTTCAAATCTCTCTCGGGATGCCAATTTTGCGGGTAAGCACAAGGTGTGTCGCCAGCCTTCCAAGCTGTGCAGTTGGGATTCGATTTCCCATATCCGCTCCATTCTTTTTAATGAGGTGAAGAAGGTGTAACATGCGCAAGCAAATTGATATTGATGAAGTAAAAGAGTTCATCATGGCGCAGAGTCCAGAAACAAAGATTTATATCGGTGGTGACTCTGAACGATTTCTAATTGGAAATGATTGGTACGCAGATTACATTTTATGTGTTGTTGTTCATATTAATGGTAACAATGGTTGTAAAATTTTTGGTGAAGTTCAACGAGAACGCGATTGGGACCAAAGAAAAGACAAACCACGTATGCGTCTAATGAATGAAGTATACAAAATTGCTGATTTGTATATGAAACTCCATGATGTATTAGAAGATCGTGAAGTTGAAGTTCACTTAGACATTAATCCAAATGAAATGCATGGATCGAGTTGTGTAATTAATGAAGCTGTTGGTTATATTAAAGGTATGTGTAATGTTGTACCAATGGTTAAGCCAAAGGCATTCGCTGCTTCTTATGCAGCAGATAGATACAAGTCATATATGGCAGCATAATTTAATCCCTGATTCGTCGGGGATTTTTTTTGTTTAAATAAATTTGCTTTGTAATATATCTTATAGTAAAATAAACAAATGAACCTTAATTTAATAGAGAACTATCTTTATACCAGGAAACTGGATCTTGATCTAGTATCAACCAAAGAATCAGTAAGTGTTTTATATGAGTATGTGAAGCACAGATTCGGTGATGGCGAAGATTTCAATGGTCAGTCGCAATTAGCCAAAGAGTTGTACGGTAAGTACAATCTGTTTATGTATCCACTACCAGAGATACATAAATTATACAGAGAAATCCGAGACACTTTTCATGCAGCAAACTCTCATATGTGCTCTGAAGAACCATATGATGATTACTTCATTCAGGGTTGGATAAACTACTATCATACTGGTGAATACATAAATTGGCATGGACATTGGCGCCCAGAACACAAAACATGGCATGGTTTCTTTTGTTTAGAGACTGAACCAAATTCACATACGACATATAAGATTCCAAATTACAATAAAGACATTGATGTAGTTAGCGAAAATAACCTATTAGTGCTTGGACCAAGCGATGGAGATCTCCATCGTTCGTCAGATTGGAATAATACATACCCAAGAATAACACTTGCGTTTGATATTATCCCAGCAGAAAGTTTGAGAGATGCTGGATTTCATCTAAATACTAATCACTGGGTCCCAATTTAAGGAAAATAAAAATGATGAATATGTATACCGACGAAGACAATGATAACACCGCACTTAGAATGGACGGTAAGATTACTGTACTAAACAAACCAAAAACAGGTGAAGAAGAATGTCATATGTTATGGCCAACACCAATTATCATGGCTAAACCTTTCTCTGATGATTTTATTGATAAACTCAGAGAAGATGTTCAATATTTGTTAAAGCCAGGAGCTGCTGGCACATTTAATCACACTGATCTTTGGAGTCTACCTGATATTCCTGAGACAATGGTAGCTGTTAAAGAGAAGATGGTTGAATTGATGGAGAAATACTATCGTCCTCTCGCTGAGATGCCTCTTCCAAAATTCACTGCGTCAAAGGGATATTTCAGATACTCAATGGGTAATAGTGTGTATAGAATCACTCCGCATAAGCATGGTAACACACTTGGTGTTGGTATGCTTTATATTACAGCTGATGAAAGAAACCCAGGAAACCTAATGATGATGGACCCACGTGGTGGTGTTAACTGGACAAATCAATTCACTGCATTCAAGAAAGTTCGTGTTGAGCAGGGATTAATGTTGATTCATCCAGGATATCTAATGCACTTCGTTGAACCTTCGAACATGGACATGGGTATGCGCTATGGTAACAGACTCGCTATTATTTCAAATCTGCATAGAAACCATGAAGATTTTATTCAGACGCTCAAAGAGAATGATGAATATATTGCCAGAACAGCATCTGGAGATCTAGAAGCATAATGTATATTTTTGACGATGTTGTTGACAAAGAAACACAGGACAAAATAGAGAAATCTATATTCAGCAAAGAAACCAAGTGGATTTTTGCTAGAACTGTGTTCTATGATGGGACAAACCCTGAGGTAAATGATACTCAAAGAAATTCTTTAATGTCGTTTACCAATCTGATGATGGATCCAGTTAACCAACCATTATCTGATCCAAACATAGAGTTGTATAAGAAACCTATACAAACAGTCGTTGGTCTCAACGAAATTCTTCAAATACGTGCTCAATTACAACTGCCTGTCCTAACAGAGAAGAATAAATTATATGGTGTCCCTCATGTTGATGGATATAGAGATAAACCTTACATGGTTGGTGTCTACTATGTAAATGATTCAGATGGACCTACATATATCTTTAAACAAACTACCAACAACACAACCCCACTGAATGTAATAAACGGAAAACTGGATGTTGAAACAACTGTTGAGCCAAAAAAAGGTAGACTCTTGATATTCAATGGTAACATATATCATGCTGTTGGTAAACCAAAGAGAGACGTAAGAGCAGTTCTTAATTACCATTTTACATTATGAACGATTTAACAATTTTAGATAATTTTTACTCTGATCCTATTGATTTCATTCAAAATTTGAATGGAGATTATCCTATATCTGGATGTGGTAATGGCAAAAGAAGTTTAGATTTAAGCGAGATAAACAAACAGATTTATTATGATGTTCGTTCTGCTATCTTCAGAGCACATAACATTGATGGGAGAGGATTAACATTTGTTACATACTTCACTGAGCATGCGTACGATGAAATTGAGATTTTCAACCAAAGGTTTGTTCATATCGATGGTAGAAACCCAGATAGATTGTTGACGTCTTTCAAGGAATATAATATCATACTTGGTGGTCAGATATATCTAACACCAGATCCTGATCCAGAAGCAGGAACAAAGATTTATTCTTTGAAACCAGAAATAAACTGGACAGAAAGCGAGCAAGTTGATAGGTTAGTGAATCACTACAGAAGACCAAGAGATTTATACGATAGCGGTTCTATCGGAATAGAACAGTACAAAACGTTGCATGCTGAATATCATAACAATTTTAATTTAACATGTGATGTTAAAAATGTCTTCAATAGATTGGTTTCTTGGAAAGGTAAAACATTGCACAGTGATGTTGTTACAAAGAACATGCCAAAACGATTAAGCCAATATTTTTTTGTGATGCGATAATGTATACAGTAATTGATAATTTTTATGAACAAGAACAATTTGATAAACTTCAAAGGATGCTGCTTGGACCAAGGATGCCATGGTTCTATATGCCTCAGATCTCTGTCCCACCATGGATAACTGTTAATGATCCTAATGCTGTTGAGACAGATGGGCTACATAATGTGATTGTTGATAGAGAAAGAAATTATATTAGTCAAGAGTATAGGGTTCTTTATCCATATCTTGTAAAAATGATGGCAATTCTTGGATACACAGAAGAAAATCTCTATCGAGTAAGAGCAGCAATGAAATGGCCGAAGCCAGGATTTGGTTCTGATATGTATAACATCCCACACATTGATGCGACATGGCCAAATAAAACAATTGTTTTCTACCTCAATGATAGCGATGGTGATACAAGACTGTTTCATCAGCGCCAACAAAAGATGGACGTAACGATGGAACAACTTCCATCAGATGTTTCAGAAGAACAGTTAATTTTATACGGAAACCAGTTTATCAAAGAAGGTTTCACTGTTATGGAAACAGTTACGCCTAAGGCAAACAGATTGTTAATTTTTGATGGTATGATGTATCATACTGCTGGTATTCCAGTAAACACTGAGCGCAGAGTTATTTTAAACATAAACATACGAGAATGATGGAAATATATAACACACCACTTCCGCTATATTTTAAAAATCATGTTCCTGTTCAGAACTGGGATGCGATAAGAAATAAATGTGATGATCTTCTCGCTATCATGCCAGACCAACATGGGTTAGAGAGCGGCAATGCTAAGAGTTCTTACGATGTTAGAGATGTCAACGGAAATTTAATAAACCCACTCGGCATTGATTGTTTCAATTATATCAGACCACACATATGGGAAGCTGTTAAATTTGCGGCAGAGCATTGGTTGATGGAATACGATAAGTACGACATTACTCAGTGTTGGACTAATCGTCACCTTCCTGGTGGTAAGACACTGTTCCATAAACATGGCGCTTCAACACAGATTGTCATTGCATATTACCTTAATGTTCCAGAGAATAGTGGAAATCTGTTGATCGTTGATCCACTCGAGTATCATTGGAGTGGATACCACAGCGTTAGGAATGATATTAACAATCAGAACGGATGGGTAGTGCCAGTTAAAACAGGAGACATGGTTATCATGCCAAACTTTCTGATTCATGGCACAGAAGAAAACACAAGCAATGATAATAGGTATGTGTTAACAGTAAACATACAGGGATCTTTTAAAAAGGAGATAATATGAACACAGAAGTTAAAGAGATGACATTTGCCGACAAGTGGCATGCCGAGAAACTATTGAAACGTGCCAAGAAGAAAGCAAAGAAAACCCTACAGGCCAAAGGTATGTCTAAATCAGATGCAACTAAACTTGTGAAGGGTGCTGTTAACAACATCGCAAACAGACCAATGAAACGTGGTAGTGGTAGAGGTGGATAATGTTTGAAAAATCTATCAGAGAATATGCAATTGGCGGACACATGATTACTATTCGCACATCTGTTACACAAAAAGAGATGAACGAATTTGTGAGTTCAAATGTAGCAAAACAAGATATGCGTGAAAAGCTGGCGTATAAATTAGTTCAAGAAATGTTTGATCGTAATTTAATTGAGATTGTATCTATAAAAGATGACTTTCTACAAATGCATGTTCTCACAGCGAGATGCTACCTAGCAAAAGATCGTGATGTTAAAATTTTAAGGACATACACATGAGCGACGGAGGAAAGGGTTCAGCGCCAAGACCATTCAGCGTTGACGCACAAACATTTGCAAATAATTGGGACGCTATCTTTAAAAAATCTCCAAGAGAGATTGATGATGCCAAGGCAGAACAGGAAGAATTTGATAAAATCCAACAAAATGATCCATTTGGTCCACCACCAGCTGGAGGTATGACAACCCAGCAGGGAGAAAGTCTTGGAAGTAATTGATCTAGTAAAATACAGAGATATGCATATGAGCACCTATACATATTTTTGGAAAGAAAATAATCGGATTGTCAGTCCTTTCTTTGACAAGGAAGAAGACGCCATGGAATGGGCAAAACAATATGGGAAACCAATAAAATTAAACCAAAAGACTTAAAAAAGACTTAATAACCCTACTTTTAGTAGGGTTTTTTACATTTTACTTTACATTAATACAAAAATAGGTATAATTACTGTATTGTTTGAAAATATGGAGTAATTATGAAACTGTTAAGCACTGGAAATCCAAAAGTATTGAAGGGTCAAAAACAAGGATATAATACCTATATTCTTCATCTCTCTCCTGCCGATGTTTCTGGTTTTGGTAATACCTGCCCCAAAGCTACCGTAGGATGTAAATCTGCCTGCTTAAATACAGCTGGTCGTGGTGGTATGTTTAAGAAAGGCGAAACCACAAATGTAATTCAAAAGGCACGTATCCGCAAAACAGGGTTGTTCTTCACTGATAGAAACCAATTCATGCTTGACCTGTTCGATGACATCCGCAAAGCAATCAAACAATCAGAGAAACTAGGATTGATCCCTGTTTTCCGTCTAAATGGTACCAGCGACATAAGTTGGGAGAAATATACCCTCAATGGGCAAACTGTTTTTGAGGCATTCCCCAATGTTCAGTTCTATGACTACACCAAGATCCTCGGTCGCAAGGTAAGCCACATTCCTAATTACCATCTGACCTTTTCTGCTGCCGATGGTAACGATGCTGATGTGCTGTCAGCAATCGCTCAGGGTTATAATGTTGCAACTGTATTTGGTATTAAGAAAACAGAACCAATGCCAGAATCCTACAATGGTCTCCCAGTGTTTAATGGTGATGAGTCTGACCTACGCTTTCTTGACCCAAAGGGAGTTATTGTAGGGTTGTATGCCAAGGGAAAAGCCAAGAAAGATACAACTGGTTTCGTGAAATATCCAACAATCATGCTCAAAGCAGCGTAAGGAGAAAATATGACAAGTGCTGAATATTCAAAAGAATGGCGAGATAATAATCGGGAAAGGGTCGCTGAATATGAAAAGAGACGATACTTAAAAGCACAGACAGATCCATCTATATTTTTGACGGAAATTTATCGCTCTTGTAAGAGAAGCGCACTTAAACGTAAAATAGAATTTAACATTACAAAAGAATATGTGCGTGAGCTGTTGAAAGAGAGTAAAGGAAAATGCCAAATGAGTGGGGTTACGCTGTCAATGAAACGGAACGATATTAACAGAGCATCAATAGACAGGATTGATTCAATGAAAGGATATATCAAGGGTAATCTTCAGATTGTAACAGCTCAGGTTAACCTCGGTATGAATGCGTTCAAAAAGGAAGATTTCATCCGTATGTGCAGGGCTGTTGTTGAGAAACACAAAGGATCTTTGTATGAGTACGAACTCTCTGACACGACTGAAAAATGTGAGGAAATGATCCTTTTTGGGGCTGGAATAGAAGATTTTGTAGAATAACCCTACAATCTCAGGGGTTATTCTGCTCTGTAAGTCGTTGATTTATAATGGTTTTTTCCGAGAGAGAAAGTGCTTTACATTTACCACAATTCTAGTATAATTACTCTATTGATTTGAAAAAGGACTATATTATGAAAACAGAAATCCGCTTTAACCCCTCTACTGGTAAATACGAAGGTTATTTTAATGGTTCTCTCGTTAAACGTACCCAGGATAAAAAATTCCTAGAGAAAATGCTGGCTAATCTAGAACGTGATGCTCAGACAGCTACCTCCTCTGTTAAGAATAACCAGTTTGATATTAACACTCGCTTTGGTTTTGTAGAGAAACTTGTGACAATGGTGGCTAATGGTGTTCAGCCCTCCGCTGTTATCACTGGTGAAGGTGGTCTGGGTAAAACTTATACTGTTACCAAAACTCTTGAGTCTCATGGCTACCGAGATATCTCTGATCTGGCTGATTTTCAAGTCGGTGAAGTTATTAATGGTCGTAAGTGCTTTACCTTTGTTAAGGGTTATTCAACAGCCAAGGGTTTATACCGTACTCTTTTCGAAAACAATAAGTCAATTATTGTTTTTGATGACTGTGACGCTGTTCTCAAGGATCCAGTTGCCCTGAATATTCTGAAAGGTGCGCTTGACTCATACGGTAAACGTATTATCTCCTGGAATGCTGATATGCGTGATGAGGATTTACCTAAGTCTTTCAATTTTGAAGGTCGTGTGATCTTTATCTCTAATTTGAGCCAAGATTCTATTGATCAGGCGATTCGCTCTCGTTCAATGATGATTGACCTTTCTATGACTGTTGATCAAAAGATTGACCGTATGGAATATATTTCCAAGATCCCTGAGTTTCTCCCTGAGTATGATGCCTCTGTTAAATCTGATGCGCTTGCTCTTATCCGTGCTATTAAGAACGATGTGAAAGAAATTTCTCTCCGTACCCTTATCGCTGTTAGCAAGGTTCGTGCTTCCAATAAAGAATGGAAAGACCTTGCAACTTATATGTTGACCGCTTAATAAGGAGATTGATATGAGTCTATATAATATGTTATTTGGTGAAGGTGATAGTTCTGCCTTCCTATTGGGTTTGCTTGGCAAGAATAGTGGCGACTTTGGTCGCTATCGTGATATCTATGTGACTGATGACCATATTGTTGTTCACACTCGCAATGGTGGTGGTAATCGTGAAGATTACGAGGATGTATTTGAAGAGATGGGAGATCACCCTCTCTACTCACACGATGAGGATGATGACTTCGATTGCACTTACGCAAACATCTACTTCAAGCACCCACCTGAGTACAGTGAATTGTTGAAGGAAATGGCAAAGGGTACAGTTACTCCTGCCGATAAGTGGAAAATGTTGTTTGAAGCATTGGAGAAATAATGGGACGCATGAAAGAAACCTATGAGTTGGAAGAACAGAATGACCTCAGAATACTGGACATGTACAATGAGGGTTTGAAACCAACCAGCATTGCAGCTGTTCTAAGAATACCACTGATCAATGTATATGAAGTAATAGAACAGAATTTTGACTTCTCCAATCCGGAAATTGTCCAATACGATGAGGATGAACTATGAACCTAATGACTCTACGAGAATTTGCGGCACACAAGGACGGAACCTATGTGTCAATGGACCTGGATGAACAGTCCCGAGCGTTGCTTGATAATTTTGTTGAGATGAACCTTGGGTTAACAGAGCGTGTTGATCCGAGCACATATCACATTACTATTATCTACTCACGAACACCTGTTCCAAGCGCAGAACATCATGTGGGATATGGTAGCGAACAACCAGCAAAGGTTACAGGCTACGAAGTATTCCCAACCAAGAATGACGGCAAGTGTCTAGTAATGCGCTTACAGTTCCCTTTTGCTGAATTGTTGAACAAGCAATTGACCGCTGAGGGAGCGACCAGCGACTATGACGAATACAAACCACATCTAACTCTTGCATATGATATTACTGAGGAGATTGACCCTGAGACCCTACCAATCCCAAAATTTTTCCTGACGTTTGATTCAGTGAAAGTTGCACCACTAGATCCACAATACACACCAGCAAACAAATGGAAATAGAACAATATACAAAACAGGTAATAGAACGTGCAAAGCAATTGCAACAATTCACGGTACATGTACCAGTAAAGAAAGGATGGCTACCAAACGGCAGCATCCCCTATGATCTAATGGTAATTAAAAACACTGCTCACATTAGAGTTTACGACATAAGTGAGCAGGCTGCAATAAAACAAGTACAACGATGGATGGAGTCAATGGATGAAGACCAGTGAAAATGAATCGTTACCACTTTACAGTGTCTACGATCCAAACGGAAAACCCTACCTCTCGGTCATTCCTGATGCCAATACAGTTCGAATTCAATTGCATGAATATGATCAGTATATGCGTCCTGTGTTCCTGACATTGGATCGAAGGTCAATTCCTGAATTGATCAAAGCATTGGAGAATATAGAATGAATTGGCTACCGATTCTTGCAATTATATTGATTTTGCTATACGAAATAATCCATAAACTATGATTACTGAAAAGGGAACGAACATGTTTAAAGATCTAATAGAATCAAAAGCAATCTATTATTTTGCAGCAGTGGCAGTTCTAGTGGTAATTGGAACTGTTATTGATTACCAAAATTGGAATGAGTGCCGATCACATGGGTTCTCTGTTTTATTCTGCCTGTCATTGTAAATACTATTGGACTAAAGAATGAAGTATTATCAGATTACCTTTCCAGGTGAATTTGGTCAGGACGTAGTGGAGACTTGGAGCGAGGAACAGATTCTCAACTCTTACTATCTTTACTGGACTGGTAAGATGATTCAAAACGTGGATAATCCTGATCTTGACCCCATGAATTGTATTGAAGATTGGTGCATCACACATTGGGCCATGGAAGTACCGACACCTGAATGGAAGAATATATGAACGAACGAATTATAGAATTAGCCAAGCAGTCACTTAAAGACCCTGATGATGATAATGATGGTCTTATGGTTTTTGACCATGATGAATTGAAAAAGTTCGCTGAGTTAATTATCAGAGAATGTGCTGGTCAATGTCTTAGTGATGACTGTATGCGAATCTTAAATCGCTTTGGGATTGAACACTAGGAATACCATATGGGAACAGCTAAGTATCATGATACAAAGATCTATCATAATCTTAAACCATGGGATGTAAATAGAACCGATATAAACTCCTGGGAAGATAGACGTCAGGATAAAGAACTGGAAAGGCTGGAAATTGCAAAGAAACCTAAGAGACGGAAGAAAGGTAAACGAACTGGATAGTCCAGTGACTCTGACCGTATATACAAAATGTCCAAGAAAGTGGATACTTGTGGACCAGGAAACTGGCGTTGGATATGAAGGATATGAGACAGATGGTAAGAACAGTTGGCGTTATTTAGGCATGGTGCAGGTAGTGATCGCGGACGCTGAAAATGAGGACTAATGTTAGTGCTTTTGGCCACACTAAATATGGACACAAATAAACCCCCAAGAAATTCCGACAGGTATAAAACCAAGTCATGCCCCACGTGCGGTAAAGAGCATAAAAAGCGTGGACCATACTGTTCACGTAGCTGTGGCAACCATCGCACATTTACTGATACGCAAAAGGCAGTACTGGCAGTAAAACTCAAAGAAAAAGTTGAGACTGACTATGACTTTCGCGAAAAAGCCATGGCTGCAATCAAACCAGATATACCAATTCCACCATTATCGGAACCAATACTTGGCACAAATCAGTTCGTGCAAGATGGTGACCTATGGACACTGGATGAGTAAAATAAATTTGACATTGCAGAGGACTTCTAGTATAATAACCATGTTGGGTTTAATGTAATAGATTGGTTTTCAGTTTCCATACAGACTCAAATGAAGCCATTAATTCATATAATACAGCTTAACAGACTTCTTAAAGACCATTAATAATACCCTTACAGTTTACAGGGTTATCCCTTTACATTATTACAGAATACGGTAAAATAATGATTTTAGGAGATAAAAATGTTTGAAGTTAAATTAAATAAAGAAAAATTCTATTTTTTAACCTTTTCTGAAATTAACGATTTTTTTAGTGAGGTTATTATGGCCGAGGGCGCTGATTCTGCTAAAATAACTATAAAAATGGTCGAATTAAAACCCGAACTCCTATAACCCTACCGAGTCTAGGGTTATTAAAATAACCCTTTACATTAATACAAAAATAGGTATAATTACTCTATAGTTTGAAGAAAAGGATTTGAAAATGGAAAAAGCACTGACCGTGGCAGAACTGATCGCTGTACTGAGCAAGATGCCAAAAGACATGACTGTGCGTATGGGCATGAACATGGAGTACGAAGCAGGTGTAAGAGCCGATATGGTTGAAGTGTTTACCACACTTGAAGGTGAGAAATTCGTCTACATCACAGACACTCCGTCCGCCGATTAATTTGAAAGGAATATATTATGACAAACCCAATCCCTCATACTGGTCTATTTGCAAGTCCTACACTGGAACAAATTCTTGAGCAAATAGAAACTTTACCAAAGTCTCAGCGTGCAACTGCTCATCTTGTCGCCTGTATGACAATGAATGCCTGCCATAAACTTGTTGCAGAACAAATCGAAAGCCAAAAATAAGGTATAATATGCGGGCAATTACAGATAGAATCCGTATGGTATTATTTGGTATTTTTGTTATCATTGTTGGTTTATACAGCCCTAGAACCTGTATGAGGGCAATTGGTGAAGTTGTCGGTGATTCTGAGGAGTATAATGCCATTAAAATCCGCGAACTCGCTCGTCGTGATTACATAGAACGTTACACTGGAGCAACTCAACGGATTGACTAATAACCCTTCACTGTATAGGGGTATTTACATAGTGCTTGACATTTATTGCAGTTGGGGTATAATTACTCTATAGTTTGAAAAAAGGAATATATTATGACTGAATTTGAAAGAAATTGCTACGGTATGAGTGAAGATGATATCCGTGAGCAATATATGAATTCCATTACAGCTCAACTGTCTGGTCTAGAAATGGTTGCTATGGGTATCCTGAGTGACTGCCAAGAAATGCTGGCAATGGGTGCTGGTCCTCGCTCTGTTGAATATGTTCGTGTTCGTATGAATATCGCCAAGTTCATTCTGTCAGAGATGATGCAAAATAAAACAACTGTATAAGGAGTTGCAATGAAAGGATCTATTCGTGTTATCGCTGGTCTGCTTATTGTGTTCGGTGCTGCTGGTGGTCTGGATACTGCGCCTGATTGTGCGCTTTCTACTAATTTTCTTGTTGCTGTGGCTGGTCTGCTACTTATGTACTCTGGTGTGAAAGCCATGAAGGGCTGAGACAGGAGGGGTAGGGGTTTGCGAAATCTATATGCGATCTGGTCGGGTCCTGGCTGGACCAGGGCTATGTAAACTCACCATCATCTTTTCTTTTTACCCCGATCTAGACACCATCTTTCCCTTTTCCAATGTATACCCTGTAAAAAAATCCTGCAAAAAATTTTCACTGTAAAGGTCGTATGAATATCTACCAAATTATCAATGTTGCAATGTTTGTCGTCGTTGGAGCTGTCCTTGCATATGTTGATTGCGGCATACTGGAACGTCCATTTGTCTTTATGACTGTTATGGTTGCGATGGTTGTTCTCTCTGTAACTACAAGGATATCGCTATGAAAGAACTCAATTCCACTCTAAGTTATCAATTCATACAAGATCCAAGATCCAAGGAACTCAATGCCATGACGAAATTTGCAGGAAGTATGTTCACTGCCGTTGTGGATTATGCCAAGGATAATGATATATCCAAGATGACTCTGGACGATGTTTTTGACTATTGTTTCAAGATTCAGAAAGGTTCTACACTATGAGTGATGTTTTGCTTCTTGGATGTATTGTGGCTCTGTTCCTGATTTTAATGGGACATCCTATTTTGGGCTTTATTTTATTTTTATTGGTGTCAGCATGAGTAATTATATTCCTGATGGTTGGGTAGTTATTAAAATTCCAAATAATGAGGGTTTCGTCTATAAGGTATTTGCTTCATGGTACGGTGGGTATGCCAGAGGAGATTCATGGAAGGTTAACTCAGGAATTACATCGGTCACCCAGGAAGGAATGGTCTATTCCTTTTCGGGGTATTCTGGTTCGGTCTATGAGTGTCACAAAGATTCTTATGGGTTGAATTTCTATGGATCTTCAGTCCTAGAAGATATGATCGCTCGTGCAGCGGAACAGGGTGTTGAGATCGAGATTCTTCCCCAGGAAACTAATTTTATAGAGATTGATTATGGCAGGCATTGAAAAAATTTGTGAATATTCAGGCGATTACCCAGGAGGTAAAATGTATGGTTACAAGCGTAATCATATTCAAATTTGCCCAAAGTATCGTCCACTATTCCGTGGCGCCAATGCCCATGTTGAAATCGTTAAGGTAGAGAAACAATTCGTTTTCAAAAGTGGTGGTTATACTGATGTCAGTAATGCAGTGGATTTTGGAATGACTGGTGGTCGCATAATGAACGAATACACCTTTAGATTAGTAGTGCAAGATCCTATACTGGCTGGTGATGTTGGTGGCGTGTATCTAAACTGGACTTTCAATCTCCGTCAAACTCTGAAACGACTTAAGCGTATGCTGAGATGCCGTAATCTGAAGGTTGTATACAAATTAGAGGATAAACAATGAATACGATTTTAGTTTGGATTGTGGTTACAGTTGGTGGTTACAATGGTAATGAAGTTGTATATAGCCCACCAATGCCTGATTTGGCAACTTGTGAGTTTCTTAAAAAAAGCACCAAAGAATATGCATATAGCAGTGTTAATGCTCGTTGTGTTCAAATAAAAATGTTGGTGACAAAATGAACGATCAAGAAAAAGCCCAACAATTTGACAAGCAATTTGGCGAAATGCTCAAGCAAGTGTTTGACCGTGCGACACAAGACCGCACACCTGAACAAAAGGCTGTTCTTGAGAAACACTTTTTTCCGGAGTTAAAGAATGACTAAAAAGAAACAAGCCAAAAAGTTTAACTATGCTGTAGGACATTACTGGGAAGGTGAATCTGGTGGTGTTGGTACATACTACTACGGTAGTGACATATTCTATGGTACTATGGAACAAGCACAAAGTTTCCTGCAATACGTACTAGACATGGATATGAAAGAAAAGAAAAAAGCTGATCGCAGAGATTGGCGTATCTTTCAACTGATTGAGGTTCCAGTATGAACGAACGAATTAAAGAACTTGCTAAACAATGCTGGGAAGAACGTACAGAAGGTCAACTTCATTTTGACAATGAAAAGTTCGCCGAGTTGATTGTTCGGGAGTGTGCAGGTCAATGCCTCAGTGATGACTGTATGCGAATCTTAAATCATTTCGGAGTTAAAGAATGACAGAATTAGAAAAGATCAGTGAAAGACTTAAAGCAATTGATGATGCAATCGTTGCGACTCAACATGCGGCAAGTATTAATCGTAAAATGAGTCATGACAAACACACTAATGGTCATTTTACAAACGCATTACAAGAATTGAACAGTGTAAAAACTCAACTCAATAACCTTGTCAAACGAATAGAAACTGTAGGAAGATAATGTATATTACCAAAGAAGAAGTCAAAAAAATACTGGCTGTTATGGAAGAATTTCCTGATGCCAAATCCTACATATTAAAATCAGATAGTTCTAGTGGTATTGGCAGTATTTTAACTATCACAATGGACATGGTTATTAATGGTAGAAATGCCATGGTTCGTGTTGATATTTCTGGTGTGGAGAATTGGTAATGAATGAACGATTAAAAGAACTTGCCCATGATGCTGGATTACCAACATACAATCCAAGTGGTATTCCTACTAAGTTGGAAAAATTTGCCGAGTTGATTGTTCAGGAATGTATTAAAGTGTCATTGGAAAGTAGCCATCGTGACGATGACATGGGTGCTATTATTGCTAGACATATCAAACAACATTTCGGAGTTGAAGAATGAGTGAAGGTTTCAATGGATTCTGTATTGGTGCGTTTGTATCCACCTTGTTGATTCTTACACTAATGGATTTAGCGCCATCAAGTGATAAAAATATTTTAAGAAACGCAAAGAGTGATTGTGAGAAGTCATTGCCTCGCGATCAGGAGTGTAAGATCGTGGCTATACCTGTTAGTAAGGATTGTGAGGTGTTGAGAGAAGATAGAGCATGTAATTATTCACATCAGAATTGTTAGGAAACAAAATGAGCGAAAGTTTTAACGGATTCTGTATTGGTGTTTTTATGGCCATAGCAGTAGTACTAATACTCTCAGCAATTCCCTCAACAAGTTATAGAAACATTGTAGAGACTGCAAAAAGTGAATGTGAGAAATCATTGCCACGTGACCAATATTGTGTGATTGTGGCTGTACCTGTTAGTAAAAATTAATAAAGTAATATGGCTTCTTTAAAAGAATATTTTGAAAAACGAGATTCTAATAATCCAGCACCCAAGTGGGTCTATGGTGATAGGATTTATGGTAAATTTGGAAAAGTTCCAGTTATTGGCATGGTCATTCGCGAAATGTACGATGATCAAAGTCAGGTTCTGTGTCATTTAGATTTTCCAGTAATGGACGATGGTAAATATAAATGGATAGTATATGTCCCTGCAAGTGGAATGAGACGATTGAAAGAATTTTAAGGAGATTATGATGATTAGTTTGGATATGGAAACAGCAAATAATATTACACGATTAACACTCACTGATTATAGAGATTATCTTCAGAGCGAGTTGGATAAATGGGAAGCAAACCCAAATACCGAGGATAATCCAAATGGTTATTGGTTACATCCTGAAGATGTTGGTGGTAATATAATTAGGATTAAACGATTAAATCTAGTATTGGAAGATTTTGGAGGAGAATTGCATGGCCAACGTCAAACAAGGGAATCTAGCACGTCCCCCTCAATGGTGGAAGCATTTAAAGGATTGGAAGCGTATTTTTTGGAAATCGGAAAGAGCAAAGCAAAACAAAAGGATTAAGGATGATCTACAGTGATCCTCAGGGATATTTAAAATTTTTAAACGAAAATCAAATACCAGTTTGTACTGAGGATATCACAAATCATTCTTCGCTTAATGAAACTGTTTTAAGCGAAATAGATTGGGATTATGTTGAGGAGGTTTATAATCGAGAAAGAATTATCGTTATCGATAACTTCATTAAACCAGAGTATGCTCTTCGTATGCAAAAATTTGCTCTGGCGTGGAATTTCTATGATCATACGCATAAAGATTGCGCCTCTGTTTCATATTATAAAAATATTGGGGTCTGGTATTCAATATTATCCTCGATTGAATCTGAACTTAATGCTAATGCGAAATTTTTAAATGGAATGACGCAACAGGCAACATGGTCATTTGTTTATAATAATGAATCTGATGGTGTGCCACCACATGCTGATTGGGGTAGAACAAACATAAACTTTTGGGTAACGCCAGAAGAATGTATGAATAATAAAGAAGGGTATAATGGTTTAAACATTTGGAAATCGTATCCACCAGAAGGTTGGACGAGAGAACAATATAATGGTAATGGTCCATATGTGAGAGAGTTTCTTAAGAATAATTCTCCATCAAAACTGTCAATTGAATATAAATTTAATAGAGCGATGATTTTCGACTCTTTATTTTTTCATGAGTCTCAACCAATTTCATCAAAACCAGGATACGCAAACAGAAGAGTCAATTACACATTTTTATACAAGAAAGAAAATGATGAGTTACAGTAGATGGTCGAACAGTTCATGGTATACGTTCTGGAATGTTTCTTCTGGAGATACAAGAGATACGCAAGTCTTATCTGCATGGTATTCTATTGATAAAACCATCGACTGGGATTATGCTGATGCAAAAGAGTTATTTGAAAATGGTATTGTTGATGCATGTAAAAGGATTCGCTTAATCTATAATTGCAATGAAGACGAAGCAAGCGAATTGCAAGAAATTTTCCAAATATGGATGGCCGAAGTAAGGTCAGAATTCCCTTGACATTAATTAAAAAAGATAGTATAATATGACTGATGATGAAGTTTTAAATTTTTACAATGAACTTAAGGAGTTCTATGGTGATACTCTTGCAAATTTTGAGCACCACCCAAAACAATTTCAAAATCAGGTAAAATTATACCGTTATTATAAAGAGAAAAATGAAAGAACATCCGATCAACCAGCAGAATAATTTTATCATGGGCTGGTATGCCGACGATAATTCATTCGTTGATGATTTGATTCAGTATCATAACAACTCTGACGATAAACAAACTGGCACATTTTCTCCAGACGTAAAGGAGTCAACTGACGTATCACTACCGTTTGAATATCCTACGAAATACTGGGATGTGTTTCGTGGATGTCTTGATCAATATTTTGAAAAATATATTGGCGCCAAGATGAATAGTGGTATCTTTATGAAACAGTGCGCCTTAATTCAACATTATCCAGTTGGAGGTGGGTTTAAAGTTTGGCATGCTGAGCGTTCAGAAGAAGCTGAACCAAATGTCTCAAGACATTTGGTTTTTATGACGTATTTGAACGATGTTCCAGATGGTGGTACAGAGTTTATGTATCAAAACGTAAAAGTTAAAGCAGAGAAAGGTTTGACGTTAATTTGGCCAGCTGATTGGTGTTTTACGCATAGAGGAGAAATTTCTCATACTATGGAAAAATGGGTAATTACTGGTTGGATTAATCTAAAGGAAAAAAAATGAAAATCGGAGTATGTAGTGACCTACATTTAGAGTTTGGTCCAATTAAATTGAAAAATCCAGGGGACGTTGAAGTATTGATTCTCTCAGGCGATATCTTGGTTGAACAAGATTTACAAATTTTCGATCGTCGACAGATCGAGCTCGGCTATATGCAACGTAAATCTCAAATGTTCCATGAGTTCTTTGAAAACGTATGTCGCGAATTCCCAAATGTTCTTTATGTAATTGGTAACCATGAACACTATCATGGCGATTTCAAATACACGGCAGAGCGTTTGAAAGAGAAGTTGGCTTATTATAAAAATCTGCACATTCTTGACAGAGAAACATTTGAACTGAACGATACGGTTTTCGTTGGCGGAACTCTTTGGACTGATATGAACAAAGAAGATCCAATCACGCTAAGTGCCATGAAAGGTATGATGAATGACTTCCGTTGTGTTCGCAACAGCAATCGTCAAGTTTATTATAAAGTGCCTGTCTATGAATATGGTGCAAATGGTGAACTTGTTCGCGACGCAGAAAGTAAACCACGCCATATTGGTATGAAGATGAAGGAAGAACCATCTAAATTTTCTCCAGAAGATGCTGTTGAGGAACACCGTAAGATGTTAGGATATATCAAAGCAGTTTATGAAGATATGCCAGCATGGAAACAGATGGTTGTCATTGGTCATCATACCCCATCTCATACTTCATGCCATCCTCGTTATAAGGATGATCAGATTATGAATGGTGGTTACCATAGTGATCTTTCTGAATTTATCTTGGATCGCCCAGGAATTAAACTTTGGACTCATGGCCATACTCATGAGTTATTTGATTACATGATCGGTTCAACTCGTATCGTCTGCAATCCACGTGGTTATGATGGTTATGAAGATATTGCTGATAAATTTGAATTGAAGGTTGTAGAAGTATGATAAGTTGCACAGTAACTTTAGAAACAGATCCTACTACTGGAGAATTAGTTATGCCTCTCCCACCTGATATCCTTGCCCAAGTTGGGTGGGATATCGGTGATACTCTTATTTGGGAAGATATGAAAAATGGTTCTTGGAAATTAACAAAGAAGGAAGATAAAAATGCCAAAATTCACATTGATCGGTGAACATTCTGATCTTTATGGTAACCCAGATGGAACTAAAGTTACGTATGAGTTTACTGTTGATCATTTAAATGATATTTTAGAACATGTTGATTTGTTTATTCGTGGTTGTGGTTACATACCACCTTCAGAAACTCTGGAATATACTGTAGATGATATTAAACACTCTAAATATTACTTTGACAATAAAAGGAACAAATAATGTCGATGTCAATAGATGTATTGGTATTTCAAAATGCCTGTGATCAAAAACCTTCTAATGAAAATTCAGATTTATACGCGAATCTAATCAAGGAAGAATATAAAGAATTTATTCTTGCACATCATAATGGTGATGAGATTGAACAACTAGATGCTTGCATGGATTTGATCTGGGTAACTCTTGGATTTTGTCATATGAAGGGTTATGATGTTGATGGAGCGTGGAATGAGGTGTTAAAAACCAATATGGCAAAAGTCGATTCTGTTACTGGCAAGGTAAAACGTCGCGAAGACGGGAAAATCCTAAAACCAGAGGGATGGAAACCACCTGATTTGAAGAAATTTGTGAAAAATACTTGACATTAATGAAAAAAACAGGTATAATAACTTATGATTACACTTTATCTTGATATGGACGGTGTCCTTGCTGATTTTAACAAGGAATATACGAAACTTGACCCAAAAAAAGAAGATCGAAAGAAATTTCGATGGTCTGTAATGGAACATAAAATCTTTGAGAAGCTGGATTTCATGCCAGATACTCAAGAATTACTAAATCATGTCTCAAAATTGGTTACAGTTAACATTGAAATTCTAACATCAATGGGTACGCATGAACCTGCTCAGGCAAATGAAGCGAAAAGTCAAAAACTTCGTTGGCTTGAGTCTAAAAACATTCCATATAAAGCCAATTTTGTTCACTCAAAAGAAGAAAAGGCAAAATATGCTACACCCACCTCTATACTTGTGGATGATTCGGCTGGTTGCGTTGCTCCTTTTATTGCTGCTGGTGGTCATGGCATTTTACATACCAATTCTAGTGAAACCATACGTATTTTGGATTCCACATTTCGTCAAATTATGATAATTCAACAATTGAATAATAATGCTTGATATTTTTGAAAACACTTTGGAATGGATAAAAGATGATTGGACTTCTAATCGCTTTCGGTTTGGTGTTGAGTTGTTGGCTTGGCTTTTTTCTATTGGCTGTAGTCTTACAATGGCGATCACTGTACCCAACCCTCCGCTTCTTGTTTTGTATCCCATTTGGATTTCTGGTTGCGCTATGTACGGTTGGGCTGCTTACTCTCGGAGATCTTTTGGCATGCTGGCTAACTACTTACTTCTTGTAACAATTGACATTATAGGTTTATTGAGGATGATATGAATCAAAATTTAACAACAAACACTTTTTTCGGCGCAGTGCCTGCCACACCATCTCCACCTGCTCCTTCTATTACGCTTCCTGAACCAATCAGTTATGATTTTCAGGTAATTGAGCATGTTGAGGATAATAAAATTACAAAAGTTGCGTTACAAGTAAAACGTAATATTCATGACCAATATGGTAATATCAAAATTCAGGGCACCTGGGAAGATGTACCTCGTGTAAGGATTGGCGACACAATATTATAAGGAAATAAAATGCTACTTGATTTTATCACAATACCAGATTTTTTTGACGATCCAGAATATGTATATAATCTGGCGATGAAACAAACCTTTTATCCAGTTGAAACTCATCCTCTTGATTCTGGAACTCAGATTAACTGGAATGGTACAAAGACATTACCTCTTGATATTGGTAAAACAATCCCAGAAGAAGAATATCGTGCTCTCGCTTCTAAATGCATTACAAAGATTTTTAAGTATTGTGTAAAACCAGGTATGTCTGTCAACATTAGAGATATCGGATATAGTGGTTTCTTTGCTTCTCTACTTGAAAAAGATACTAGTGAACCTTGGATGGTTCATAGCGACACAACATTAATATCAACGTTCGTATATCTTCAAAAAGAAAAACCACAGTTTCCTTTTGTTCATGGCACAACAGTTATTGTTCGTGGAAAACCAGTTACTGTAAATTACGAATATAATACATGCGTAATTTTTAGAAGCGATTTACCACATACACCAAACCATGGTTTCGGTAATACTATTGAGAACTCTAGACTAACATTTAATTTCTTTATTAACTCAATTGATTTTTCAGTAAAAAACAACCAATTTGGTTTAAAATGAATATTTTTTATCTCGACAACAATCCTAAAACCTGCGCACAGATGCATGTCGATAAGCACTGCGTCAAGATGATTCTTGAATATGCTCAACTTCTTTCTACTGCACATCGTTACCTTGACGGTATTCTTACTGTTGGTTTATCTAAGTCTGGTCGCCAACGGAAACAATACATTCTCTCTGGTCAGCTTAATGAAATGCTTTATTCCGTTACTCATATTAATCATCCTTCGGCTATTTGGGTAAGAAAGTCAGATAAAAATTATATGTGGTTAGCAGAAATGTTAGAAGAACTTTGTGTTGAGTATACTTATCGTTATGGTAAAACACACAAAGTAGAATCTAGTGGGTTAATGCAACTTCTTAAAAACAATTTTCCAAAAAATATTCCTTCTGGAGAATTTACTGAACCGACTCCTGCAATGCCAGACCAATATAAAGTTCCTGGCGATTCAATTTCTTCATATAAGAATTATTACATTGGCGATAAACAGCGTATGTTCTCTTGGAAAAATCGAAATATTCCTATTTGGTTGACTAAATAATCTCGTAAGGAGTTATAATGCCAACATATAAGTTTCGAAACAAAGACACTGGTGAAGTGACAGAAGAGTTTATGTCAATTTCAAAACTTGACACATTCCGTGCCGAGAATCCCCACTTAGAAACAGTAATTCAGGCTCCAATGATATGCGACCCTGTTAGGGTAGGCGCACGTAAAATGGATACTGGATTTAAGGAGGTGCTACAGAAAATACACGAAAGGACTCCTGGAAGTCAATTGAATCAAACATCATCACAAATTTAAGGTATATATGGCTGTTAATTCTAAAACTGGTAAAAGTCGTAAAACCAAAATCTCTTGGTCAAAAGATAAAAACTGCTTCTACTAGAAAACATAATAAAATTTCTGGTAAAACAAAACCTAAACGAAAATAAGGGATATTAATGGCTCGGACAGCTCCAAAAAAAACAATAATTGATAATGAAGAGCGTGAATGTAAACCTATTGCAAACAATCAGTTAAAAATTAGGTTAGATAATTTAAAAACATTTGATCCTCTAACAGATAATCAAAAATTATTTTTTGACGCATATAAGCGAGGAGACTATTTCGTAGCACTTCATGGTGTTGCTGGTACTGGAAAGACTTTCTGTGCCCTATATAAAGCAATCGAAGAAGTTTTAGATAAATCAAATCCATTTAACAAGATTATCGTAGTTCGCTCTGCGGTTCAATCTCGTGAAATTGGTCATCTTCCAGGAGACGTAAATGAGAAGATGGAAATTTATGAGCAACCATATCGTCAAATTTGCGAAACGCTTTTTGGACGTAAAGATGCTTGGGATAGATTAGAAGAACAGGGATATATTCAGTTTATCTCTACTTCTTTTATTCGTGGTATGAGTTTTGATGATGCTATTATCATTGTTGATGAAATGCAGAACTTAACTTATGAAGAAATCGATACCGTTATGACTCGTGTCGGTTATCGATCTAAAATTATTTGGTGTGGCGATTATCGTCAAACCGATTTGAATAAACGTAAAAACGATGTTACTGGAATTTTAAAATTCTTTGATATCGCCCAACACATGAGTGCTTTTACTCGAATTGAGTTTACTGTTGACGACATAGTTCGATCTTCCTTAGTAAAAGACTATATTCTTGCTAAACTCAAGTACGAAGACGCTGAGGATAAAATAAATGATCGCAGTAGATAACTTTAAACAAATTTTCCCACATTGTCAAGACCCAGAAGGATGGGTCAAGGCATTTACTGACACTCTTGCTGGTTATGGTATCGACCAACCACATCGTGTCGCAGCTTTTATTGGCCAGTGTGGTCATGAATCTGATGGATGGACAACTTTCGAAGAGAACTTACACTATTCCGCAGAAGGATTAGAAAAGACTTTCGGTTCACACTTCCATGGTGACGCAGAAGAATATGCTCATCAACCAGAAAAGATTGCCAATCGTATCTACTCTAATCGTATGGGTAATGGAGATGAAGCATCTGGTGATGGATGGAAATATCATGGACGTGGTCCAATCCAATTAACTGGCAAAGCAAATTACACTAAATTTGCACAAGAGATGTTCGATGACTGGCAAAATTTACTTGATAATCCTGATTGGGTAAGTTATGATAAGTCTTTCTCTCTAATGTCAGCAATTTGGTTCTGGAACGCACATAATCTAAACAAATATGCCGACGAAGGTGATATCAAAACAATGACTAAGATCATCAATGGTGGCTATCTTGGTTTAGAAGAACGTGAAGAACTTTACAATAAATTATTACCATACTGTTAATGCGAAATTTTATATATTATGATTTTCCAAAACTTGAACGTGTTACAACCGATGGGATGCGATTATACAATACCCCATCGGGTAAACCATATCCTTCCGTTACAACAGTCACAGGACTCCACAATGCAAAGGGGATTGCAGAATGGCGTCGCAGAGTTGGTGAAGAAGAAGCAAACAGAATCTCAACCAGAGCAAGCTCAAGAGGAACTCGCATTCACAAATATTGCGAGGACTATCTACGAGGAAATATATTCGAAGCCGATATGTTCGACCTCGAAATGTTTAACTCAATTAAACCCCAGCTCGACCAAATCGACAATATTCACTGTCTGGAGACTCCGCTATATTCAGACTTTTTACAAGTCGCAGGAACAGTTGACTGTATCGCAGAATTTCAAGGTAAATTATCTGTTATAGACTTCAAAACAGCAAGTAAACCAAAAGACCGAGATGATATTTACAATTATTTCATGCAAACAGCAGCTTATGCTGTCGCTTTTGAAGAACGAACTGGAATACCAATTGGTAGATTAGTCATCATCATGGCAGTTGAAAATGATGACCCAAGATGGTTTATTGAGAAACGTGATAATTGGATTGCTGGTTTTAGAAAACTTCGCTTAGAGTATAAAAATCTAAAAGGTATTTGACGTGTATTTTGATAATTATCCAGAGTTTATTGATAATGATGTAAGAAAAAACAGAGAACAACTTACAGTAACCTCTGAATCTTTATCTAAGCGATGTTCTGTTATTGTTCCAGAACATCTAGTTAAAAACAAAACTGTTCTTGATTTGGGATCAGCGCTTGGTGCCATGGGACATTATTCTTTACAACATGGCGCAATATCATATACTGGTGTTGAGATTCAAAAGAACTACAGAGATAAATCTATAGAGTTGTTGGGAAGAAATAATGCAAATTTTAAAATACTTAATAGTATAAATTCAGTAACTGGTAAGTATGATGTTGTATTAGCCTGTGGCTTTATACACGCATTTTTTGATGTTTTTGACATATTGAAAAAAATATGTTCTTTCTCTGACAAATACGTTATAATTGAAACGCATAACCCATCATTTGGCGATTCACCAGTAATATCGTTTAATCCAAATGGAAATATGATTAGGAATGATGGTACGTCTTTTAATTTTAGCGGACTTGAGACACTACCAAATAAAATAGCAATTGATATTATAATGTCAGTTAATGGTTTTGTTGTTGATGAAAGATTATTTCCAGAAAAAATAAAGAATACTCATGATGGGTATAACTCAAACGACCAAAATTCAAGGTTTATTTGTCGATACATAAAAGGTAAACGATCAACCACTCTTGAGGATGTAGTAAATGTGGGAATTTGATGATTCAGTTGCCAAAAGGTTTCAACATGAGGCGATCTGCCACATTCCAGATTATGAAAGAGTAATTGATATCTGTTTAACTTATACTGATATGAATTACAGTAAAGAAGCATTTATTATTGATATTGGTAGTGCTCTTGGATATACGATGGATAAATTTATTTCAGCAGGGTATAATAATGTGTATGGTATTGAAATAAGTGAATCTATGCGTAATTCTTCTCTACATAAAGAAAGGGTATATAATCCATTATTCTTTCCACCAACAAAATTGTGGGATGTTATTATAATGAATTGGACGTTACATTTTATAGAGAATAAAGTTGAATATTTGAAAAACATATATTCTGGATTAGAAGACACTGGGACTTTTATTCTTTCTGATAAAACAGTACAGTCAGAAAGAATAAAAGAAATGTATTATAGATTTAAATCAGAAAATGGAGTTTCTGATGAGTATATTAAGCAAAAAGAGATTATGTTACAGGATAGTATGTTTATCGATAGAATGGACTGGTATCTAGACGCCTTAGAACATGTTGGTTTTACAGTAGAAATTATAAACAGCAAATATGGCTTTCATACATTTTTGTGTAGAAAAAGATGAGTATGTACGAAAAAGACCATTTAGAAAAAGCTCGTTTGTATTCAAATATGGTAGAGAATAAAATATTCTACTTTAAACATATGTGGTGGGCTCTTCACTCTGCATTTCTTTTAATGTTTTGGTCGATATTGATGTTGATTCATGCAGTCATCCCTCAGTTTGTTGGATTTTATGTTATCGAGAAACTTGTTTCATATCTAAAACATTTAAAAGAAATACATCCAGAAGATCCACTACTGAAGAAAGTTACTTTCGATGAATCCGCTAATTAAGATAAATCTGCCGAATCTATCTTCTGAGTTAGAATCTAAACTTATTTCTATCGCAAATGGATATCAGCAATTTAAATATAGTAATGGAACTATTGGGCAAAAATATTATGAGAAATCCGAATCAGTAGACGATATTGAGAATTTGAAACGACTCTATGGATTCAATGATATACCCCAACATAGATCTCGTGAAATTGGTAATCTTACTAATGATGTTTTGCGTGAAATGGATTGTTCTTTTATGGAGAACATCAATATGTATGTTCAGGTTATTGAAAGTAGAGATTCTTTTATACATACTGATGGTGGGCATAGAATATGTTCATTATATTATCTTATATCGGACAATGGCTCGAAAACAACATTTTACAAATCAGATAAACCTCCTGTTATGTCAACAGTTTGGAATCCAATGGACGTTTACCCGTATTACTCTTACATAATGAAACAACACGAATGGCATGCGTTTTCCCACAACGATATACATAGCGTAAACGATATATCTGGTTTGAGGGTTGGATTGATACTTGATTTTACACCTAAATTTAAAAAGTATGAAGATTTTGTTAAATTTCTTAAGAGAGCGAATCTAATAAGTGAATAATTACCCTGCGTATAAAAACGGAACATACTGTCAGATTAAAGATCTGACAGTTTCAATTCTAGACTTTGGTTTTATCCATTCAGACGCAACTTATGATGTTATGTCTGTTAAAAATGGTGTCGTCAAAGATTTTGATGAACACGTGAACCGATTTATGGATAATTGTAATTTTTGGGGTCTTAATACTCCAAACGATTTCCATATTAAAGAAATTATTATGGAGTTGGTAAATACATCTCCAACTAAAGACTTATTGGTTTGGATTTGCGTAACACGTGGAACACCGACCACAGGAAATCCAAGAGATCTTGGTTCATGCGAACAAAACTTCTTCGCATACACAAAACCTTACTATGGGTTCAATCTAACAAATACTGCCACTGTTTGTCTAGCCAAACAAAGAAGAAATACCGCAATCAATCAAAGAAGAAAGAATTTTGCTTGGAATGATTTAACTCTTGCTCAGTTTGAGGCGAATTCAAGAGGATTCGACACAGCTATTCTATTGGATGATAATGGTTTCGTGACTGAAGGTCCAGGATTCAACGTTGGGATGATACGAGGCGAACATATTATTGCTCCAGCTAAAAATTGTTTGCTTGGTGTAACTATGTCAAAGGTTAAAGAATTGGCTGAAGATAAGTTTTATTATTACAACGTAACACCAGAAACATTCAAATCAGCAGATGCTATGTTCTTGACATCAACTGCTGGTGGTGTTATTTGTGTTACTAAGTTTGAAGACACTGTGTTTGAGAATAATAGATTATTATCATGGTTACAGAACAACATATAAACGGAACCTACTATAAATATTACCAAGAAGAACAAAACAAACATTTATTGTTTTTACTTCCTGGCCAATCCCTTTCTCCGAGAGCATTCTGGGAATTTAAACTACCAGAAGGTAAGACACATGTAGATTATTTTGTCGAGTCTGGTATAGACGTAATTCTGTTTGACCCTGTTGGATATGGCAATAGCAAAGATTCATATCCTTATAATAGAAATGGATACGCAGAGCAAATAAAAACCGCAACAAATACTATACATAAAGAATATATTTGTAAAACTCTGTTTGGGTTTTCTTCTACTACAGCACCAGCGTTAATCTCTGGTAAACATGGTGGGTTTTTTGATAAAGTAATTATACACAGCCCATGCATCAGAAACGAAGATAGATATTTTATCCACCATGGTTTAGTCTTCTCAACGAATATGCATAGATTAAAAGAAGAACGCATTTCGAAAGTCAGCGACAGGCTTATCCCTAAATCTAATAAGATAGATAACTGGGATAAATCTGTTATTGATGTTATTGGCAAAGATAGTTGGGAAGTGCCATCTCAGGTTGTTTATGATATTAACAACTTTTGGTTTTATCATAAACAACATGGGTTTGATCCGAGCGAAGTTTCTCCTATTATGGTTATAAATGGAGAATATGACTTTGAAGTTACTGGTGGTGGGTATGATGTTTTTAAAAGTTTATTTCCATCATTTGTTGAGCGAATCGTTCCAAATAGTACACATTTTTCTATGTGGGAAAACAATTCAAATATTACAAGAGAATATATAATCAATTATTGTTTAGGATAATATGTTAGATTTTAAAGTTACTCCAATATTCCCAGTTGGTTTATATCAAGCGAGATTGGATTCTAATGTAATGATGAGTTCATTACCGCACCTTAGAGAGTTTGTTAAAGAAAGCACATATTCCAAAGATATGGTTGTGCACAGCGTTAGTTCGTTTAACAGATATATTTTAGAGAGCCAACAATTAACTTCTCTAAAACTTCATCTTGAAGAGCATCTAGAACAATACAAGCGTCATGTTATTGGAGAAACTACTGATAGGTTTAAACTTTACATAACAATGTCATGGTGTACAGGATTGTTGCCAGGAAATACGCACCAAGAACATAATCACGCAAACTCTATTATATCTGGTGTTATGTATTTTGATAACCCACCAAATGCTTCTCCATTTGTTTTACATAAAGATGATTCTTCTTGTGGTGGTTTTATAAATCTTTCTCCAACAACTAATACGGATTTCTCAAAGATTATGCACTTTGTTCCACCTATAAATGGGACATTATTATTATTTCCTTCTCATTTAAAACATAGAGTTCCAAAGAACGAAACAGAAACACAAAGGAACAGTTTGGCCTTTGACACGTTTTTTGAGGGTGAGATTGGAGCAAGTCGAAATATTTTAAAAATGTCTAGAATCAATCAACAGGGGATTTAAATGAAATTTTATGAAAAAGCGATGCGATCATTGGGTAAAGTGGTTACTTGGCGCATTCTTGTTACAATTACCAATTTTATTGGTGGATGGTTGGCGTCTGGTTCTTGGACCGTTGGTCTTGGGGTTGTATCTTTTGCTCTGGTTGTTAACAGTGTAATTTATTATTTCCACGAACGAGCATGGAATGCAATTGATGCTGGTAAGGAAATACTTGACAAACAAGAATAAATAGAGTATAATTAAAGGAATTGTTGTAATCCCTTCAAAGCGAAGGACTTCTGGACGTGGGTTCGACTCCCACCATCTCCACCAGAAGTATTCTAAACTGGACGCAGGATCAGAGAAGGTTGAAAGTGGGTTGATCACCACAAATAAGCTGGAGATTAAGAATATTTCTGATGGGGATGCCATGGTTTCGACAGGGGTAGATAGTAGAGAAGGCAACACGGTAGGCGATGACCGTAAATCAAGCAAACTAAGTAAATGCAAACGACTCTGTCTTCGCATTAGCAGCCTAAACGCTGCTTAGGGTTTCGGTAGGTTTCCTCGTAACAGAATAACCTACCATTTCTAAACATTAAGGAGTATTATGAAAAAGAGTATTTTGTTAGTAGCTTTGTTAGCAACTTTCGGTGTTGCACAAGCTGTTGAAGTTGGTGTTCTTGGCGCCAAAGATGAATCTCATCAAGATCAAGGTAAAGATCATTCTCATTACGGTTTAACTGTAGGTGAACAATTTGGTAAAGTATCTGTCGAAGGCGAATTTTCTGTTTTGAATCAAAGTGGTAATGATCAAGAAAAGTATTCTGTTATTGCTGGATACGATGTATATAAATTAGGATTCGTTACTCTTACTCCTAAAGCTGGTGTTTCTTATTTAAGTAACACAGGAAATGTTGCTGATGGCTATGCTATTCGTGCTGGAGTTGGAGCTTCTGTTCCACTTAGCGATAGCGTAAAGGCAGGTGTTGATTTTTACCATCAGTATGGACAAAATCGTGTAAGCGCATATGATGGTAACACTATTCAAGCGAGCGTTAAGTACGCATTCTAATATGAATATTCAACCAATGAAAAAGTTCGTTCTTGTTGCAGAGAACGCAAGGAAAAATACCACTGATTCTGGTATTATCCTTGAGGGTGCTGGGTTTGATCAATCAAAAACAGGTACAGTCCTAGCCATTGGTCCAGACGTCACCGATGTAAAAGTCGGCGACGTCATCTATTTGGAATGGAACAAAGGTTCGGTTGTTAAGATTGGTGATGCTCAACGTGTTATGATTAAAGAAGAATTCATTGTTGCTGTTGTAGATTCAGAATAATGAAGGCTGCAGTTCTTTGCAATGGACCATCTAGAGTTGCTTACAAAGGCAGATTAGGGTATGATTATGTTATTGGATGTAACATACCTTGGACTGATGTTGATGGTACAGTAATATTAGACGGTAATGTTATCCATGCTTGGAGAGAAAACCCTTCTCTTATTAAATGTTCTGAAGATCAAATTTTTATTACAAAGAAAGCGTGGATGATTGCTGATGAGTTGAAGTTTAGAGATTTTATCACAAATAAATTTTCTATTCAACTTATTGATAAAGATTTTAACATACCAGAGATGTACAGCGCAGGGCATGTTGCTGCTTCTATCGCATTAAATTTATACGTTGATCAGGTAGACATATATGGTTGCGATTCTTATTTTGAGCGAACAGTAGAAAGTTTCACAAACTCATATGTTAATGATGTTAACAAAGATTCTGAGCAACAAAGGATTGATAACTGGAGAAAGCACTGGATTAAACTTCAAGATAAGTATTCAGAAGTTATATTTAATTTTGTAAAGGTCTAATATGAAAAAACAAATTTTACTTGCTGTTTTAATTGCAAATTTGGCATTGCCTGCTGTGGCTGAAACAAAAACACAAAAAGCAAAGGTTGCTGGTAAACCAGCAGTTTCCAAGAAGGTTCAGACTCCAAAGGCTCCTCCTTCTGGTGTTAAACCAACCCCAAAGAAGAAAGCGCCTAAATAGTATACAAGTGGGTTGATGGATCCCAATAAAACCATCATTTTACACATTACACAACACAGGAGGTAACTATGTCAAATATGACACCGTTCGAGATTCGCCTTGAACTACTAAAAATGGCGAAAGATATGTTGGAACAAGAGTATCACGGCAAGCGTGAGCGAATGACCAATGAGTGGCATGCCTTAGTCGATAATGCTCGACATTCTGGTACTGCTGTTCCTGGCCACCCAGAACTCCCAGCATTTCCAACCGAATCTGAAATTATCAAGAAAGCCACCGAGCTGAATAGTTTCGTTTCGCAAACTCCCACTAATACACAAGAAAAGACTAGCAAAAAGTCCACCTGATATGGGATTGGAGGAGTGTACGCACTCCTCTTTAACTAATTAAGGAGAAAATATGCGAACATACCGTATATACATACCATTAGTATTATTAATATTATCTGCTGTTTTTATTTCAAAAACATCATTCTCTGAGTCTATATTACTCGATGTTAAATATAACCAACTAACAAAAGAAACACAAAAACAAATTGATTGTCTCGCTGACAATATCTACCATGAGGCTGGTCATGAATCTGACGAAGGTAAAAAAGCAGTTGCACTGGTGACTCTCAATCGAACACAAGATCCAAGATTCCCAAAAGATATTTGTGGAGTCGTTAAACAAAAAACATTAAACACATGTCAGTTCTCGTGGTTTTGCGAACCAATTAGGAAAACAGAACCTGACCTGTATCAAAAATCAAAAGAAATAGCAATATTTGTTTACGCTAATTATGAAAAATTAAGCGATATAACAAAAGGCGCATTATACTATCATGCAGATTATATAAATCCCAAATGGAAACTCGAAAAGACTACAGTAATTGGTAGACATATTTTTTATAAGGAAAGTGGAAAATACTATGATGCAAAAACTGAACTTACAACTGAAGGAAGAACAATCAAAACATTCCTTTTTACTTCTGATGGAGGATATATCTCTCAATAGCGTAAAAACTGCTGTTGAGTGGATATTCGAAGCAAATTTTGCAGAAGAACGACCAGAATTATTAAATTTGATAATCACTAGTCCTGGTGGTGATTTAAATGCTGCATTTGCTTTAATTGATACGATGCGTGGTTCTGCCATTCCAATTAGGACAATTGGTCTTGGTCAAGTTGCTTCAGCTGGTCTTATGATTTTTATTGCAGGAACTCCTGGTCACAGAATTCTAACACCAAATACTTCAATTCTTTCTCATCAATACTCATGGGGCGCAATTGGTAAAGAACATGAATTATTTGCAACTGTAAAAGAATTCGATTTAACGACTAAGAAAATGATTGCGCATTACAAAAAATGTACTGGTCTTAGCGAAAAAGATATTCGAGATATGTTGCTACCTCCACAAGATATTTGGTTGAGCGCAATCGAAGCGAAGAAAATGGGTCTTTGTGATCAGGTAAAAGAATTATCTTAAGGAGATATGTTATGGAAAATACAGTATTCAACGTAAATGTTTTTATTATTTCAGTATTAATTGGTGTACTTGCATTGATTTCTGCAATTTCTTTTAATTCATATTCAGAACTCAAATCTATGGAAAGAAATATAGAATCTGCAATTGTAAAGGGTATTGACCCGATTGCAGTAAGATGCGCATACAAACCTGACTATACTAATTGTGCAATTTATATAACCAAGTCAAAATAACCTTAGAAACTGTAGGGTATTTAAAATATACCTTGACTTTTAGTAAAAATTATAGTATAATAATACCTGTGATAACAACTTTTGTTGATAAATTATGCAAATAATATACACTACCTCTAAGAAGTCCAAGAAACGCAAGCCAACGGCAAAGCAACGAGAATTGCAAAATTCTTGGGAACTTCTACTTAAGAAGTATACCCCAAAGACTGTTGCTCCTAAAAAAGAACAACAACTCGGGGATGTATACTCACTTGGGAAACCTGCTTGTCGTGAGACACCTAAGATTCCAAGTCTTCCATTTACTGGCGCTCCCTGCACTAAAAAAGCAACACCAGTTTATACTGGAACTATGATAAAAGGTATTGGTACTATGCATAAATCAAATGCTGTGCCGATTTTTAGTGATGAGCAGGCAATTGAAATTGCAACTATGCGAAGAAATTAATTTTGAAATTGATATAAAATAGGGTATAATATATTATGACTGATTATGTTGCACAAAGAAATAGACTTCTTTCTGAAAAAATGAAGTTAGATAAATTTTTCACAATGTATCTGGATAAGTTTGAACGCAAGATGGATCCAGAAAATCCAAATACACCTATTTGGAAATTGTTTAAAGAAAAGTCAAACCACTATAATAAAATTTGTCAGGAAATTCGTAATGCAGAATATTGGATCCGTAAAGCTGTTTAGTTCTTCAAATGAGTTTTCAATGCACATTGAACAGATAGTGCATGAAAAGAAGATTACATATATGGAAGCCGTTCTACAATATTGTAAAGAAAACTTCATTGAACCAGAAGATATCGCAAAGTTGGTTAATAAATCACTCAAGGATAAACTTGAAGTAAATTTCCAAGATGAGAATTATTTACCAAAGAAAGCAACACTGAATGTTTGAAAAGAGTAATACGTGGACGGATTTAAAGCATACCGATATTATCTAGCAATTAAACTACACTTCACAACAGATAAATTTAACGTCTTCGAAAATCGAGGTAATGTAAGAGGATCTCGTGAAGCATTTAATGCTCGTAATGACAGATACATATTTGAGAAAATAGCAAGAAAGTTTTCTTCAGATCGAGACATTGTTCAATTCTTTGTTGCAAATTTTGCGTATAGTACTGAACCTGCAATTTATGCAGGACAAGAAGCGGAAGATTCTCTTTTTGAGTGGAGCAGAAGAAAACAAAGTATTAGTAGAATTTTTATTGATGATCTAGCAAATATACTAAATTATGTTGAGATAAACAAATTACCAACTTCTTGTATTTTTGATTTTCAAAATAATGAGTATCCTGTAGCATTAAAACTATTTTTGGGTAAAAAGATTTCAATTGAAACCCTTGCAATAATCAATGAACTCGATCATGTTGTTGAGCATTGGATAAGTAATCCTACTGTGCAACATATTTGGGGTAATGAATTATTGCGAATAAAAAAGTTGACAGGTTTCGTTAAATACGATAAAATAAAACTTGGACAAATCTTTAAACATTTTGTAGAAGAATTAGACTGATATGGGTCGCACATATAATAAATCATCAAATTTCTACGATGATGAGAAATCTAGTGGTCGTTCGGGGAAGCATGCTAGACATACCAGCGGTAAAAAAACTGGTGGTATGAGAACGATAAATAGATATGTTGAAGAAGATTATGATTTTAACGATGAACTCTTTGATGATGACGTTGAACTAAATGATAATATTTTTATACAACATACTAAAAATAAACCGTAATACATTTTTATACAAAGGAAAATACGATGGATATTCAAACACTCCGTAAAATGCGCAATCAAGACTTCAGCAAAATCGCTGGAGAATTTGATAAGATCTCTAATCCCCAATCTGGCGAGAAGAAGTCATACGAAGATGACAGATTCTGGCGTCTAGAGGGCGACAAGGCTGGTAACGGAACAGCTACTATTCGATTCCTACCACGTGTTGAAGGCGACGAGCTTCCTTGGGTTCGTATCTTTTCTCATGGCTTCCAGGGTCCAACTGGCAAATGGTATATCGAAAACTCCCTAACAACTCTTGGCGAAACCGATCCTGTCGGTGAATTGAACACCCAACTTTGGAACTCTGGTTCTGAAGCAAACAAAGAGATTGCTCGTAAACAAAAGCGTAAGTTGAGTTTCATCGCAAATGTTCTTATCGTTTCTGATCCAAAGCACCCTGAGAATGAAGGACAGGTTAAACTGTTTAAATTCGGTAAGAAAATCTTTGATAAGATTATGGATAAGGCAAAGCCAACCTATGAAGATGAAACACCTGTAAACGTGTTCGACTTCTGGGAAGGTGCCAACTTCAAGTTGCGTATGCGCAAGAAAGATGGATATACCAACTACGACGAATCTGCATTCTTGGAGCCAGCAGCAATTGGTTCTGATGAGGAAATCGTTGCTGTTGCGAAAGCCCAGCATAAACTTGCTGAGTTTCTTGATCGTAAAAACTTCAAGTCTTATGATGAATTGAAGAAGAAACTTGATCAGGTTCTTTCTGGCGATTCTTTTATTTCTAAATCTGCGGCAGATTTATCTGAAGATGAAATACCTTCAGCGCCTGCTCCAAAAATCGCATCAAAACCTGCTCTTACTCTTACTCAAAAGACAGTTGATGTTGAAGATGATGAAGAAGAAGACGTTATGTCTTATTTTAAGAAAATCGCTCAAGAAGAATAATTGAGCTAAATGAGAAAAGGGAGCTTGGCTCCCTTTTTTTATGCGTAACGATTTGCCGTATATTTGTTAACGGAAGATTCTTGATTACGTATTGGAGATCTAATAACCTGTGTAGTGTTAGAGTTATTAGTAACTGGCGCATTAACAACGCTAGTGTTATTTTTAGTTGACGGAGTTGCCGCTGTATTTGCATTGTCAGCAGATTTTTGTTCTACAATATTACCCGCATTTGGTTGACTTGCTGCTTCTGGTTTTGGTTTTGAATCCATACCATCTGATTTAAATGGATAGAATGGACCAATAGAAACTTCTTTTCCAACTACTGGAATCTTAAATTTAATCTCAGGAATTCCAATCCCTTGAATGAAAGAAAGAAAACTATCTTTCATTGCGCTAAAAAACTCTCCGATCGGTTTTACGATATGATCATCAACCCAAGCAGCCATATCTCCTATGACTTCTTTTATCTTTTCTTTATCAAACAATCCAAAAGTTAAGAAATCTACTATACCAGCGAGACCAGCAATAAGAGCTTTCCCTATATCTCCTGTCTTCATAAACTCATCAAATCCATCCATAATACCTTCAAACAGAGCACCAACAATTGCTCCTATCGCAAATGCTTTACCAAGAAATTTTAGTATTGTTTTTGGATTAAAGAAACTCTTTAAAGCCATCATTACTTCTGGACCTAAGAAATCAATTATCTTATCAAATATTTTTTCACCATTATTTTCTGTTGGTTTTTCTGGAGTGGCTTTTTTATCATTACCTTCACCACCTCTAGTATTTTCCTCAATTTTTTGTAAGATTGAAGATTCTTTTTCTTGTTCGCGTTTACTTTCTTCAGCAACTTCTGCTCCTTGCATTGCTTCAGCTGCGGTTGATGTTGCAGTTTTTGCTGGTTCAACACCTTTCTGCATTTTTGCGCTTTCAGAAGGCAGAGCATTAAAATTAATTTCTCTTTCAGTCGCATCAGGTGTTAATGCCTTTGCGCTCTTATCATATGAACGATATTGATTTGTTAGTTGCTCTTTCTTGAGCAACATCTCTTTACCAGCTGTAGATGCTTCAAATTCTTCATCGCTAATACCGTGCTTTGCTTTTAAAGCAGAGATTTTCTTATCGTGTGCTTTTATCTCTTTAGATGTATTATACGCACCCTCGGCATCTTCATCAGTAACCTCATTACCCAATGCTTTTTGTTTCGCTTTAAATGCATCCTTGGCCAGTGTTTTATTAAAAACACCACCAACATTCAATGCACCAAGAACAGTTTTCTTTAGACCACCATTAGCGATACCAAACTTTTCTTTAACACCCTCCTTCTTTTCTTTTAGAGATTCTCCAAGTTTCTCTAAAAAATTACCACTGGTGTTGATTGCGGAAGCAAGTTCGGCGAGTTTAGCAGACTCCTCAAATGCGAGTCTGTCCATTTCTTCTCTTGTTTTCCAAAATGTTCTACTACCTTTTAATTGCTGTTTAGCAATATCAAGTATCATTTCTTGCGTTTTGGAAGAATCAATTCCACCATTCGCATTTTTTTGAAGTTTTTCGTTTTCTCTGGATAACTCAAGCAATTTTCTAATGCTAGATAACTCTCCCAATGATGCTTGTTGTGCTTCAAGTAGTTTACCAAATCCTTCTTCATTTGAGGATGTCTGCTGTCTAATGCTTGAATTTACTGAGCTATTACCTGTTCTTTTTGCCATGTTTTATCTCTTGTTAGATTCTAATCTTTTCTTTTCTTCTTCCAAATAATTAATCAACATAGCAACATATACCTCACGTTCAAAAGGTATCATATATTCAATCTCTGCTAAAGAGTATTTGTGGTATTGCATAAGGGCGAAATTAAGTTTGTAATAATTCGCCAAACTCTCATGGCAGAGATTAATTAAAAAAAACTTTGCATTCCCTCCAAAGTTTTCTTGTGGTGTCTTTGACAAATGGGACAATCATATTCAACTTCTTTTTTAATTCTAGGCATCGTCAAGAAAAACTTTTGAATTTCACCAAATTGAGTTGCGTTTAGATTGTTTAAGAATTCAAGTAATTCAGATTTCTTTTGTTCTTTTGCATAATGAATTTTATCGCCATCGTAGATAAAATTAATACATTCAGAAACAATATCAAAAATGTCATCAATATTATCAGTATCAAGTTTCTCCATCTTATTCATAATCTGAATAGTTGGATATTTCATTACAACTCCAACATTATCAAATAATGGAATTTTATTAATATGATCTTCTGGTGTTTCTACTTGTAATTTTGTCAGATCAATACTTATTTTTACCTTTGCTTTATCGTTCTGTTCTCCATGATCCATATCGCATGGAAACAATAATTCAATTATTTCACCAACAGATTTTGCTCGTATTTGAGTAAAAATGTATTCAAGATCGAATGTTGCTAGAGACTCTGGATCAATTTTATCAAGAATACATGAAGAAATGATATTCTTTAATGTATCTACCATAACAACTGGATCTTCGCTCTGTTGAGCAATTAATAGCGCCTTCTCTTCTTTAACTAGAAATGGACGATATTTAACATTTTTTTTACTAGAGGGTATCACCAAATTATATGTTGGTGTATTCATTACTGGTAATGCCATTATTTCTCTCCTTGCATATTCTTAATCATTTTACTTAATTCTGCTGTACTTCCTACGAAAACAGCATTATTGATCACTTTGTCAGCAACCTTACCATTTACACTATCAATCTTTTGTTTTTGCTGGTGAATATCTAGCAATTGTTGGTTTACATCAGCAAGTTGTTTCATTAAATTACCAACAACTTCAAACGCTCTTGGATGTTCAGATTGTTTAGCAACTTCAAGCGCATGCATTAACGCATTCTGGCCAGTAATGAGAAGTTCTCTTAGATTATCTCTGGCATGTTCATAATCGTTTTCAATTTTACCCTCTGTAGTTTTTACAATCTCTCCAGTGGTATTATCAATCACTTCAGTTTTTGGTTTTTCTTGAGGTATTAAATCAAATACCTCTGATAATGAATCATCAATTTTCATTTTATATGTCGTTTCTAGAGTTTCTCATTGGTGGATCTCCAGCAGTTGTATTTATTGTTGGACGTGGAATTGGAGTAGGCATTGGTCTTGGGATTGGTGCTGGTGTTGGAGCAGGTACACTTCCAACGCTGCTTGGTGTAGGTGCTGTTGGGGTTGCGACTGGCGTAGGTGTGCTAGGTGTTGTTGGCACTGTTGGTACGCTGGATGGAATTGAGAGGCCACCATTATTTGCTCCATTCAATTTCTCTTGAGTTCTACCGTAAGCTGCGATACCAAGAACAGCGCCCATGGCGACGTGAAATAAACCAGCACCTTGTAGCGTTAATGGCTGCCATTGTGTTTGAACTGAACCATGGCTTACACTTTGTAAAATACTCCATAAAATTGGAGCTAACATAAAGTCAAAACCACAAACAGCCATGTACATCCATCCCATCATTGGACGCCATTTACTATTCATCCAGTCTTCTTTTTTCTTTTCGCTTGCGCTCATTTCTTGATGATTTGACATTTTAGAATTTAATTAAATTTGGAAGTTTTGATACCAGTGCTGCTCCAGCAGCACCAATTGCGAAATTTGATAATCTAGATGTGAATGAAGATTGAATTGGATCTCCATTACTTGTTACATTAGCATAAGGATTAACAGGAAACGTATTATTGTGAACCTGGTATGTTGCTGTATTTGATTGCGTTATTTGTGGATATGTTTGATACCATTTATATGCAAAATTTACGGAGAGTTTCATTATATCTTTTGCTGCATAATCTAATTGAACAGCACCAATACTTTTTGGATATGCCTCATATAAAGATACCATATATGTTGTGTTATCGAATGTGTCTTGAACGTATATGTCGATATCAGTAACATAATTATCATAATAATTAAACTGACGTGTTACAGGATCCATAATTTGTGCTTGCCATTGATCAAATAAGTTTTTAACCTGCATGTCTTTATCAACATAAAAAGACATATTGATGTCTTCATACAGTTTTTCATATGGAGCTTTTCTAACTTCTCCATATGTTCTTGTATCGCTTGTGTTATAATTTATACCAGGTAATTGTATTTGATCGCAAAACAAAAGAGCTGCTCTCAACGTATAGTTATCGAACTGAAAGGGTAAGTTTACATTAACAGCATACCTGTTAGTTCTTGCCATACCATTAGTTTTTACTTGAGCAATAAAATCGTTTATGTTAGCCATTATGCTTTTCTTATAATTTTTCTGGAATCTGCCCAGACTTGTTGTTTAGACGCTCCGACAAAACGCTCTACTGGTAACAACATAGCAGTTGCCCAATCCTCTGAGTATATTTGTCTGAATTGACTTCGTACATGACCAGATAAATAATGTTTTACGCAAGGTTTAGCTGCTGCGTACCTAGAAACACCATCAATTAACGCCCAGCTATATTTAATCTTTGTTGTTTTATCCCAACGACTGTTGTTTTTAAAAATAAGCAAATTATCAAGTAATTTAATTCTAAGATCGTAGGGTAGATAATGCATATTTAATCCAAGAAAACCATCTGGCATCTTTCTAAATGGAAAAACCAGAGGAAATCTATCATAATAAGGTAGCTCTTCTTTCAACTTTGGATCATAAATATACATATACAGGCTTCCAGGCATAATCGCATTTTTCAGATCAGCTGGTTCACCTTTCAAGACTTTATTTGGTGTGATGTTCTGCTGCGCCATTGACGCTACTTGTTTTTCGAACCAGCTTCTAGATCTTTTAACAGCGGTCAAAAGATCGTATTTATTTTGGTCAAAAACGTCTTGAATTGGTTTTTTTATTGCCATAATGACTATTTAGTTAAATCAGTCCGAGTTCTTTCTCTGTTATGATTTTGAATTCCCAACCACGGTCTTTACAGTATTCTTTTGCAGCAGCCCATTTTGCTTGATTTTTTATGAATGTCATCGATTCAGTTAGATATCTTTTGGTTTGTCTACCAGGATAAACTGGTGGTTCACATTGTTTCGCTGGTTTTACCTCAACAAGATATCGCTTTAATGAACCATCTTTTTGTTTAACTTGGATATTAAAATCCACAAAATAACGATGTATTTTGTCATCAGTTGGGCAACGATATGGAATAACAGTTTCTTCTGAATTCCATTTTAATATACTTGGATTATGATCGCACCAAGTGGCAAACCTAGTTTCCCAACTTGAACGCATTATAATATTTGTTGGATCTCCAATATACTTTTCTGGATGTAATGGTTTGTATACTCTTTTGTGAAACATAAATATTGATTGTAAATAATAACCCTTCTATTTAGATAAAATGGCAAATACCGATCAACTTACCTCTGCTACTTCTGGTGGTTTACTTAATGTAGCAGCTACAGCAAACGGAGCACTAGCAGCATCCTCTCTTCGAACAGCAACTGGAACTGCAACTACGTTTGATTCAAACACGTACCAAACACAACAATATAGTTACCCAGCAGACCTATTCGATCCAACAGGACAGTATGGTGGAAATTATGTAATTTTTTATATTAATGTATCTGCTGATTCAAAATTATATAAATCCAATCCAACAAATGTTGTTAATAACATATCTAAACGAGATCAGGGAGATTTAGTTGGTCAGAATATTAATCTAACAACTGCAAATGCCACAACTGGCGCTATAGAGGGTGCTGTTGGTGGTGGTTTATTGGCTGGTAATCTTAAAGGTGCTGGTGTTGGTGCTGCTACAGGTGCAGTTGCTGGTGCGGCTGTAGGTGGATTACTTTCTAGTATGGGAACATCAAGAGCAAATAAACGTCTTAAGACTGCGATTGCTTTACATATTCCAAACGATTTGTCTATTAGTTATGGTGTTCAGTGGTCGGAAGAAGATACTGCTGCTCTTGCAATGGGTGGTGCTGCGAGTGAAGAAGTTATTAAAGCAATCACAACTGGTGGTAAAAATTCAGACGTAACTGGTGTCGGTGCTGCGATTTTAGCGAACCTTGCTCTTTCAAAAGCGCCAAACGCTGGCGCCAATTCTGCTGCGACTGGCTTGGCAGCAAATCCAAAGAAAGAACAGGTCTTTAAGGGTGTTGATTTTAGGACATTCAGTTTTGATTATAAGTTTTTTCCAAGAAATTCAACAGAATCACAGTATGTTTTGAATATTATTCAGGAATTCAAATATCACATGCATCCTGAATTCAAAGATACAAATAACTTTTTGTATATTTACCCTTCTGAGTTTGATATTATGTACTATCAAAATGGTACTGAAAATTTAAATTTACATCGTCACACTTCTGCAGTTTTGACGCATATGAGTGTTAACTATACACCAAACGGAATGTTCAATACGTTTGCAGATGGTATGCCAACGCAGATTGATGTTAAATTAGATTTCCGTGAATTGGCTCTATTGACAAAAGATAAAGTTAAGGCAGGTCTATAATGTATTTCGAAAATTTTCCACAAATGCTTTATGATTACCAGGTTGGTAATAATATTGAAGTATTTTTAATGACAGATATTACAAGAAATATTCGTTTTAGAACAGAAGTTCTTAGTAATATTACTGTTTATGATTATTATGATATTATTGATGGCGAAACACCAGAGATTATTTCAGATAAAATTTATGGAACCCCAGAGTATCATTGGGTAATAATGCTGGCGAATGATCTTTATGATTATAGAGCAGATTTTCCATTGTCATATGATGCTCTTGAACAATACATAACAGACAAGTATGGTTCAAATGCAGATTCAATTCATCATTGGCAAGATCCAACTGGTCAATTCGTTGTTGATCAAACATATAGTGGCGCAACTTCAGTTTCAAACAGACAATATGAAGAAACGTTGAACGAAACAAAACGAAGAATTAAAATAATATCACCATCTTTAATTCAACAAGTATTAATGAATTATCAAGATCAACTATAATGCAATCAGGATCAACCAAACTTCGCTTTGCTGGCGATGTAAGTATAGATAAAGCGTTAATTGTTACTCGTGCTGGCGTTCAGCAAGACGTAACAGCTCAGATTATCGCAGTATCCATTTATGAAGATATATTTTCTCAATTCATGACAGGTTCTATTATTTTAAAAGAATCTTTTGATTTTGTAAATTTATTTCCATTTGCTGGAGAAGAAACCCTTAGATTACAAATTTCAACACCATCGCTAAATGTTGGTAATATTGTTGGAGATTTTTATATCTACAAATTATCAGATAGAGAATTGATTGGTGATAGAAATGTTGTGTATCAATTACATTTTATATCAATGGAAGCTATTGTTGATCTTAATAAGAAAATTAGTAAGGTGTATAGTGGCGCTCCATCAGATATCGTTAAATCAGTTATTACTGATAAAATAAATGGGCTTGAGAGTGGAAAACGAGTTCAGGTTGAACCAACTTCAAGAGACATTGCTTTTATTTCTAATTTTTGGCAACCATCGAAAATTATTCAATATGCAACAGATATTGCTATTAACAAAAACAATTCTCCTAGTTATGTGTTTTTTGAAAATAGAGATGGTTTCTATTTTGCCAGTCTAGATACTTTATACGCAAACCCTGTTTATGCTGAGTTTGTGTATGACAAGTATACGAGAGATGCTCTACCAATGGGAGAAGACGTTCGTGATGTTGTAGAAGATTTCAAACGCATTGATCATATAAGCATTCCTACTGGTTTTGATTACATGGACAGAATTAGAAGTGGATTGTTTTCTTCTAAAATCGTTTCTTTTGATTTAACAAAAAAACAATATAATGTTAAAAATTTTACAATGTTTGATAATTTCCAGAAACAGAATCATCTAAACAAATACAATATAGCAAACACAAATTCAATTTTTAAAACAAATTCATTGCTAATAAATTATCCAAGAGATAACGCAAACTTCAGTGGATTTAATGATGTTACTAATTATAAAAATGAACAACAAAGAATATCTTTATTAAAAGCAGCAGAAGCAAATAAGATTCAAATTGTGGTTCCAGGAAGATGTGATTATACTGTTGGACAAAAGATGAAAATTACTTTATATAAAGTTGACCCAACTTCAGCGAAAGATAGCGATTCTGATCTTGTGGATAAGATGTTTTCTGGAAATTATATTTTATCTGCAATAAATCACTATATTACAAGAGAAAGACATGAATGTAATATGGAACTAATAAAAGACACTCTAATGATGAGTATTGATGGAACCAAATAATGATATACACAGGAATTGTTGAAAATAGATCAGATCCTCTACAACTTGGTCGTTGCCAAGTTCGTATCGTAGGATTACATACTCATGACAAAACACAGTTAACAACATCTCAGCTGCCATGGGCAACACCAATTCAATCTATCTCTTCTGCAGCGATGAATGGTATTGGATTTACGCCTCTTGGTCCAGTTGAAGGTACTACTGTTATTATTGTGTTTGCAGATTATGATAAACAACAACCATTAATTGTTGGTACTGTTGGTGGTATCCCGCAAACACCTGTTGCTATCTCAGCTGATGATAATGATGTTGCTGTAAATGCATCAACAAAAGTTTCTGACATATCTTTAACAACTATTGTTGGTCCAGTTACAGGAAAACAATTAACATTTACAGATCCAACTGGTAATACAAACCTAACAACAGGTCTTACAGCAAATATGTTTGTTGTTGGTTATGGATTATCCAGTACTTGTTTCATTGTTTCTGTTGATAGTGGAACTCAAATTACGATCAGCGAACCAGTTACTGGTTATGGTCAAAATATTATTACATTTAAAGCAGCGCCAACTAATCTTGCAGCTGTTGCTCAAAGTAAGGCATTAAATGTTGTTACTGACAGTTCAGGAAACCCTGTTGTTTCTGGTAATGGCCAACCTGTAACAACAGGAACTACTTCTGTTACTCCGAGCGCAGTTAATAGTTCCATTCCAACAGTGCCTCCACCAAAGTCTGTATCAAACACAGCAATGGCAACTGCAGGTATTAATGCTTTAATCGCCGCATGCGATAAAGTTGGTCTAACAACTAAAGAACAAAAGTGTTCATTGCTCGGTATCGCAGGTGGTGAAAGTGGATGGATACCTCAATTAGAATCTTACAATTATTCTAAGACTAGACTTAAACAAATCTTCTCTTTCTTGAGCGATGCTGACGTTGAACAATATTCAGATGCGCAAAAGAAAGGATTAACAAGAGAACAATTCTTCAGCGTTATCTATGGTCCAACTCGTAGAGGTAAAGGATTCCTAGGAAATCTTACTGACGCTGACGGTGGTATGTATTATGGTCGTGGGTTTATTCAGTTGACAGGTCGTGGTAATTATAAGCGATATAATGATCTAGCCAATAATATGGGTTTGAATATTGATATTCTGAATAACCCAGATTCTCTTGATGCAGATTTGAATGTTTCAGCGATAGTTGCTGCTCTTTATATCAAAGATCGTGTTCCTTCGGCAGTAAGTCCAACTGATAATCCTGGATTTTTCTATGCTGCAAAAAAAGCAGTTGGTGTTAACTCTCCAGATATTGCTGCCAGAAAACTTTCTTACTATCAATATTTTTATGGAGCAGAAGCAACTGGTTCTGTTGAAAAATCTGCTGGTTCTCCAGCGCCAGAACCACCACCAAATAATGCGCCAGTAACTCCTGGACCATCTCCTGATAGTATTGCTCGTGGGACAGATAATACTGGTTTCAGAGACCCAAATAACAAATATCCTTTACCAGATTATGTAAATGAACCAGATACAAATCGTCTCGCTCGTGGTATTATAAAAGGAACTGTCGTTGAATTAAAAGATGGAACTAGGGATCAGGGTATTCCAATTGCGCTTGATGGTGGAACATGGGATCAACCTCTTTCTGCGTATGGTTCAAAATATCCATTCAATAAAGTAATGGAAACTGAGTCAGGACATATTCAAGAATTTGATGACACTCCTGGACAAGAACGTATACACACTTATCATAGAGCAGGAACTTATCATGAGATTGACCCAAATGGATCTGAGACAGTATTTATCAATGGTGAATCATATGTCATTATGCTCAGAAACAATTTCGTTCATATTCAGGGTGATTGTAATTTAACTGTTGCTGGTAATGTAAACATATACGCTCAATCTGATGCAAACATTCAAGTAGAAGGCGACGCTACATTACAGGTTGGAAATAATCTGGCAGTTGGTGTTGCGAATGATTTTAGTTTGGCTGTGGGTGGGGATATTCAGATTAAAGCAGCTGGTAATTTTGACATTGCTGCTGATAATATGACAGTCAACTCTACTAATAATTTGTTAATGCAATCTGGAGAAGAAACTAGTATTAATGCTGATTCTGTTAATATTGAATCATCAGCTGACACTAATATTCTTGCTGGTGGAACTTTATATGCAGATTACAGTCAGGGTCAGTTTGGTAACGGAGCTGAATCTGCTGAAACTGTTGATGACTTCGATTTACCACCCCCAGATCCTGGTAATCCTCTTTACCCAGATGTTCCAGAATTACAACCACCAGATCGAGAAACTGAACAACTTGCTGCTGCTGAAACACCAGAAGATTATGCAACACCTGAAGGTAGGGCATTTGCTAATACGCAGGCTCAGGATACAGGAGTTCCAAATCCAACTCCACCAGCAGTTGATACTTCTGCTCAAACTACACCGACAGGTGGTTCAAACAACAACGTTCCTGTTGATTGTAAAGTGATTTATGGAACAACTAACTTTACAGACGACTATCGTTTATCTCCAAACTTTACACTTGGAATGTTAATTTCTGGTGGTTTAGCTGGTCCACATAAACTCGTTGATCAGGTTCTTAAGGATTCGCCAACTGCCCAAGAACGTGTTTACACTGTACAAGAAATTGTATGTAATATGGCAATGCTCGCGCAGAATCTACTTGAACCAGCTCTTGCAGTTCTTCCAGGTGGAATTGGTGGATATGGTAAACAATGGAAAGTTACTTCTGGGTATAGATTAAAAGGTGTTGTTAAACAAGAATCTCCAACATCAGATCACTGTAAAGGTATGGCAGTTGATATTGCGTTAATGTTACCAGATCGTTATAATGCCACATACAATATGATTCAACAGATTGAACCAATAGTTCCTTATGATCAATTGATTCTTGAGTATCGTTTCAAAGACCAAGTTTGGATGCATATGTCATACAAATCTAAAGGTTCTAGAAAGATGGCGTTTACTATGGCGAACGATAAAACATATCAAACAAACGGATTTGCCCTATTAACTGATGGCGCATCTCCTCCACAGAAAGCGTAAATGGGAAATCTAGCATACAAAGGTGTTATGAGTACAGGGAAGAATGGTGGTGGACCATCTGCTCTTACACATAAAATACAATGTACCAAAAGTTATGTTGGCGGTATTATAATCGGTGTTGTTGGAGATCAATTCGACACACAACCAATAACAAATGATCATGACAGTCAGAGACAGATAGTTGCAGGAGCATCGAAAACATTTTTTGAAGGAAATGCCGCTGCAAGGATAAACGACCCCCTCCAAGATGGCGATTCTATTGCTCAAGGTAATGCAAAAACAACTGTAGAATAACCTAAATAAGCATATGGCAATCAATACAAGAACATTTTCAGATATAGATTTTAATTTTATTCCAAATCCTGTAACTGGTGATTTGGTTCTTCGTTTGGACGACGATGCAGTTAAAAATTCAGTTAAAAATCTTATTCTTACTTCTTTTTACGAGAGACCTTTTCACAGCGAAGTTGGTGCTCCGATAAAAAGTATGCTATTTGAGCCAGCAACTCCAATGCTTGGTTCTATGATAAAACAAGCAATCATTAACACGATTAACAATTATGAACCAAGAGTCAACCTTTCTGATGTTATTGTTAACTCATCACCAGACGATTACTCGGTGTATATTACCATTGAATATACAATTTTAAATAGCACTGAACCACTTACCCTAGACTTAACATTACAAAGATCTCGATAATGTCTAATAACCAAAAAATTTCAACAACAGATCTAGATTTTGACGACATCAAGTCAAATTTAATTACATATTTACAGGGGCAAACCCAATTTCAAGATTATAATTTTGAAGGTTCAGCGTTATCTGTTCTCTTAGATGTTCTTGCCTATAATACTCATTATAATGCTCTGTATAATAACTTGGCAATTAATGAGATGTTTCTTGATTCTGCCAGAAAACGCAACAGTGTAGTTTCTCTTTCAAAAATGCTTGGCTATAGACCTAGATCAGCAGCCTGCGCGACAGCACAGGTTACTTTAACTGTTACTGTTCCAACTGGTTCTAATGTTCCAACAACATTAACACTCCCAGCTCTTTCTGCATTTAATACTAATGTGAATGGAACGACATATTCGTTTTATAATCAACAATCTATTACAGTATCACCTTCTGGAAACACATTTACGTTCTCGAACATTACAATCACAGAAGGTACTCCTTTAACCAACACATATACATACGAAACAGGAACAGTTATTCAAATCCCTAATCAATATGCGGATTTAAGCACACTAACTGTTTCAGTTCAAGATAATGCATCTTCATCTGTTTATAATTACTTTAAACCAGCAGACACATTAGTCAACGTCGGTCCAACATCCAATGTGTATTGGGTAAAAGAAATCGATGATGGATTATATGAAGTAGATTTTGGAGATGGTAATCTTGGAACTGCTCTGGTTCCAGGTAATGTTGTATATTTAAATTATTTTGTTTCTGATCTAGATGCTGTAAATGGAGCAAATTCTTTTACATATAATGGACCACAACTAATAAGCGCAGCACCAACAACTGTTACAACTTTATCTGCTGCTATAAATGGTTCTGATGTAGAGACTATTGATAGTATTCGTTTCAATGCACCTAAGTTTTACTCTTCTCAGAATAGAGCTGTCACTGTTGATGATTATAAAGCAATTATATATTCTAATGTCCCAGTTGCTCAATCCGTTTCAGTATGGGGTGGTGAAGATAATGTTCCTCCTGTATATGGTCAAGTTTTTATTTGTATAAAACCTTATAATGTATCAGTATTAACTTCTGTTCAAAAGACTGATATCATAACAAATATTCTTAAACCAAGAGGGATTGTTTCTATAATTCCAAATATTGTTGATCCGGACGTTATCAACATTGAGCTTACAATAACTGCATATTATAACGATCAAATTACAACTAAATCTCCATCTGACCTTGCAACTATTATTACCAATGTTGTTAGCGATTATAACAATTCTGACTTACAGAATTTTGATGGAGTATTTAGATTTTCAAAATTAAGTAGATTAATTGATGAATCTGATGATTCAATTGAAAGTAATATCTCGACTTTAGTTCTTCAACGAGAAATCGCTAATCCACAATATAACACTTCTGCTGAATATACAATTAACCTTATTAATCCAATTCGTGAAACAGGAACTCCTGATAATGCTATTTTGAGTAGTGGTTTCTATATTCCTGGAAGCACTAATGTTTATTACCTAGACGACGATGGTCAAGGAAATATTCGCCTATTCTACTATGGCCCAGATGGTTCTAAAGTTGTGGCAAACGCTTCTATTGGAACAGTTACATATACTACAGGATACATTGATATTAAGAACCTAACAATTTCTTCTTTATATGATTCATCTTTATATTTTACAATTAAACCACTTTCCAACGATGTAGTATCAGCCCTTTCTCAATATGTGCAAATTGATATGGCCAATTTGGTTGTCAATGTAATCCCTGATCCAACTGCATCAGGATTGCTTGGTGGTGGAAACAACTACATATTTACTCCTAGTATTGTTGCGTAATGATTACCAAACCTAATGTTTCTACTTTAGTTCCACAACAACTTCCTGAATTTGTAAGGAATGAGTATGGAACATTTGTGTCTTTTTTACAAGCATACTATGATTATCTTGAAACAACTCAGGTTGATGTCACAACAGCCAGAGATGTAGATTCAACACTAGACACATTCCTTACATATTTTAGAGATGAATTACTTTCAAAATTTCCCTTAGAAACAGTATCAGACCAACGTTTCATTATGAAACGTGTCAAAGATTTGTACCAAGCAAAGGGTACTGAATCCGCTGTTAAGTTGTTGTTTGAACTTATCTATGGTAAACAAGTAAGTGTATTTTATCCTTCAACGCAAGTTCTTCGCCCATCTGACAATACTTGGAATCAAGATACATCTCTATTTGTTCAGATTAACAATGGTAACCCAGACGATATCGTTGGAGCAATTGTTCAAATTATTTCTAACGATAAGATAACAGAAGTAACAGTTCAGGGTCGCCAGAACGTACAGATTGAAGTTGATAGAGCAATTGAAGTTTCTACAACAATTTATGAATATCTTATCGATCGTAGATTTTTTGGTAATATCAGTATCGGCGATATCGTTCGTTATCAAAACACAGAAACTGGTGTAGATTTCTCAGGAACTATTTTACCAACAACTTCTGGTTTACAAATTTTAGAACCAGGTACTGGTTTCAAAGTTGGTGATGTATACCCAATAACAAACTTCAACGGAACAGGAACCATGTTAAAGGTTTCTCAGGTTGACAGTAATGGTGGTATTACTAAAGCGCAGTATATTCAATTTGGTACAAATTACACAACTAACTTCACTCAAACAATTTCTTCAACAACTGGAACTGCCGCTGTTGCACAAACAACTGGTGTCCAATTAACAAGAAGCGTAACCGAAACATTAAATGGACTTGGTGTTTATGTTGCGACATATAACATCGGTATCTCTGAATTCACAAATGGTTTTGCTGAAGATGGTGTGTTCAACACAGTTGATTATGAATATGCGCAAAACACAAGCGTTATGGAATGGGATCCATCATATGCTGGTGCTATTCTAAGACAATTTGGCCTAACATCTACCCAGGCTATTACCTCATCTTCTTCTGAATATACTTCTGCCTTGGTTCAGGTTAATCTTGGTGCAGTTGCCACATATCCAGGATATTGGTTAACGAATGCCAGCTTTTTAGATGATGCTATTTTTATTCAAGATAGTCATTTCTATCAGGCATTTTCTTATGTTGTCCAAATCGATGAAAAACTAGACACATATAAAACAGCTGTTAAGAATTTGATTCATCCTGCAGGTATGGCATTATTTGGTGAATATAATGTACAGAATACATTTAGTTTGAATGTCCAGTTACAGTCTATTCTTAAGATTCTGAATGAATCGTTGAATGATAGTGTAACGATGCTTGAGTATGCTCAGTTGTTTACAACTAAACCATTGGCAGATTCTCAAACATTATCAGATTTCACTAAGTTGACAACAACTAAACCATTGACAGATTCTCAAACACTGTCAGATATTTTAGTAAAGCTAACAACAAAGGCGCTTACAGACAGTCAGACACTTACTGATGTAATCACATCTAAGATATTCGGTAAACTTCTTACTGATTCTCAGACAATGGCAGAAAGTATTGGTCCATTTAGAACAACAAAAGCATTGGCAGACGCTCCTGTTATGTCTGACACGACAGGAACTAACCTAAATAGAACAAACCCCCAAATAGTTTATACTACTAACGTAACTAATCAATCGTCTTCAAGTGTAACAATGTCCAGCGCAGGATTTATTGAATTGAATCCTTACACATTAGCTGGTTATTTTACTGATGACACTGGATATTACGTTGGTTCACCAACTTCAATGAGTTAAAATAGGAGAAATTTATGGAATTATTAGACAATACACTTAAGATTAAAGGCGATGTTGAGATCGTTCTCTTTGGCGCAGATGGACAGAAAAAAGACGCACGTCAGGTTAAGAACCTTGTTGTTACAGTAGGTAAGGCTTGGATTGCTTCCCGTATGCTAGTTGACGCTGGTGGTACTGGTGGTGTTCCTTTGATGTCATATATGGCTGTTGGTACATCTTCAACAACTCCAGCTGTTGGTGATACAACTCTTGGAACTGAAGCAGGTCGTGTGGCTTTAGCATCTTCTTCAGTAACTGGAACTGCAATCACTTACACTGCTACGTTCCCAGCTGGTACTGGTACTGGTGGTCTACAAGAAGCTGGTATTTTCAACGCTTCTTCTTCAGGCACTTTACTATGCCACACTACTTTCCCAGTTGTTAATAAAGCAGCTGGCGACACAGTTGCTATTACTTGGACAATCACAGTAAGTTAATATTAGGTAGATTAAATGCCAGCACTATTAAAATCTGAATTACATAATTCCGTAGCCAAATTATTGTATACGGAGATTCAGAACAATACATCGAAATTTTATTATTTCTTGGGACAGACTTTACCGCCATCTGCGTGGCCAGATCCAACAAACCCACCTGCTCCTGTTGATAGTGCTAATTATGAATTCAATACTCGTAATCAAATTATTACGATGAAGGAAATTAATTCTACTGATGTAACATATGTTATTCCTAGAGTAAACTGGACTTCTGGTACTATATACGATATGTATGATGATCAATATAGCACAGAAGTACAGGGTATTAATCTAATTTCTGGTGGATATGGTTACACAACTGCCCCAACAGTAACAATTACTGGTGGTAATGGATCTGGAGCAACAGCAACAGCAACAGTTAGTAGCGGTCAGATTGTTGGGATAACTCTTACTGCAAGAGGTATTGGTTATACAGCAATTCCAACTGTTACTATTACTGGTGGCGGTGGTACTGGTGGCGTAGCGACTGCCGTTGTTACTATCGCTCCATCTGGCGCCCAACAAATTGAAGCTACAAATTCTGTTGTGTTAACAACAGACTTTAACGTATATAGATGTCTGGACAATTATAATAATTCAGCTTCTACATATCAACCTATCGGCACTGTTGTAGATCCAGTTATCATGCCAGATGGTTATATGTGGAAATACTTGTATAGTATTCCTATCGCATTAAGAAATAAATTTCTAACTGATCAATATATGCCAGTTGTTAATGCGCTAACAGATCAATTCTTTGAAAATGGTCAGCTGCTTAATATCGGTATTCAATCTGGTGGTTCAGGATACACATATGCAACTGTCACATCAAATGGTGATGGATATCGTTCTTCTGACCCAGTTATTATTTCTAACACAACAATTACAAATCCTGGAACAGGATATACTGGTGGAGCAACTCTAACTGCATCTCCACCGATTCCCAATGCTTCTGCATGGGTTGCTGGAAATCAAATCCTTCTTGGTCAATATGTAACATATGGTAATAATGAATATGTTGCTACCCAAACTGGTATTCTAGCAACACCTGCCCCGACGCATACAACTGGCATTGTTCAGAACGGTACTGCTGCTTTACAATATGTTGGATCAACAGTAACTGGTATTGTTAACGTAACAGCTGGTGCTGTTACAGGTATCACATTAAACGGTAGCCTTTATGACTTTAACATCACCAATGGTGGTTATGGTTATAATGCTCCTCCTGTTGTTAACGTCGCTGATACAAATGATACTGGTGGTGAAGGATCTGATGGCGAACCTTCCGGAGAAGATTCTGATGATTGGGCGGGAACTGCTTTAATGAGCGGAACGTCTGTTTCTTCTATTCAAACTTCTAATCAGGGATATAACTATCGCACTGCCCCAGCAGTAACTTTCGGTAACCAATGGGCTGCTTCAACTGCAGTAACAGTTGGTTCTCAATATTATACGTCTAATAGACTTTATACTGTTCTTCAGTCTGGAACTACAGGAACAACTGCACCAACTGCTGTTTCTAATAGCATCCAAAGTATTGAGGTATCTTCTGGTGGTGCTGGATATATCTCTGCCACTGTTACTATTTCTGCTCCTGATATTGCTGGTTCAACGCAGGCAACTGCAACTGTTACTATTTCTGCAGGTGTAATTACTGCAATTAATATCACTAATCCAGGAAGTGGTTACGTAAATACTCCTACTGTTACAATCAATAATACAGGCAATAATACGCTTGGTGCTATTGCTCAGGTTGGTAATATTCAGATTGGCTTTACTGATGGAACTGCTAAACTTACCTATGTTGGTTGGCCAGCAACTGCAACTTCAATTCTAAAATACGGTTCAGGATATACTGCCGCTCCAACATTGACAATCAATGCAGTATCTGGTGGTACTGGCGCTTCAGCATATTTCGTTGTCGCTAAATCAGAAGCAAAGTTAATTCCAATTATTCAAAATGGTCAAATTACTGGAGTTAATATTTTAGATCCAGGAATTGGATACACATATTCAAACCTAACAGTTACTGGTGATGGTTCTGGCGCAATTCTTCAGGCAAACTTAAGTCCTGGAGACTTAACTACACTTCAGGCAAATACTGAGTTGTTGACACCAGACGGACGTATCATGGCTTACCCAGTTATCTCTGGAGGTTATGGGTATGGTCCAAACCCAACAGTAACAATTACTGGCGACGGTACTGGTGCCGCTGCTCATGCTATTGTTACTAATGGTGCTGTGACAAAGATTGTTGTTGATAATTATGGTCTTGGATATCGTTGGGCAAATATAACAATTTCCGGAACTGGTTATGGTGCAACTGCTCGTGCTATCATGGCTCCATTCGGTGGTCATGGTAAAGATCCAGTCACCAACTTATTTGCCAATACATTGATGTTTTTCACTGATATCTCTCAAGATCAAAATCAGGGATTTACTGTCAATAATGATTATCGTCAACTTGGTGTTATCGCCAATCCTAGAATTTTTGGAGCTTCAACTCTTTTAAATTCAGAAATTGCTTCAGCTTGTTATGTTGTTACTGGTGTCTTTAACACATCTCAGTTCCTACAAAATATGACTTTGACTGTTGGAACAAGTTCAGGTCCAAGATTTGTCGTAGTTTCGATTACATCGACTGGTATGTTGCTTCAGTCGCTTGATAATTATTATCCTAAAGTTGGGGATACTTTCTTAAATCCTGCTGGAAATACTTTTAGCGCAAGCGGTGTAACTCCACCAACAGTAGATAAATATTCTGGTAATATGTTCTTTATTGACAATAGAGAAGGGTTTACTCCTACTTCTAACCAAACAGTTACGCTAAGAACTGTGCTTCAGTTCTAACAATAGATACCTTAAAGAGTAAAAATGACAATAGATTTTAATACCCAACCGTATAACGACGACTATAACGAAGACAACAGATATTATAGAATTCTCTATAAGCCATCGTATGCGGTTCAGGCTAGAGAACTAACTCAAATGCAGTCTATTCTTCAGAATCAGATTAAGCGTTTTGGGGATAATGTATTTAAACAAGGTGCGATGGTTATTCCTGGACAGGTTTCTGTTCAGACAATAACGCAACCAAATTCTGGTATCAATTACGTTAAACTACAATCATTAAACTCTAATGGTATTGCAGTTGAAACATTCCTATCATCATTAGTTGGTAAAACTATTGTTGGTCAAACTACAGGTGTTACTGCGCAAGTAACACAAGTCGCTCATGCTTCTGGTTCAGATCCATCTACAATTTATGTAAATTATACTGCATCTGGAACTAATAATAGCACAAGTATTTTTGCTGATGGTGAAATTATCTCAACATCAGATTCTCTTTACACATTTAACGCATATGGAACCAGTGGTTCTGGATTAACAACTGCAACTGGTCTTGGTTCTGGTGCAAGTATTCAAAGGGGTGTTTATTACTTCAATGGCTACTTCTGTTTAGTTGAAGCTCAATCAATAATTCTTGACAAGTATGATAATACTCCTTCTAAAAAGATTGGTTTAATTTGGAGTGAATCAATTGTTGATTCTAGCGAAGACGCTTCTTTGTTGGATAACGCCCAGAACTCATATAACTACGCAGCTCCAGGAGCTGATCGTTATTTTATTGAACTTACTCTTGTTAGTTATAATTTAACTGATACAACTGACCCGTCATTTGTTGAGTTAATTCGTGTCACAAATGGTGCAATTTTTACTTTAACAAATACCACTTCTTATAATGACCCTGCAGCGGCAATTGCTCAAGCGATCTATGATACAGAAGGTAACTATACTGTTAATCCATTTTTGCTTGACATTCGCGAGGACAGAACAAACAATCGTGGAACTTGGGCTTCTAACACAGCGTATTTGATTGACGATATTGTAACTTACAATGGTAATACGTATGTTGCTCAAAATAGTGGAACATCAGTTTCAACTCCACCGACACAAACTAACGGAACTGCCTACGACGGTCCATCTAATACTGGTATCAACTGGTTATATAATGCAAATCCTGCATATAACAACGGTATCAATGTTGGTGGCAGCGTAAACAATTTGGCTGTTGGTCTAGAGGCTGGTACAGCATTTGTTCAAGGTTATGAATTTACTAAACTTGGAACAACATATCTAACAGTTCCAAAACCAAGAACAACAGTTCAATTAACAAATTTTGTTATTCCTGGCCCAGATGATGTTGGTAACTATGTGTTAGTTTCTAATCTTCATGGTCTTCCACCAATCAACGATGGTACGCATGCTCCTTATCAAACAATAAATTTGTATGATACAATTACTGGTGCGGCTCCAGGGTCTGCTCCTTCTGGTGGAACTTTGGTTGGTACTGCTCGTGTTCGTTATATTGAATTCCACAGCGGAGATGATCCTTTTGATTCAAGTACAGTATATAAACTTGGATTATTCAACGTTCAGATGCTCCCTGGATATACATTCAATCAGAATGTTAAGTCTTTCTACTATGGAACATTTAGCTCTGATATCTCTCCAGTAATAACACAACAAACTGGTTCAGCTACAACATCAGGAACTTCAGTTACTGGCTACGGAACATCTTTCCAAACAAACTTTGTTGTTGGCGATCTAATTGTTTTTAATATCGGTTCTTCTCAAGAATTTGGTAAAATTACTGCCATTAACAGTCAGACTTCTATTACTCTTGCAGCAGCATTAACGACTGCAGAATCAAGTCAAGTATCTATTGGACGTTGTACTACACAGATTCTTGAACCAAACAGTAATTCCCTAATATTCCCTCTTCCAAATTATGCCATTAATTCAGTAAGAACATCAACAGGAACAATTAATGCAAATTATACTGTATATGAACAGTATACAGCAAATGCATCTGGAACTTCTGTAACATTTACAACTTCAAATGGAACATTTGAATCATATGCTGGTGTTTCTAATTATGTGTTTTGTAATATTACCACTGGTGTAGTTTTTACCCCAGCTGCGAGTCAGGTTTCTATTTCTGGAACAAGTTTAACTGTTTCTAGTTTGACATCTGGACAGGCTGTTTCCGGAAACGTAATAAGTGTTATTGCTGGAGTTACTCGTTCAGGAACTGGTAACGAGAAAACCAAAACTCTTGTTACAACAACAGTTGTAATTAACTCGCAAGCGCAGGCTCAGGGTAATATTGTTACTCTTCCAAATGCTGACTTGTTTAAAGTAATAAGCATTAGACAAGCAGATGGACAGGCATGGGGTTCTACACCAACATCATCTCAGTGGGTTACAGATATTTCTGAAAATTATACTGTTAATAATGGTCAAACAAATGAGTACTATGGATTGGCATCATTAGTATTGAACCCTTCATATAACGTACCAACTGCCCCTATTCAAGTAACATACCAATATTTTACTCATGGTCAGGGTGACTACTTTACTGTTAACTCATATAACAGTATTGCTTATACAGATATTCCACCAACCCTAAGAGATTCTCTAGATTTTAGACCACGTGTAGCTGACTATTCAGCAGGAACAGCACCAAACTTTAGTAGTTCTGGTTCTTCTTTTACAACTACACCGAAACGTGGTGTTTACTTTACCGCTGACTACAGTTATTATCTTGGTAGAACTGATGCTATTGTTATAGACATTAATGGTAATTTCAGCGATATACAAGGTGTTGCTTCCCTTCAACCAGCAGCCCCATCTATCCCAACAAATTCAATGGGATTATACTCATTGAGTTTGGAACCATATGTATTTGGAACAAGTTCAAGTAGTATTGTTCCAACGACTATATCATCTAGAAGATATACAATGTCTGATATTGCTAAATTGGATACTCGTATCTCCAATTTAGAATATTACACATCATTGTCAATGCTTGAACAATCAACACAATCTCTTACAACTACAGACAGTACTGGTCTGAACAGATTTAAAAATGGTTTCGCTGTTGATAATTTTTCTGGTCAAAATGGTCTCGGTAACCCAACTGATCCAGATTACCTATGTTCAATTGATTCACAGAACGGAATTCTACGTCCATTCTACTCAATGGACAACGTAAACCTTATTGAATTAAATTCAAATACAGCACAAAGAACTGCTTCTAATTATCAGGTTACTGGTGATATTATTACATTACCATATACAACTGCTCCTTTTATCACACAGAGCGTTGCATCTGAATTAGAAAATATCAACCCATTTGCTGTGTATACATTCTTGGGTTCTGTTAATCTAAATCCACCATCAGATGATTGGTTTGAAACAACTTCTTTACCAGACATTGTTAACAATGTAATGGGTAATTACAACTCAATTCTTGCAGCTTTCCAGGCAGCAAATATTGTTGGCGCTAACGGAGTTGGTACTGTTTGGAACGCATGGCAAACTATTTGGAGTGGCGCATCAACTATCACTGGTGTTAATGTAACATCTGGTAATACCATTTACTCTGCATATTCTCAATTAACTACTGGTATTCTTAACGGAACTATCACAAACGGAAGTAATTTCAGTGCCAATCCTGGTGTTACAAGCACAGCTCAACATGGTTGGAGTATCGATGCTGGACAATATACTGCAAATGTAACTACAGCTACTCAGGTTGGACAAACTAGAACTGGTGTTGCATATAGTGTGCAGAGCGAAACTGATTATCAAACAGTTGGAACAAGCGTAGTTTCAACTGCTGTTATTCCTTATATCCGTTCAAGAAATGTTTTGGTTCAGGTTAAGGGATTAAAACCGCTGACACAAGTTTATCCATATTTTGATAGTGTTTCTGTTGCTTCTTACTGCACACCTTCTGTTAAGATGGTTTATACACTATCATCAGGATCATTTGATTGTACTACAAATGCTGGAGCTCAGGCTTCTGCTTCAGCAAGACAAATTGCTGGTGATTCTCAGGTATGTTTAAATATTGGTGATGTTATAACAGGTACTGTTTCTGGTGCAACTGCTGTTGTAATTAATAAGTATACTGATTATTCAACAAGCGCATTATATCTAGAACTTGCAAATGTAATTGGAACATTCAACGCCAACGAAACTATTACTGGTTCTATCAGTAGCGCAGTTGGTGCCGTAGTTTCTGTTACTATTCCAAGTAATAATAATCTAGTAACAAATAAACTCGGTGAATTAAACTTCTTATTTGATATTCCAAATAATTCATCATTACAGTTTAGAACTGGAACTCGCACGTTTACTCTATTAGATACTAATACGTTTACTGGTGATTATACAACAAAAGCATCTGGTACATATGAAGCCACTGGTATTCTAAACACAACACAAACTACTATTAATGCTGTTCAAAATGCTAATGTAGTTCAGGAACAGGTTACTGATAATCAAACTGTCTATCAAACAAGCACTAATACTATAACAGCAAATGGTTGGTATGACCCTCTTGCAGAGTCTTTTTATGTGTCTTCAACTGGTGGAGCTTTCCTAACATCAATTGATATTTACTTTGCTTCTAAAGATTCAAATGTTCCTGTAACATTACAAATTAGAAACATGGTAAATGGAAATCCTGGTTCTTTAATTCTTCCATTCTCTGAAGTAACATTGACACCTGATCAGGTTAATATTTCTTCTAACGATGTTGTAATTGCAGATGGTTCGTCATGGCCAACATTTGATACACCTACTACATTTACTTTTGAAACACCAGTATATGTTCAAGATCAAACTGAATATTGTTTCGTTTTAAAATCTGATTCTAATGGATATAATGTTTGGGTTTCAAACATGGGAGATTTAATCCCAGGAACTGATACATATGTAACTGAACAACCATATGCAGGTGTTATGTTCTTGTCTCAGAATGCGTCAACATGGACACCAGATCAAAATCGAGATATTAAATTTACTATTAATCGTGCAGTATTTAACACTAGCGTTGTTGGTAACGTTGAATTTACTAATGATATTATTCCTTTAGACGTTTTAGAAAACAATCCTTTCCAAACTAATGTTGGTTCAACTACTGTTCGTATATGGCATCCTGCGCATAATATGCCAGCGAACTCAACAGTTAAGATTGATGGGTTTAATGCTGCCAATAATATTACTGGAACAATTACAACTTCTTCTACATCATCAACTGTTACAGGAACAGGAACTGCATTTAGTACTCAACTTGTAGTTGGTTCATGTTTATATGATGATAACATGAATCTAATTGGTCAGGTTGCTTCTATTTCATCTAACACATCTTTGACATTGACTGCAAATGCAACAGAAGCATTAACTGGTTATCAACCAAATTATATTAATCCGATCAGCGGAATTCCTGCCTCTCAGATAATCGGGACACATATAATTTCTAATGTATTATTCGATGCTTACACAATTACTGTTTCAACTGCAGCTACTGTTGCTGGTTATCAGGGTGGCGCTGGCTGGAGAGCTTCCAAGAATGTACAGTTTGATGTTCTCAATCCAACAATTCAAATGCAAACATTCCCACAATGTACTACTAGCTTCTCAGCTAAGACTACTAGTGGCCAATCTATCAATGGTTCTGAGACACCATATATTACAAGCAGCACATTTAACCCATGCATAATTGGTAACAATAATAGTTACTATTCTCCACAGATGATCGCTTCTTCTGTTAATGAAGCAGCGAATCTAAGTGGTAACAAGTCCTTGACATTCTCTGCCACAATGCAGACTAGCATTGATACTGTTTCTCCAGTAATCGATACTACTCGTGCAAGTTTAATCTGTATCAATAATGCGATTAACAAACCAACAGAGTCTAACACTGACTTGGCTGCTCTTGATGTTATCTCTGTATTCAGTGGATCTACTGGTGCATTTAACCTAAGTGGTTCTACTATTACATCTACTAACTACGCTGTTCGCGCAGCAATGGCAACCATTACTCCAGGCAGCTATATAACTATATCAAGCGCAACAAATGCTGGTAATGATATTACTGTAATGGTAACTGGTTATTCTGATACCAACCCAGGAATCTTTACTTCTGGCTCCACTGGAACTGGTACTCTAACAGTGAATGGTTCATTCATTAGCGAGTCTACTTCTCCAGCAACAGTTTCTCTGCGTCAATTGTTTGTTGATGAAACTGGACCAAGTGGTAGCTCATCAATTAGTAAGTATGTGACACAACCAATTAAATTGGCAGCAGCTTCTACATACACTAAGGTTATGTTCTCTGCAAATATTCCTATTGCAGCTAACGTACTGGTATATTATAAGACTTGCGTTGGAGACTCTTCTCAGTTGGCAACAACTGATTATGTGTTAATGACACCAGATTCTAATATTCCATACAAACAAGTCGGAGATCTATCGTTTAGTGATATTACTTACACTGTATCAAATGGTGTTCCATATGATACAATTACCATTAAACTTGTTATGAATTCAACTTCTAGTTCTCAAATTCCGTTAATTAAGGATTTCAGGGTAATTTCTTGTGCATAATAGATACTTGAAAGTCAGAGGATATGAGGGTCTTGTTAGAGACACCTCCTCTGGTGCTATTATAAATACAAATACAGCTGAACTGCAGAATTATTTACGCCAAAGAGAGTTGGCGGAACAAAAAGATCTTCAAATTTCTAAACAATCTGAAGACATAAATAATATGAAAGAAGAAATTCAGGAAATAAAATCGTTGATTTATCAACTATTGGACACTAAGGGTAACAAATGACAACATATACAGTAGGTGCACCAACTCTGGTTTTAAGAGCTTCCAAAGGAAGTCCACTATTAAACTCAGAAGTTGATGCTAACTTTACCAATTTAAGTAATGCGGTACAAACATCTCTATTGGCAAGCACTTATACTGCTGCAGATGTTCTTTCTAAATTAAACTCTGTCACTGCATATAACCAATCTTCTGGTTTAAATGCTGACACTTTAACTTGGAATGGTGGCAATAGAGCTGCAAGTAGCGCCAATACAGCAAATACAATTGTTGCAAGAGATGGTAATGGAGCATTTACTGCCACTACTATTAACGCAACTACATTCAATGGAACATTCTCTGGAACTGCTGCAATTACTTCTGGTTCTATCGCTTTAAGTACTGCCTTGGCAATTACTTCTGGTGGTACTGGAGCTACTTCTGCTTCTGCCGCAAGAACTAACCTTGGATTGGCGATTGGTTCAAACGTAGAAGCATGGAGCGCTAACTTAGATGCGCTTTCTGGAGTTTCTTCTTCTGCAAACGTACTTCCATATTTTACTGGTGTGGGAACTGCATCTGTTACATCGTTCCCATCATACGCTCAATCTCTTGTAGGGTCTAGTTCTGCATCAGCTGCTCAGTCTACTCTTGGTTTAGTTATTGGTACCAACGTTCAGGCTTATTCATCAAATTTGGCGGCAACATCTAGTGTTTCTTCTGGTATTATCGCAATGCAAGGAACAGGATCTGCTTCTGGTGTAACAATCACGGCTGGCTCTGGTATCTCTGTTTCTAACGGTAACGGTGTTGGTGGTAACCCAACTATTTCTGCAGCTGTTACATCTGTTCAGGGTATGACTGGCGCAGTTTCTGTTTCTGTTCCTGTTACTTCTGTTCAGGGTATGACTGGAAATTTGACAGTTACTAATATTTCTGGTAGTGCTGGATACGCATCTTCAGCTGGATACGCATCTTCAGCTGGATACGCATCTTCAGCTGGTGGTGGATGGCCAGGTGCGTTATCATCATTCCATAATAACTTGGGTAACTATGGTGGATGGGTTCCGCATGGAAATAAGGGAACTGGCAACAACCCTAGCAATGCATGGGGGCGTAACGCTGGAGCATATAATCATGGTCATATTCCTGGTTCTCACCACTCATATAACTGTCACAATCAAATGCATTTAGACACAGGTCAAGGATTGGATCACTATCACCATTTCATTAATTGCAGAAATTGTAACTGCTAAGGAATAATAAATGTCAATAAAATATGTAACCCAGAAAGTTGACCCATTAAGATTATCGTATCCAGGTAGATATGGAACACAGTCGTTTGTTTCTCAATCGTATGTCGATCAAACCACAGATCCAACATCAACATTTGAAGCTCAACTTAATACACCACAAGCGCAAAGAAAAACGACAACATCGAATTGGCATACTACTCCAATTCAATTTGAGTATAAATTTGATACTGTTGATGCAAATAACATTCAAGTTACATTCACAAATGTAACTGAGAATAAAATATTTTTCACATATATTATTAATTTTACTCAAACTCTTCTAAATACATTTGTTGCACAGACAGTTTATGGAGTAGCAACAGAGTATCATGCAGAAAATAATGGCAAAACAGAAGTTGTAAGTCCTGGAGATATTGTTAATTATTCTGATACTACATTTTCAACCAAAGATGAAGCGCCACATTTTGTTGGTAAATCTATTGTAAAATTCTTTTGCACAAAAAATAATCCAACAATCAATGATTTGATTTTTATGGTTTATGCTCCAGTGGCACCAAATGATCCTTCTGCGCCAAATACATATGGCGCACAAAATGTAGATCCAACATGGGCGCCACATACTATAACAGTCGATGGAACTGCAATTGATTCGACTTCTTTCGTAAAAGAAATTGCTTCTATTAAAGATTTATTATATCCAATCACAACTTCTTACACTACTTCTGGAAATGTTATTACAGTTAATGTTACAACAAATCCAGCAATTACAGAAGTATATTTAAGTTCTACTGTTGGATATATTGCTAAGACTGTAGTTCCAATAACAAATGGAACTGGAACATTCAATGTTGTTACTACTGGCTTAAATTCTGGTGATGTTGTTAATGTTAAAATTGGTTATAAATATTGGAGTAACGTAGTTACTTTTAATACAACAATCTAATTTAAACAACTTGGAATGATATGGCGAAATTTGTTATAACTGTAAAACACCCTGAAAAAGATGAACTTAAAAAAGTAGTATACGACAGCTCCATCAGTACCTTAACATGGGAAGATGGAACTCCTGTTGTAGAAAATACTCTTACTCAAGTAGAAGTTCAAAACCCTGCTAAAATTGAAAATGGAAAGAAAGACCTAAAGACTGTAAAAATACAGCTAGGTCTTTCATGCAATTTTGAATGCGATTATTGTAATCAGAGATTCGTACCTCATGCAGATTCAACTAATCCAGAAGACGTTCAGCCGTTCGTTGATAATATGTCTTCATGGTTTCCAGGTGGGAGGGATGGTTTAGGCAATGGTACTAAAATTGAATTTTGGGGAGGAGAACCATTAGTTTATTGGAAAACTCTAAAACCATTGGCAGAAGCATTAAGAGAAAAATATCCAAATGCAATTTTTGGTATAGTAACAAATGGTAGTTTGTTAGATTCAGAAAAAAATGCATGGTTAGACAGACTTGGTTTTGGAGTCGCAGTTTCTCATGATGGTCCAGGTCAATTTGTTCGAGGACCAGACCCTCTACTAGACGAATTATCAAAATCTGGAATTATTGAATTATATAAAATTCTTGCGCCTAAAGATAGGTTTACATTTAATTCTATGATCAACTCTAAAAATATTAGTAGAGCTGATATTGAACAGTTTTTTGTAAAATTTGTATCAGAAAATATCGGAGAAGAATATCTTGAATATTTAATAATTGGAGAGGGCGGTTTCGTTGATGCTTATGACGAAGGTGGAATGGCTAATTCTTTATTAGACGAAGAAGAAGATATTCGATATCGAAATATTGCATTAAATGATCTTCGTTCTGGAAATGTAAAACGATTTGAAGTTATACAAAGCAAATATCATGAGTTTGCTAATACAATTATGAATGGTATTCGAATAGAATCAGTTCCACAAAAATGTGGTATGGACAAATCTAATCAGATGGCAGTTGATCTAAATGGTAATGTTCTGACATGTCAGAACGTCAGTGCTGTTTCTAATAATCCAGCAGGAGTTTCACATAAAATTGGACATGTTTCTGATTTATCTTCTGTAGAATTAAAGACAGCCACTCATTGGAGCGATAGAAGCGAATGCCCAAACTGCCCAGTAGTTCATATATGCAAAGGAGCATGTATGTTTCTCAGTGGTGATCTTTGGGAAGCGAGTTGTAACAATGCGTTTAGCGACAATATTTTAATATTCACTCTTGCTATTGAAGATGCTACAGGTGGTTGGATTCCAGGATATATTGATGGTCCATTAAGGGAAGATAGAAAAGATATCTACTGGTGGATCAACGGTAAGCCAGAAAAAACACGAAAAGCAAAGAAATTTATTCCTATAATGGCGGTTTAATATGAGTTACATTGACGGATATTTGGTTGAGATAAATCAGTTTCCAAGATTTGGAGAAAGGTTTACAATAAAAAGTTATTTCTATTACAACTCAAATACAAAAGAATATGGTTACAGGGATACAGTTATCCCAAAAGAACAAATTATAAATAATGATGATATGACGGAAGAATTAGTTGCAAACATTATAAATAATAATATACCTGCAATGAGAAGGGTCATTGACCCAATAAATTTAACAGAAAGTTGGATTTTTGAGCCAACAGCATAAGGAAAACAAAATGAATTCTAAACATGTAAAATGGGTTATTGCTCACGAACCTATTGGTTTGTTTTTAAAAGTAGCCGAACATTTTGCTAAAGAAGTTAACGAAAAAACCAACGGTATGTTTAATATCGAAGTTCTTTCATTGTCTGATTATACAGCAAAATACAATGATGGCAAAGCAATTACCAAGTATGATCTAATGGAATTGATCAATACTGGTAAGATCGAAATGAGTCACATCTATACCACTTGGCTTGGCGATTATAACAAAGATCTACATGCTTTAGATCTACCATTCCTATTCCGCGACCATGCTCATGCTGACGCTGTTTTAGAAGGTGAGGTTGGTGCTGAGTTATTAGCTGGCGTTTCTAAGAATAGCAATATCCATGCTATGTCTTTCACTTACTCTGGTGGTTATCGTGTTGTTCCAGCGAACTTCCGTGCTGACACTGTTGAGTCATGGAAAGGTCAAGCTGTTCGTACTTCTCGTTCTCCAGTTGCTGTTGAAACATTCAAGCTACTTGGCGCTGAACCAAAAGAGAACATCGCTCTAGAAGAAATGAACGAATTTGCCGATCGTGGCGAAATCGCTGCTGGTGAATCAACATACGTTCGTATTTTCCCACTCGATCAATATAAGTCGTTCAAGGTTGTTAATGACACTGCTCACAGCTTGTTCTTAACTTCTATTATTGTTAACAAAGATTTCATGGCTCAATTCGATAAGCAGACTCAAGAGATTATGGCTCAGGCTGCATTTAATGCTGCTCGTGCTGAACGTCGCGAATCTGTTGCTGATATTCCTAACATTCTTGCTGAATGTAAAGAGAAGGGTGTTGAAGTTGTTCGTATGAATGAAACCGAAGAGAAGAAATTTAAAGAGATTACTTCTAAGGTTTATGATGTCTTCGCTGATTATTTTACACCTGGACTTGTGCATAAGATCCAATTACATTAATCTGAATGATGATAAATAAAGGGAGCTTCGGCTCCCTTTTTATTTTGAGGAAAATTATGGAACAAGATTTTAAAGAATCAATTTTATACTATGATAAGAAGAATGTGTCTAATTTTGCGCAAAACGATTATACAAAAATTTATAGATTTTTGAATCCAATCACGGATTATAAAGTTTTTCACACATATCTAAGACTTGGTTTAATGGAACACAATGCTGTTTATGATAGGAGTGGAGAAATCCCACACTTTCTTAATATGGCAGAAGATTTACATCCATTACCAAAACACATAGAAGGTTATAACAAATCTTTTTATGAAGTCGCAGAAAATAGAGCAAAAGAACTACTAGCGTTAAATCAACCGATTAATGTTATGTGGTCTGGTGGTCTTGATAGCACATTCGCATTGTTCATGTTACGTAAATTTGCAAACGACAAAGATCAAGTTCGAGTATATGGAACATATAACTCTATCATTGAATCTGGCGACATGTTCGACCGTGTCATTAAAGATAATTTCAAATACGAGATATCAACTGCAACACGCAACGACTTAAATTTAAATTCTGAAGGAATTTACGTTAGTGGTATGTGTGGTAATCAATTGTTTGGTCCAACAGATGATATGTTTGGTAATAATATGTTATTTCATCATACACTTGGAACACCTGAAACAATTTATGAATCATATGAAAAAAATATTGATCCAGAGTTACTTGAATTTTTATATCCAGCAATTAAGGTTAGCCCAAGAAAAATTGAAACAGTTGCAGATTTAAGATGGTATTGTATATTTAATTTAGACTGGTATACAGCAATATACGAACATAAAATTTTATTACCAAAAGAAAAAGCTGAGAAAATTTATGGATTTTTTGATTCTATTGAGTTTCAGGAATGGGCTGCTAACACAAAAGAACCTTTTACAAAAGTGCAAGGAGATCCAAATACTCATCGCTGGCAAATGAGAGAGATTCTTAGTGATATTTTTGGTGAAGTTGAATATGCAAAAAATAAAGAAAAGAAAATCTCTAATTTTTCAATAACTGAACCAGGCTGGATTGCGCTTTTAGAAGATTATCGAAATGTTTTTATCGATTAATAGCATTAAATTGCATATATTATAAATAAAAGGGTATAGAAACATTGGGAAATAGTAAATGGCGACAATTAGCAACCTTTTTGTTGATGCGGGGAGCGACTACAGCAACATAATTACTGTTGCTGGAAGTAATGGCCAAGCATTGAATTTGACTGGTTATACTGTGGCTTCTCAGATGAGAAAGTCATATCTTTCATCGACTTCATATCCATTTACAGCTTCAATTTACAATGCTACAACTGGTCAGGTAAGTATACAGTTATCTTCTGCTTCTTCAGCTGCTATGTGGCCAGGAAGATACCTTTACGATGTAGAAATAACATCACCGTCTGGAACACGAACAAGAGTCGTTGAAGGCATTGTAACAATTACCCCTGAGATAACAAAATAATGACAGACGTAGTAGCAACAGTAACACCAGTAAGTACAGTTACAGTTTCAGTATCTTCTGCAGATCTTATTACAGCACAATCAAATTTAGCATCACCTTCTGTTGTTGAGTCAATATCAGATATCGCCAACGTAGACACAACAACAAATGGTGTTGAGCAGGGATCGGTTTTGGTGTACCAAACAGCAACAAACAAATGGACATCTTCCACTATTCTGCAAGATCAGGATATGGAAGGTGGCGAATTTTAATCGGAGAATAAAAGATGGCATCAACAATTAGAATTAAAAGATCATCGGTTAATGGTAACCCAAGTACCCTTGCCGCAGGTGAATTAGCGTATTCATCATATACTGGCTCAGGTGGTAATAGACTTTACGTTGGTACTGGAACAGAAACTGCAGGTAACGCAGCGAACCACGTTGTTATTGGCGGTCAATACTACACTGGTCTTATCGATGCATCCACTGCTGGCACATTAACAACAAACCAATCTTCAATTCCTGTTCTTTCTGCAACTGGTACGATTAATCAGTGGTTGGTTGGTAACTTAGGTCTTACTGGTAATACACTAAGCTCTACTAACACCAATGGTAATATTAATATTGCTCCAAATGGATCTGGTGCAGTTCAAATTTCTGGTGCTTATACATTACCTACTACTGCTGGCACTAACGGATATGCTCTTATTACCAATGGTAGCTCTGCTGCTTCATGGCAAGCAATTTCAACTATCCTTAACTTGGCTGCTGGTGGTGCCACTACAAGCTCTGTAAACCTTCTTAACCAGACACTAACAATTGCTGGTGGTAACGGTATTACCACTTCTGTTTCTGGTCAAACTGTTACAATTTCTTCTATTGGTGCGGGTGGTTACACTTCTACTGCAACTGGTGGAACTACAACTACTTTAACATCAAGTTCTTCAGCTAATCAATTCTTTGTTGGTACAACTACTCAGACTGTTAAGTTACCTGATTGTACAACTCTTACAATTGGTCAAGAGTATATCATCACTAACAATAGTACTGGTGCTCTAACAATTCAAACATCTGCAGGTGGTGCTCTTGCCACAATTAACGCTGGCACTCAAGTAACATTCACTGTTGCTTCTACTTCAACTCAGACTTGGGTCCAAGAAATTACTGGTTTCAATAGTTCAACTGGTACTGGTGCTGCTGTATTTGCTTCTAACGCATCATTAACTGGCACTTCAATTACTAATGCCAGCTTAACAACTCCAACTATTGGTTCTGCTGGCGCATCATTCTCTGGTTCTACATCTGGAACTACAACTCTTGTTGCTTCAGCCACTGCTTCTGGTACTCTAACATTACCAGCTGCAACTGATCAGTTGATTGGTCGCGCAACAACTGACACATTAACTAACAAGACATTTGATACTGCTGGAACTGGTAACGTATTAAAGATTAACGGAAACCAAGTATCTTCTTACACTGGTTCTGGCGCCAATGTTATGTTGTCATCCCAGCCATCTGTTACTGGTGGTATTAACTTTAGTGGATCTGGTTCTGGTCAGACTACTGTTTCTGCATCAGCTACTGCTTCTGGTACTCTAACATTACCAGCTGCAACTGATACTTTAGTTGGTCGTGCCACTACTGACACGCTAACCAATAAAACGATTAATCTTACTAGTAACACTCTAGTTGCCACATCAGCTCAACTTAGATCAGCAGTTAGCGATGAAACAGGTACTGGTTCATTAGTATTCGCCAACACTCCAACTCTTGTAACTCCAGTTCTTGGTGCAGCAACTGCCACTAGCGTTGTCGCTTCTGCTGGTTTAGTTTCTACTGGCGCATTTGGTGGTACGTTCTCTGGTGGTATCGTTCTTGATTATTCTGGAAGTACTGGTCGTATTTCTGTTGGTTCAGGTAGCGGTATTGCGTTATACAACAATACTGATACTACTCGACAGGCTATATTTGCTGTTGGTTCCACTGGCGCAGTTACGCTTCTAGGTGGTTCAATCACTGGTACTACAGCAGTTACAATTAACGCTGGTGGCACAAACTCAAATATCAATTTTGTTCCAACAGGAACTGGAACTGTTGACGTTGGTAGCGCAAGAATTACTTCAGTTGCAACACCAGTAAATGCAACTGATGCTGCTAATAAAGCGTATGTTGATGGTCTCAAATCTGGTCTAGATGTTAAGTACCCAGTTCGTTTAGCGACTACTGGTTCTAATCTTACAGTAACTGCCTCTGGTTCTGGTGCAGGTAAAACACTTACTAACTCTGGCACTCAAGCAGCCTTTACTCTTGACTCTGTTCCAGCTAATGTTGGCGACCGTATCCTTGTTAAAGATCAGTCAACTGCCAAAGATAATGGTATCTATACTGTTACTAACATTGGTTCTTCTTCTACAAACTGGGTTCTTACTCGCGCAACAGATGCTGATGGTTCATCTACCACTGCCACTGTTACTCCAGGTATGTTCTGTTTCGTTACAGAAGGTACTCTGAACGCCAACTCTGGTTATGTTCTAGCAGAATTCTCTGCTGACGTTGCCACTATCACTGTTGACACTAACCCACAAAACTGGATGCAGTTCTCTGGTGCTGGTGAAATTAACGCTGGTTCTGGTTTATCTAAGTCTGGTAACACTCTAAGTGCAGTTGTTGATAACTCAACTCTTGCTATCGTAAGCAATCAGTTACAAATTAACTCATCTTACGTTGGTCAATCTTCTATCACTACTCTTGGTACTATTACTACTGGCACTTGGCATGGTGGTGTAATTGGCGCAACTTATGGTGGTACTGGTGTTAATAATGGTTCTAATACTATTACTCTTGGTGGTAATATTTCTACTGCTGGTTCATTAACTACTACTGGCGCATATTCTCTAGGTCTAACAGTTACTGGCGCAACTAGCGTAACATTACCAACTTCTGGTACTCTTGCTACTCTAGCCAACAGCGAAACATTAACTAACAAGACACTTGGTTCTGGTTCTACTTGGAATGGTAACACTGTTGCTGTTGGTTATGGTGGTACTGGCACTACTTCTTTCACTGCAAATGGTATCGTTTTTGGTAACGGTACTGGTGCTCTTCAGGTTACTGCCGCTGCATCTGGTGGAACTGGTAGTGATTACAGCTATCAAATTTTGACAGTGAATGCTTCTGGTGTTCCGCAGTGGTCAAGCTCAATTGACGGTGGCACGTACTAATAAATAAAACAGGTGGGTGTAAGCCCCACCCTCAGTATATACTGAGTAATGATTTTCTAAATAGAAGGTAGATAATGGCAACGCCACTATTATTAAAACGATCATCCGTTCAAGGAAAAGTCCCAGCAACAACTTCGCTTCAGTTGGGTGAACTTGCACTTAACACGTATGATGGTAATATTTTCTTTAAGAAATCTCCAAATGGAACAGACTCTTTAATTACTGTTTCAACAAACAATAATCTACTTTCTTACATTGTTGTAACATCAAATACAACAGCAGTCGCCAGACAATCCTATATTGCGAATACATCTGCAGGTAATTTTACAATTACATTGCCAGCTACACCCAACTCTGGTGATTGGGTAGTTGTTGCTGATGGTGCAAATTTTAGCACAACTCCAGTAACAATCGGAGCGAATGGTCAATCTATTGACGGTATCTCTCAAAACTTAAATCTAGACATCGCTGGTGTTTCAGTTACATTGACTTTCAACGGAACAACTTGGTTAGTATATACTCAGGTTGGCGCCAACGGTGGAGTTGCTAGTGGAGGTGGTTCTGGATCAACATCTTGGACAAGCATAACAGGTAAACCTACATTCGCAACTGTTGCCACTAGCGGTAGTTATACTGATTTAATAAATCAACCAACTCTGGCACCTTCAGCTACTACTGATACAACAAATGCTTCTAATATTACAAGCGGAACATTGCCAAACGCTCGTCTGAGTTCAGTTCCTAATTCTGCTCTTGCTAATAGTTCTGTTACTATTGGCACAACTACTATCGCATTAGGCGCTTCCAGCACTACTCTTACTGGTTTAACATCAGTAACTTCTACATCTTTCGTTGGCGCTTTAACTGGTAATGCGTCAACAGTAACTAATGGTGTTTATACTACTGATACTGGCACAGTAACCAACACTATGCTTGCTGGTTCAATCGCTAATGCTAAATTAGCAAACAGCACAATTTCTGGTGTTTCTCTTGGTTCAAACTTAAATACATTGACGTTTGGAACTGGGTTAACAGGAACATCGTATAATGGATCAAGTGCAGTTACTATTGCTCTTGACACAACTGCAGTTAAAAACCTATTCAGCGTTACATCTAACTCTGCTGGCACAGAGGCTCTATCATATAGTGGTGGTGTGTTTACATTCACCCCATACGCATTACCAACAGCAACAACATCAACACTTGGTGGTGTAACTGTTGATGGATCTACTATTACTATCTCTGGAAGCACAATTAGTGCAACATCTTTCCAACCTAATGGTGTATATAATATTACATCATCGGGTGGAACAACAACGCTTACTGCTTCCACTGCAACTAACGTAACAGTTACTGGTTCTGCAACGCAAACTATTAAGATGCCAGATGCAACTACGCTAAAGGCTGGTTGGATATTCCGTATTAACAATAACACATCATCTGCATCAAGTTTAAATCTACAAGATAGCACTGGGGCTCAAATTGGAACAGTACCTCAGGGTGGTGATTCTCAGGTAATTCTGTTAACCAATTCCACTGCCGCTGGAACATGGGACGTGCATGGTTGGATTCCGTCCAACATATTAATGGGCTCAAGTATACTACAACTTGGATCAAGTAGTTATAGTATCGGTCCATATAATTCATCATTAACCATTGGCTCGGCAAGTTCAGTATCAACAACATATAACTTTGGTACTGGGGCTACTACTAGCGGAAACACTAAAGCGATTAACATCGGCACAGCTGGTGTTAGTGGCTCAACTACTACAATTACATTGGGCAGCAACGTAAGTGGCGCTACTTCTTCTACGGTTGTTAACGGATCGCTTTCCGTAACAACAAGCGGATCAACTGGTTCAATAACAGTTACTGATACTGGAACAAACGGTGGCAATATTGCATTAGTTGGCAACGGTTCAACTACTCCCAACAAATATCTTCGTTCTTACAATGGTAGCTTTGGAATTGTTAACAGTGGATATACAGCAAGCATAATTAACATTTCTGATGCTGGTATGATTTCAACAGGTGGTGCATCCACCGCAAGTAATAATATACCAACTGGTAATGCGATTTCGTTGAATAGTAATGGTTACATCAGTGATGACGGTAACCTTCACATTACAAGTAGTAGTGGTTCTATTTGGATTAATCCAGTGGATAGTTCCGCAGTTCGCATTGGAACACAATACAATAGCGGATCTGGCGCAGGTTTAGTTGTTCAGGGTGGTATCACATCTAATACAACAGATCCATCGCAGGGAACTTACTTTACCAAAGTTCAAACCAATTGGAACGTTAATCAACCATCACTGGCTATGGATAACTTAAACGTGAGGTTGAATAATAGTAGTGGGAATAACTTATTGATACAGGCCAGTGCAGTCAGTGGATCATTTACTGCTTATATAACTACTTTTGAAAGCTGTGCAGGAAATCCACTTACTAGCCAAACCAACTCTGGTGGTATTACATTTACAGCAGGAACTTGGACCAGCATCAATGCCGTTCACACATTAAGTTCTGGTGGTGATGTTATCTTTTTCTTTCTTTCTGATACTACATCTGGTAAAATATATCGTGTTACTTGTTTACACACCAATGGCGCAACCAATGGATCTATCTTTATTGAGCGTATGGTGTAATAATGTCTAATACTCTATTATCCAACATTGTTGCTCCTAGTTCTATTGTTCAACTAACAGCAGCACAAACTCTTACAAATAAAACTCTTACCAGCCCTACGATTAACAGTGGTACTGAAAATAATTTAACTCTCACTGGAAGTCTTACTGCTGGTGGTAGCACTGGAACCGCTGGGCAATTTTTACAAACAACAGGAACTGGCACCACTTGGGGATACCCAACGACATTCGGTTCTGGTACAAGTACTTTACAATTTGGAACAGACAGTAGCGGTAATCCAACTCTAGTATTTACTCTTGCTAATAGTGTAATTGCCACAATGACAGTTAATGGTCTGACGATGTCTCAGCCTATTAACATGAGTAACAATACAATTTCTGCTCTTGGCAATCCAGTTCTTTCAACTGATGCAGCCACTAAGGGATATGCCGATGGCGCTGCCACGGCAAGCCAATATCCTAGTGGGGATTATGGTGGGTTCTCTGCTACAACAGAAGATGCTTTTGGTGTAAGTTTGACACCGATTATTCAATACGATAACATGTCGCCATCTGGGACTCTACTTGCAGTAGATTTTGGCGTATTAACATAATAAGGAATAGAAATGCCAACACAAGTACAGTTACGAAGAGGTACGGCTTCTCAAAATAATGCGTTTACTGGCGCACAGGGTGAACAAACAGTAGATACAGATAATTATATCATTCGTCTACACGACGGTAGTACTCCTGGTGGTCATCAGGTTGCGATGGCAACAGCGACACAAACCCTTACCAATAAGACGCTAACAACACCAACTGTTACATCTCCAGTAGTTTCTGGTGGTACAATTGATAATGCTGTTATTGGTGGAACAACACCAGCAGCTGGTACATTCACAACAATTACATCTACTGGACTTACAACTGTTAACTCGTTGTTGGTTCAAAACCAAATTCAAATCGGTGCGACTCAAATTACTGGTTCGTTGATTCTTTCTCCAAATTATATGTTGTCAGGTGGATCATCCACTGTAACGTCACCAACCACACAGAACGTAGGATGGAACTACGCATGGGGTTATAATATTACAAATTATGTATATGAATTTACTGGTAATGGTTCAACTACTGTAACTGTAACATTAACTGGTTCTGGTGTAACAAATTCCTCTCTTGGTATCACTGTTGGACAAATTATTAACTTCACTGGAACTGGTGTAACTAATTTAGATGGTACTTGGACAGTTAATAATGCAACTGCAGGAGCCACATCCTTTGCTGTAACAACCAACTCTGCTGTTGCTCCTGGTGTATATGTGCAACCTGTTAATTTGGTGGCAACTCTTAGTAAGAAGGGTTGGTTTGGTGTTGGGTCTGATAGAATTTTCTCAGTAATACCAGATGCTTCTGGCTTCACAAATCAAATTTTAAGTGGACAATTAGGCGACGCTCGTTTCGGTAATTTAGCATTAAATGGAAGTTACAGTGGACCAGTTACACTATCAACGACAGCAACTACTGCTAACGTATTTAATACTGGAGCAACAACAGTAAATGCATTCGGTGCTGCCACTGTATTATCTCTTGGCGCAACTACTGGTACAACAACAATAAACAACCCAACTGTTCTTGGTTCACAAACTACTCAGAACCTTTGGAATACTGTTGCGACTACTATTAACTTTGCTGGTGCTGCAACTACTCTTTCTGTTGGTGCTTCTACTGGTACAACTACCGTTAATAATAACTTATCAGTATCTGGAACTTCTTCTCATACTGGTAATGCAACGTTCAGTGGAACACTTGGTGTTACTGGTGCGACTACTCTAAGTTCTACTTTAGGTGTTACTGGTCAAACAACTTTATCAAGTAACCTAGCAGTAAATGGTGGCAGTATTACTACCACAGCAACTACTGCGAATTTGATTAACAGTACAGCAACTACTCTTAACATTGGTGGCGCTGCGACTTCCATCAATATGGGCGCATCTACTGGTACAACTACTGTTAATAATGCGCTGTATACACTTAGCACATTATATGTCGGTTCTGGTTCTACAACAACAGCATTAACAAGCCCAATTAGTATTTTCCGTGGTACAAGTTCAACTGGTGCTGGTAATCAGTATACACAATCTGCTCTATTGAACGGAACATCAACTGGTTCTACTGACTTTATTGCTTATGGCGATAACTATCCAGGTCCAAGTAACGACCATGGCTGGGTTGATGTGGGTTATACTGGTTCAGCGTTCAATGACCCAGACTTTACAATTACAGGTAAGAACGATGGTTATTTGTTTGCTGGTGCGGTGTCTGGCGCTTCTGGCGCAACAGGTAACTTAGTTCTAGCAACAGACTCTACTGGTAGTACTGCCGATATCGTATTGGCCACTGGTGGTTTCTTATCGTCGAACGAAAAACTACGTTTAGTAAACTCAACTGGTGAACTTAAATTCAAGACACCAACATTAACATCTTCTGGCGCAACTACTGCAAACGTATTCAATGCAGTTGTTACGACTCTAAACATTGGTGGCGCTGCCACTACTATTGGTATCGGTGCTTCTACTGGTACAACTACTGTTAACAATAACTTAACTGTTACTGGTAACTTAACTGTTAACGGAACAACTACCACTGTTAACCAAACAACTACTAATACGTCGTTTGTTGCCACACAAGGTCTTGAGATTTCTGGATCCTATACTGGTTCTTATTCTGATGGTCTATTGTTAGATTATTCATCAGGAAATGGTCGTATTACTGTTGGTGGTGGTGATGGTCTAACAATCTATAACAATGGCGATACAACTCGTCAGGCTCTATTAACAATTGACCAATACGGTAATACTACTCAACTTGGTGGAACAATTGTTTCTGGCGCAACTACTGCAAACGTATTTAACACTACATCAACTACTGTTAATGCGTTCGGTGCGGCAACTACGTTAAATATTGGTGCTTCTACTGGTACAACTACTGTTAACAATAACTTAACTCTTGGTTCCAACACTTTAACTGTATCAACAATTACTGATAGTATCCGTAAGAAACAAACATTTACGTTAACAACTTCTGGAACATCACCAATCTCTATGTATACTTGGTCGATTGGCGCATATCGTTCTGGCGAACTTTTAATGTCTGTAACTAACGGAACTGTTTATGAAATTCTACGATTAATGATTGTTCATGATGGAACAAACGTATATCTATCACAGAACTATGATGCAACAAACCAAGTTCAATCTTCGCAATCTGCCTCTAACGTGGCATTTACATCAAGCATTACTGGTGGCATATTGACTGTTTACGCAGCATGCGCCAGTGGCACTGCTACAATCAAGGGCGAAGCAACTATTTTCGCTATCTAAGGATAATTAAATGGCCATTCCAACAACTAGAGAAGAATTTAAGTGGTATTGTCTTAGAACTCTTGGCGCACCTGTCATTGAGATTAACGTTGATGACGATCAAATTGAAGATCGTATCGACGAGGTTCTAGACTACTGGCAACTATATCACTATGATGGCATTGAGCAATTATACATTGCTCAGGCTATTAGCGCATCATCAATGTTTCTTACTACAAATAATGCGCAGAATTTTAATGATAACGATACTATTACAGGATTAACTTCTGGTGCGCAGTGTACAGTAACTCAAGAAACTGTTAGAACATCAAACGGTAATCTACTTCTTGTCAAGAATTTTACCAGTACAGTTAATGCTCCAACAGAAAATATTTACTATTCAAACCAAACATTTGATCCAACAAAACCAGGTGTTACTTACGGTAGTACCTTGGCTCCATTTGGCGGATTTCTTCCAGGCGAAACTATCACAAACGCAATTCCAGGTCCAGGAGGTTTAACTCCTGCGAATCCTGTTACTGCTACATTAAATGCAACTACTCCTGTCTCTTACGGTCAATATGATAATCGCTATATAACTTTACCAGATAACATTTATGGTATCAAGAAAGTTTATAGCATTGGTCAGGCATCTTCTTCTAAGAATATTTTCGACCTTCAGTATCAGTTACGTTTGAATGACTTATATGATTTAACATCTACATCTATTGTTTATTATAACACTGTTATGAATCATCTAGATCTATTAGATTTTGAGTTGAATGGTCATGATCTTTATCGTTTTAATAGATTACAGAATCGTTTATACTTAGATGTTAATTGGGCAACAGATTTAACATTTGGTCAATATGTTTTGATTGAAGGATACGGTATTATGGATCCAAATAATTGGTCAAATATATGGAACGAAAACTGGTTGAAGCGTTATGGTGTCGCTGTTTTCAAACGTCAATGGGCAACTAATATCAAAAAATTCTCTGGTATACAACTTCCGGGCGGTGTAACTTTAGATGGTGATAAATTATATGCTGAGGCGATCTCTGAAATTAAAGAATTGCAAGACGAATTGCAGAACAAATCTGCTCCATTAGATTTTATGATGGGATAATATGAGTACCGTAAACGTATACTTTACGCAAGGAACAAGTGGTGAGCAAGAACTCATCGAGGATATTATCATTGAATCATTAAAGATTTATGGTAATGAGGTTTTTTACATTCCAAGAACACTCGTTTCTTTGGACAATGTGCTCGGCGAAGATCGTTTATCTCAATTTAAAACAGCATTCCCAATTGAAATGTATTTTGAAAATGTTGATTCATTTAGTGGACAGGGTGCATTTATTCAGAAGTTCGGTTTAACTATTGAACAATCAGCTACACTTGTTGTTTCTCGTAGACGTTGGCAACAGTTTATTGGTCGCTATAATGTAACCAATATCCCAACAAGACCAAACGAAGGCGATTTAATCTATTTCCCACTATCAGGTGGATTGTTTGAAATTAAATTCGTGCAACACCAAGACCCATTCTATCAATTGGGTAAATTGTACGTATACAAACTACAGATTGAATTGTTCCAATATTCTTCAGAGTTTATCGATACTGGTGTTCCTGAGATCGATGCGTTTGAAACTCTTAAGACTTTCAATACAAATGTTACACGAAATGGTTTCGGTGGAGTTGCTGCCATTACATTAACTAATGGCGGATCTAATTATTCAGCTACTCCTACTATTATAATAACAAGCCCAACTGGTATTAATGCAGCTGCAACAGCAACTGTTACTAATGGCGTTATTACTGCGATTAATGTAACAAACGCAGGAACTGGATACCAAACAGCTCCTGTTATAACAATCACAGACACCACTGGGACTGGTGCGCTTGCAACAGCAAGTGTTGGTATTGACGTTGATCAATCAGATGGTTTCGGAGAAAATACTACATTTAAATCAGCTGCATCGCCAGTTTTGAGTTTCAGTGAAACTAATCCGTTCGGAGAAATACAATAATGTTAAGCGGAAATGTTTACTATCATGGTTCTATAAGAAAAGCAATTGTAGCCTTTGGTCGCCTATTCAGCGATGTTTATATTGACCGCAGACAGGGCGACTCTGTCAACGGAACTGTTCTTGAACGTCTACAAATACCCATCACATATGCTCCAAAAGAGAAGTGGTTGGTGCGTATTGAACAACAACCAGATATTGAAAACAATGTCACAATGGTGTCATTACCAAGAATGTCGTTTGAGATAAATGGTTATCAATACGACTCTAATCGTAAACTTGGTAAGATGACTCAGATTAAAACATCTGGCACCACTACAACTCCAACAGTGTATACCCCAGTCCCTTACAATTTAGACCTTTCTTTGTATGTTATTACAAAAACTCAAGAAGATGGTCTTCAAATTATTGAACAAATTCTTCCAACATTTACGCCAGAATACACACTTCAGGTTAACATGGTTCCTGAGATGGGTATTACTATGGACGTACCAATTATTTTAAATAGTGTACAGGTTGTTGATGAGTTTGATGGGAATTTCCAAGACAGAAGATATGTGACTCATACGCTAAATTTTGAAATGAAACTTAATCTATATGGTCCAGTTAGTAATCAGGGTGTTATTACTCAGGTTAATGCTAATATTGGAGAAAACGAATCAACAGGAACGCAGACAATCTATACTGCCACTGGCGATGTTACTACAGCAACAGTAACATCGGAACAATGGACTGGTCAGGGGTTATAATTGGCTGAAATTTATAATTCGAATTCGAACTTAAAATCTGCTGGCGTTTCGTTTAATTTTACACCAGAACAAGTACAAGAGTATGTTAAGTGCGCTCAGGATTACATATACTTTATTGAAAACTATTGCTACATCGTTACACTTGACCATGGTCTACAGTTGTTCAAATTGTATGACTGTCAGAAAAATAAACTAAATGTAATCCATAATAATCGTAGAGTTATTCTTATGGAAGGACGTCAGCAGGGTAAAACGACAACTTCCGCTGCGTATATTTTATGGTACACTCTTTTCCAAGAAAGTAAAACAGTTGCTATTCTTGCCAATAAGGCAACTGCTGCTCGCGAGGTTTTGGATCGTTATCAAACTATGTATGAACAGCTTCCATCTTGGATGCAGGCTGGTGTCACTGGTTGGAACAAGGGTGATATCGAACTAGAAAATGGTTCAAAGGTATTTACTGCTGCCACTGGTAAATCTGGTATTCGTGGTAAATCTGTTAACATGCTTTATGTTGACGAGGCTGCGATTATCCCAAACAATGTTGCCGAAGAATTTTTCACTTCCGTTTATCCAACTATTTCTGCTGGTCAAACAACTAAGATTCTACTGTCTTCAACTCCACTTGGTTATAACCATTTCTGGAAATTTTGGACAGATGCCGAAACAGGAAGAAATGGTTTCGTTCCACTATTCATCCCTTACTGGGAAATTCCAGGACGCGACGATAAATGGGCTGCTGAACAAAAGGCGATGCTTGGTGAACTTAAATATAACCAAGAGGTTGCATGTAAATTCCTTGGTTCTAGTTTAACATTAGTATCTGCCGATGTTATTGCAAGAATGCCAATTGATATAAAAATCTACGAGAAAGATGGTCTTGATGTATATGCAAGACCACAGGCTAAACATACATACTGTATAATAGCTGACGTAGCGAAAGGTGTTGGTGGAGACTATTCCGCATTCCAAGTAATTGATATCACAGAAGTTCCATATAGAATAGTTGCTAAATACAGAAACAATGAGATTAGTCCACTTTTGTATCCTAATGTGTTATACAAAGTTGGTAAAGAATATAATGAAGCGTATCTCTTAATTGAGATTAACGCAAGCGAACAGGTTGCGCATATTATTTACAACGAATTAGAGTATGAGAATATTTTGTTTGTAAATAGACACAATCAGGGTCAATATGTTGGTGGGGGTTTCGGTGGGGGTAAAACTCAACTCGGAGTTAACACTGATAAAAAAGTAAAACGAATTGGTTGTCACAATTTTAAATCCTTGGTGGAAGAGAATAAACTTCTAATTATGGACGCTGATACTATTTCAGAAATCTCAACTTTTATTGAGAAAAAAGGATCTTACGAAGCGGATGAAGGATATCATGATGACTTAGTTATGCCGTTGGTCTTGTTTGGTTGGCTTACAACACAGCCATATTTTAAAGACCTAAATAACATAAACCTTAGAGAGATTATGTATCAGAAACAGATTCAAGCAATTGAAGATGAACTGACTCCTTTTGGATTTTATGACGATGGAAAAGGTGATTCAGACCCATTAAACTTTTGAGAAAACCAATAAAAACTAAATAAATGGTAGACACGAATTTCTGTCTAAAGTAAAACTTATTAAACAAGGAGAATTACAATGCCTTTTCAATTATCTCCAGGCGTTGCAGTCGTAGAAAAAGATTTCTCAGCGATCGTTCCAGCTATTTCTAGTTCAGCAGGTGCATTCGTTGGCGCATTCCAATGGGGTCCAGTTATGGCTCCGACTCAAGTTGTTTCCGAAAACGACTTAGTTAATCAGTTTGGTCAACCAAATGATTTAAATTGCACATCTTTCTTTACTGCAGCTAACTTCCTAAGCTACACTAATAATATGTTAGTGGTTCGTGCTGACACTGCAGGGCAACGTAACGCTGTTGCGTCACAATCTGGTGGTATTACTTCTATCGTTAAAACTTCTGCTGGAACTGGATATACTTCAGTACCAACAGTAACTATTAGCGCACCAAATGTTACTGGTGGTATTCAAGCAACTGCCACTGTTACTTTAACAGGTGGTGGTGTTACTGCCGTTGCTATTTCTGCTGGTGGTACTGGTTATACTGGAACTCCAACTGTTGTGTTTAGCGCACCTCAGGTTAGCGGTGGAACTACTGCTACTGGTACTGTAACAACTTCTGCTGGTGTTATTACTGGTATAACTATTACTAATGCAGGTTCTGGTTATACTTCTGCTCCTACTGCCACTATTACTGGTGTTGGTACTGGTGTTGTTATCGGAACAATCACTATTTCTGGTAGTGGTATCAACACTATCACTATTACTAATGCAGGTTCTGGTTATACTACTAACCCAACAGTTACTGTTACTGGCGGTAATGGAAGTGGTGCTGTATTAACTGCAACTGCAACTGAATCTGGTGTTAAGATTAACAACAATACAGTTTATCTAACTGAATTCTCTACTGGTCAGGGAACATATGGTTCTTTTGCTGCCAAGTATCCAGGTTCTCTAGGTAACTCTATTCAAGTTCAATTGGTTGATTCTGCTTCTTATACTGGTTGGCAGTATGCCTCTAGCTTCCCAGTTGCTCCAGGAACTTCTAACTACGCTGCTGGTGTTGGTGGATCTAATGATGAATTGCATGCTGTTGTTATTGACGAATTAGGATTATGGACTGGTACTCCTGGTACTGTTCTAGAAACTTTTGCGTTTATGTCTAAGGCTTCTGATGCAGTTGGTTCAGATGGTACTAATGAATACTACGTAAACGTACTTAACGCACAATCAAACTACATTTGGTGGATGGATCATCCACAAGGTGTTGGCACTAACTGGGGTAATACTGCTCATAACACTTCATTCTCTCAAACAACTACTGGTACTCCATTGGTATTCCAATTATCAGGTGGTGTTGACGACTACGCTCTAACTGATGCTATGTTAGAAAATGGTTGGGCTTTATTCCTAGATGATGCTACTTACGACATCAATCTATGCCCACTAGGCGCTGCTTCTTCTAACGTGGCAAACTACGTTATTAACAACATCGCTGAAGTTCGTCTAGACTGCGTTGTATTCTGCTCTCCACAAAACTCTGATGGTTCACCAATCATCGGTTCTGGTTCAGCTGCAACTACTCCAATGATCGCTTACCGTAACGCTCTTCCAAGCACTTCTTATGGTGTTATGGACTCTGGTTGGAAATATCAGTATGATCGTTATAACGATAAGTATCGTTTTGTTCCATTGAACGGCGATATTGCTGGTCTATGTGCTCGTACTGATTACACTAATGACCCATGGTTCTCACCAGCTGGTCTAAATCGTGGTCAGATTAAGAATGTTGTTAAGTTGGCAGTTAACCCATCTCAAGCTGATCGCGATACTCTATACTCTGCTGGTATTAATCCTGTTGTTACATTCCCAGGAGACGGTACAGTTCTATTCGGCGACAAGACTTTAATGGCTAAACCAAGCGCATTTGATCGTATTAACGTTCGTCGCTTGTTCATCGTTCTTGAGAAATCAATTGCAACTGCTGCTAAATTCCAGTTGTTCGAATTTAACGACAGCTTCACTCAAGCTCAGTTCAACAACCTAGTAACTCCATTCCTACGCATTGTTCAAGGTCGTCGTGGTATTACTGATTTCTTGGTTGTTTGTGATGGAACTAATAATACACCTGACGTTATAGACGCAAATCAATTCGTTGGTGATATTTACATCAAGCCAAATCGTTCTATCAACTTTATTACTCTGAACTTTATTGCTGCTCGCTCTTCAGTAAGTTTTACTGAACTTGCAGGTGGTTAATTCGAAGATAAATAAAGAAGAAGAATAACAAGGAGATATAAATGGCAAATATTGCTGATTTCAAAGCCCAGATGATTGGTGGGGGTGCTCGCCCTAACCAATTCTACGTGCAGTTAACTTTCCCAACTTTCGTAACTCTTGGAGCTGTTGCTGGGCAAAGAGCACAGTTCCTATGTAAAGCTGCTCAACTACCAGCTTCTACTATTGAAAACATCGGTCTATTATACAAGGGTCGTCCAGTAAATTTCGCTGGCGAACGTACATTCCAACCATGGACTGTAACAATTTATAACGATACTAGTTTCGGTATCCGTAATGCCCTTGAGCAATGGCAGTCTGGCATTCAAAATTACGACACAACAGATGGTCGCGTAAACCCAGTTGATTACCAAGTTGACTTGGCTGTTTATCAATTAGATCGTTCTGGTTCAATTATTAAGACTTACAACTTTGTTGACGCATTCCCAACTAACATTTCCGCTATTGGTTTGGATTACGAACAACAAAATGCAATTGAACAGTTTGACGTAGAATTCCAATACAACTACTTCACTTCTGATACTGGTGCTCAGTCTGGATTTGGTGCTTCTGCGGCGGTAAATACCCCACTAGGCACTTTCCCAGTCAGCACTTAATTTTAACTGAAGGTCTTATATAATGCAACTATTTGGTTTCGAGATATTACGTAAAAAAGATAGGGGCGTTGATACAATCGTATCTCCGTCTCCATCCGATGGATCGACCGTAATCAACACTGGCGTAAATGCTGGTGGGTATTATGGTATGGTCATGGATCTTGATGGTGTTATCAAGAATGAAAATGATTTAATTAGACGTTATCGTGAGATCTCTCAATATAGCGATTGTGACAATGCAATTGAAGACATTGTTTCTGAGTGTATTGTTTATGATGAAGAAGATCAAACAGTTACAATCAATTTAGATGATACCAATTTATCTGAAACGATTAAGAAAAAAGTTCGCGACGAATTTAATAAAGTTTTAAAGTTATTAAAATTTTCTGAAAAGGGGCATGATATTTTCCGTTCATGGTATATTGACGGAAGAATTTATTATCATGTTCTTCTTGATGAGAAAAATTTAAAAGCTGGTATTCAAGAGTTACGTTACATTGATCCACGTAAAATTCGTAGAATTAAGAACGTAATTAAAGAGAGAACTCCGCGAGGAGTTGAAGTCGTTAAACAGATCGAAGAATTTTATCTGTATAATGACAAAGGTATTACTGAGCAGACAACTCAAGGTGTTAAACTGTCACTAGATTCTGTTGTTTATGTACCATCAGGATACATGGACGCAAATACTGGTATGATGATGTCTTATCTACATAAGGCAATTAAACCAGTGAACCAACTAAAAATGTTAGAAGACTCAATGGTCATCTATCGTATTAGTCGTGCTCCTGAACGTAGAATTTTCTACGTTGACGTTGGTAATCTACCAAAAATTAAAGCCGAACAGTACGTAAACGACATTATGAATAAATTTCGTAATAAGATTGTTTATGATGCTGACACAGGCGAAACAAGAAACGATCGTCGCCATCTGTCAATGATGGAAGATTTCTGGATGCCTCGTCGCGAGGGTGGTAAAGGAACTGAAATTACTACACTTCCAGGTGGCCAAAACTTGGGTCAGATCGAAGATATCGAATACTTCCAAAAGAAATTGTATCATGCTCTAAACGTACCTATTGGTCGTATGCAAGAGCAACAAGGCTTCAGCATTGGTCGTTCTCAAGAAATTAGTCGCGATGAAGTAAAGTTCAATAAATTCATTGTGCGTATTCGTAATAAATTTGCATCATTATTTACTGAAGCATTACGAGTTCAATTAATTGCAAAAAATATAATTCTTCCTGAAGAATGGGATGATATTGCAGCAGATATTCGTTATAATTATGTTGAGGATAATCATTACGCTGAATTAAAAGATGCTGAAGTGATGGGTGGTCGTTTAGCATTACTTCAACAAATTGAACCATATCTCGGTAAATTCTATTCTATGGACTGGGTTCGTAGAAATGTTCTTCAACTTACAGAAGATGAGATTGAAGAAATGCAGAAGGAAATGGATTCAGAAGAAGAATATCATATGGATAATGCTGAGCGAGATGGTATTGTTGCTGGTGCTACGCAAGCAGCTCAACAAAATTATTTACAGAAATACGCACCACAGGCAGCTGAAGCACCAACTGGTGATGCACCTCTGCCAATGGGTCAATAATTAAAGGAGAATAATATGAGCACAACTTTAGATTTGGTACACGCTATTATCAACAAAGACGCAGTTGCAACTGAAACTGCATTTAATGCAGCAATGGCAGAAAGAATTTCTGCAAATATCGATACACTAAGAACAGATATTGCCCAATCAATGTTTAATACTGTTAGCGAAGAAGACCTATCTGAAAAGAACTGGATCGCTGGGGCAATCAAGCACCCAGGAGCTGAAACAAAAGCTGCACATAAAGCTGGTGAATCTACTCATGAGTATATGGAAAAACATAAACATGATTCTGGTAAAGCAGGTAAGCGTGCTCGTCTTGGTTTAACCTTATCTAAACTGAATAAGTAATGCAGTACAGTCAGTTTATTTCTTCTCTAAAAAATACTTCTGGATATAAAACATTAGAAGAAGCGAAGAAACACACTAAAGAAACAACGCAAAAACAAAAGCTGGCAGAGGCAATCGCTAAAGATAATTATCAAGAAATTTCAGAACATACTATTGCCAGTATTATTAAAGAATATCACGAAGTTAAAGTTACCGATACGCTAATTGAATCATATTTAGATTTCGCTTCTTCTAATACGTTTACTATTGATCCAGTTGTTCATAAGATTCGTTCTTTGAATAAACTTGATAGAGTTGTTGAAGGTAAGTTACACTACGTGCTTACTGATGGTTCTACAGTTGCAATAAACGAGGCAACACAAGATAACCTAAATAAATTATTGGAAAATGAAAAAGAGATTATCGAGTTCATGAGAGAATCTAAAGAAAATTTCTTTTATGTGCTTGAACAAATAGAGGAATAAAAATGGCTGTTTTATTTACAACTGTTAAAAACACAAACCAAGAAGTAATCATCCACTTTGATACAGTGGCTGCTGAAACTGGTACAATCGCATTAAACACACTTGGGGCTGCTACTCAAACTCTAACTCCAGGAGGCACTCCCACTGTTAATATCGTTAAGTTCTTCTCTACAGGTGAACTTGGCGCTGGTCTAAGAATTACTCGTAACAGTGGCGCTAAAAACATTATCGCATGCGCACCAGAAAACGCACCATTCTTGGATTTAAATTCAAATGGTTTTTCTGACACAACTTATAACACAACTGACATTCAAGTAACTAACGATGTTGCTAAACCAGTAACTGGTTATCTAGTTCTACGTAAAGTTTCAGGTTGGGATACTAATGTTGAAACTGCATGGTACGGTGCTTATGACGATCCAACTGTTGTTGGCGCTTCTTCAACTTTATCTGGTAGTCCAGGCGCTCCAGGTGCAACTCCAATAGGTTAATAGATGAAACTAATTAGAGAAGAGTTTAACGATACTCATCTTATCGTTGAAGAAAAATTAGGTAAAGGTAAAACATACTTCATTGAAGGTGTTTTCCTTCAATCTGAACTTGTTAACCGTAATGGTCGTATGTACAAAGAAAGCACAATGGATCGCGAAGTAAGTCGCTATCTAAAAGAAGCTGTTCTATGTAATCGTGCGTATGGCGAACTTGGTCATCCAGAAGGTCCAGGTATTAACCTTGATCGCGTATCACACATTATTACTTCATTACGTAAAGAAGGCACAAACTATATTGGTCGTGCCAAAATTTTAGAAACCCCAATGGGTAACATCGCTCGTGGTCTCTTAGAGGGCGGTGCGAACCTTGGAGTTTCAAGCAGAGCAATGGGATCACTCGTTCAAAATAACGAAGGTGTTCAAATTGTTCAAGACGATTTTCATCTAGCAACTGCTGCTGATATCGTCGCTGATCCTTCTGCTCCAGATGCTTACGTACGTGGCATTATGGAAGGTAAGGAGTGGACATTTGTTGATGGAAAGTTTGTGGAACAAAACATTGAAGAGACTAAAAAGTTTATTAAGAAAACTTCTTCTAGAAAATTAGAAGAAGCAAAAATTCTGGCTTTCCAACACTTTCTGAGCAAAATCAGATAATTTATAAATAATTACAGAACTATCCAGTTAGGAGAATAACAATGTCAATCGAACAAAAAATCGCTGAAATTTTAGCAGAGTCTAGAAAGAAACAATTAGACGAAGCTAATCCAGCTACTAAGAACGCAGAACCAGGTGATCAAAAGCCTGTCCACAAAGGTCCAACTTCTGATCAAAGAAGCAAAGAAGTTAAGCCAACTGGATCTGGCAATACACCAGCTGAACACAGCCACTTATTAGATCAAGGTTCTCATGAAGCCAACCCTGATAACGCACGTGGATTCCTAGATCACGAAGACAATCTTGGCAACGAAGGCGACGAAGGCGAAGTAGTGCAGAATGACGTACAAGATAAACGTGGTTCTAATCCAGCTTCTCGTAATGCCGTTGCTGGCGATAAAGCAGTTGTTCGTAAGGGCAACGCTATTGACCGTGGCGATGAAGAAAAAGGCGATGGACCAATGGTTCCATTTCGTCCAACTGGAAAAGTTAACGACAAGAAAGATCACAGCGACGAAGGCATTAAAGAAGATATCGATGCTATGTTAGCTGGCGAAGATCTATCAGAAACATTTAAATCTAAAGCTGCTACTATTTTTGAAGCGGCAGTTATGTCCCGTGTAAACCGTGAAGTTGCACGTTTAGAAGAAGAGTTTGAAGCAACTGTTGCTGAGACAGTTGCCGAACAAATTGAGGGTATTGTTGAGCAAGTTGATGGATATCTTGGCTATATTGCCGAGCAGTGGATGGCACAGAATGAAATTGCCCTTGAGCGTGGTGTTAAGAATGAAATTCTTGAGAGTTTTGTTGGTGGATTGAAAGATCTATTCGAAGAACACTATATTGATATTCCAGAAGAAAAGTATGACCTACTTGGCGAAATGGAAGAAACAATTAGCGAATTAGAAGAAAAACTAAATGAAGAAGTTGCTACTAATGTTGAATTAACTAAGCTAGTTAGTGAAGCAAAACGTAACGAAATCATTGCTTCTATTAGCGAAGGTTTAACAGCTACTGAAACTGAAAAGTTCAATAGTCTTGTTAACGAAATCGCCTTTGAAGATACTGAATCTTTTGAAACAAAAGCAAAAACTATCCGTGAATCTTATTTCGTTAAAACTACATCAGGTGTTAAATCCGTTGTAACTGATGCTCCAGTTGAAGTTCTAACTGAATCTGGCGCTAAAGTTGTTGACGCTAAAATGTCAGCTTATCTATCAGTGCTTAACAACAAATAATCAATTAAAAGGAAATCCAAAAATGGATCGTAAAGACTTATTAAAAAAATGGGCTCCAATCCTTGAACATGAAGGTTCAGCCCCAATCCGCGATAACTATCGTAAAGAAGTTACAGCCGTTCTTCTAGAAAACCAAGAACGTGAAATGCAAAAACAAGCTGAGGCAATTTTCGAAGCTGCTCCAGCTAACAGCGTTGGTTCATATCCAGACGCTGGTGGTATGGCTAAGTTTGACCCAGTGTTGATCAGTCTAGTACGTCGTGCTATGCCACAATTGATCGCTTATGATATCGCTGGCGTTCAACCAATGACTCAACCAACTGGTTTGATCTTCGCGATGAAATCACGTTATACTACACAAAGTGGTACTGAAGCGTTATTCAACGCAGCTAACACTGCTTTCGCAGGTACTGGTACTGATTCTGGACCATTTACTTTCTCTGGTTCAGATACTACTGGTTCTGGTCTAATTACTTCTGCAGCTGAACGTCTTGGTCAAGGTGGTTCTGGTGATGGTTCTTTTGCTCAAATGGCATTCTCAATCGAGAAGTCAAGCGTAACTGCTAAGACTCGTGCTCTAAAAGCTGAATACTCAGTTGAATTGGCACAAGACTTGAAATCAGTTCATGGTCTTGATGCTGAAGGCGAACTAAGCAACATTCTCTCTACTGAGATTCTTGCTGAGATCAACCGTGAAGTTATCCGTACTGTTTACACTTCATCTGTTCCAGGTGCTGCTGTTGGTACTGCTACTGCTGGTACTTTCGACTTAGACGTTGACTCTAATGGTCGTTGGTCTGTTGAGAAATTTAAAGGTCTAATGTTCCAAATTGAACGTGAAGCTAACGCTATCGGCGAACAAACTCGTCGTGGTCGTGGTAACTTCATCATCACTTCTGCTGACGTTGCGTCTGCATTAGCGATGGCTGGAGTTCTAGACTACAATTCTGGTCTAACAGGTAAAAACAATCTGACTGTTGATGATACTAGCACTACTTTCGCTGGTGTTCTAAATGGCAAGTACAAAGTTTATGTTGACCCATATACTTCTAACGTATCTGCTACTCAGTTCTTCGTTGTTGGTTACAAAGGCGCTTCTGCTTTTGATGCTGGCTTGTTCTACTGCCCATACGTTCCATTACAAATGGTTCGTGCTGTTGATCCAGAAAGTTTCCAACCTAAGATTGGCTTCAAGACTCGTTACGGTCTAGTTGCTAACCCATTCGTTGATCTAGACGATGGTACTGGTACTTCTGCTCTTGGTGGCACTATTACTGCTAACAAGAACTACTACTACCGTAAAGTTAAGGTTGTAAACTTACTGTAATAGTAAGGACAACGGAAACCTACTTAAAGATAGGTACTTCAAAGGGAGCTTCGGCTCCCTTTTTTTCCATTATAAATAACAATATGACAATAACATCTCTACCTGCTGGCTTAAATCCATTATCGCCGAATGGGTTTAATTTCGCCATTACAAAAATTCCAGACGTAACTTTCTTCTGTCAAGAGGCAAACCTTCCAGGTATTACTCTTGGAGATCCTGCGTTTTCAACTCCATTTGCAACTGCTCCAATTCCAGGAGATCATCTTTCATACGACACTTTACAAATTAAATTTTTGATCGATGAGCAAATGTTAAACTATAACGTAATCTATAACTGGATTGTTGCTCTTGGTTTCCCTAGCTCATACAGCCAATATATAACACTACTATCTGGTGATACGACTGCTTATGGTGACTTGGCAGCGAATTACTCTGACGCCACTATGCAGATTCTTGACTCAAATAACAATGCAATTAGAACAATTACATTTACTGATTGTTTTCCAGTTTCTTTAGAATCAGTTACCTTCGCATCAACTAACGACGGTGTCAACTATCTTGTTGGTTCCGCTACATTTAAATTTACCCTATACGAATTCGCATAAATATTAAATTAATGATATATTGAGGTTATTATGAATCTTGAACAATTACAAGAAGCGTGGGACATTGACTGTCAGATAGACGATAACTATCTTGGCGAAACTACTACAGCAACTCCAAAACTCCACGCAAAGTATTTAAAAATACTGGTCAATATCAAACTCAAGCATACCAAGCTAAGTTCTGATTACAACATACTCCGTAAAAATAAATTCAGACTTTATCGTGGGGAACTCTCACGTCAAGAATTAACTGATCTTGGATGGGAACAATGGCAGGGCGTTAAACCATTAAAGAATGAGATGGACGAATTTCTTTCTGGCGACAACGATCTTAACGTAATGCGTGTTAAAATTGACTATCTTGAAACAATGATATATTTCCTTGAGTCAGTTCTTGGGCAAATTAAAGCAAGAGACTGGCAAATTAAAACAGCAGTTGAATGGAAAAAATTCCTATCTGGAATGTAATGAAATTAAAAATTGAAAAACTTGATGAGGTCTTTGTTCGTGTCTTTTCAGAACCAGGTATTGAAAAAGAATTAGTAGACTTCTTTACTTATGAATATCCAGGTGCTAGATTTACACCTCAATTTAGAGCACGTCTATGGGATGGTAAGGTAAGATTATATGATGCTCTAAGAAAAACACTTTATCTTGGTTTGGTTCCATACGTTGAACAATTCGCAATTAATAATGGATACGAACTCGAATATGTTAATCAGGTAAACAATAAAAACAACATAACACCAGCTGTTATGACTAAGTTCGTTACTGCTCTAAACTTACCAGAAAAGATTGAAATCCGCGACTATCAAATTGAGGCAATGACAGTTGCCGTTGATGAAGAACGCACACTACTTTTATCGCCAACTGCCTCTGGTAAATCTTTTATTATCTATTCTATCATGCGCTGGCATCTTAACGCTGGACGTAAATGCATTATTATTGTTCCAACTACATCGTTGGTTGAACAGTTATATGCTGACTTTAAAGACTACTCAGAAATAAACCAATGGTTAGTTGATGTCCATTGTCAAAAACTTTACAGTGGTTTCAGTAAAGATTTTTCTAAAGACGTATTGATTACAACATGGCAGTCTGTCTATCTACAACCAAAGTCATGGTTTAGGCAGTTTAATGTAATGTTTGGAGATGAGGCTCATAACTTTAAGGCGAAATCCCTTACAACAGTTATGGAAAAGATGGATACTACTCGATATCGTATCGGAACCACAGGTACGTTAGATAATAAGAAGGTTCATAAACTTGTTCTGGAAGGTGTGTTCGGTCCAGTCCATAGAGTTACAACTACCAAAAAATTAATGGATAGTGGAAAACTCGCTGACCTAAATATTATGTGCGTGGTACTGAAATACAATGATGAGATTCGTAAAGAACGAAAAAACAAAACGTACCAAGAAGAAATGGATTGGCTTGTGTCTTGCGAACCAAGAAATAAGTTTATTCGAAACTTGGCAATAAAATCTAAAGGTAATACGCTGGTTCTTTTTCAATACGTTGAAAAGCATGGCAAAGTTCTTTATGATCTAATCAAAAATAAAGTACACGAAGATAGAAAAATATTTTTTGTGTATGGTGGAACTGAAACTTCTGATAGAGAAGCAATCCGTCATATAACTGAAGGCGAAAGCGATGCGATAATAATTGCATCATTTGGAACCTTTAGTACTGGTATTAATATACCATCAATCGAAAATGTAATTTTTGCTTCGCCTTCTAAATCCAAGATTAGGAATTTACAATCTATCGGTAGAGGTTTGCGTTTGAAAGATGGGAAAAGTAAGTGTAATTTGTATGATATCGCAGATGATCTGCACTGGAAATCTTGGAAAAATCATACATTAAATCATGCAGCAGAGCGTTATAAAACTTACGCTGAAGAAGAGTTTAAAATTAAACTTGTTGAGGTAGAATTATGTTAACTGGTAACGAATATTATGTTGTAATTAAATTGAACACTGGTGAACAGATCATGGGAGTTCTTGAAACTGAAGATGAAAATATATTTCAGATTGTTGATCCAATGATTATTAGAACTATACCTGTTATAAGTGAAGGTAGAGAACACATTACAGCTCATCCGTACTGCCAATTCACAGACGATAATGTATTTGATATAGATAAGAAGAATGTGATTTTTATTAAACCTCTTAAAGAGATTATGATTCCACATTATAAAAGAATCGTTATGCAACATGTTGCAGAAGGGGAAGTGCAACAAGAGAGAATTTCTCCTGAAGAAGCAAGAGAGCGCATCAAAATGCTCGTTGACGTTTTCGGACAAAAGCTAGAGGACGAATATGACGAAGACCCTGTCCCTGACGAAATGGGATGGTTTGTAGAAGGAAACGATACTAAACACTAATCTATCATCAAACCCAACATGGTTATTATACAGGGTTTCAAAAATTAAAGCAAATTTATTTTAATTGTATTATTGCAATAATTTAAATTTGCTTTATTTATTTGGATGTAGTATACTTCTACTATGTTAAATTTTTAGGATATTAAAATGTTATGGCTCACTATGTAAACAATGCTGACTTTCTCGCAGCACTTGTTGAGATGAAAGAAAAAATAAAACATGCTGAAGAAAATGGTTTACCTAAACCAATTGTTAGCAATTATATTGGTGAGTGTATTTTAAAGATTGCAACACATCTTTCTTACAAACCAAATTTTATAAACTACTCATATCGCGATGATATGATTCTAGATGGAATTGAAAATTGCATTCAATACATCGACAACTTTGATCCCACTAAATCTAAAAACCCTTTCGCTTATTTTACTCAAATAATATATTACGCATTCTTACGTAGAATTGCTAAAGAAAAGAAACAATCTTATATTAAGGGTAAATTAATTCAAAACATGCCTTTTGAAGCGTTTGAGTTGCAGGAACAAGATGAGAGTGGAGAATTTCATAATGCCTATCTTGAGTTTATGCAACAAAATAATAATTTTGATGATTTTATTGACAGGAAAAAAGAAAAAGCTGGAAAGAAAAATCAAAATTCATTGAACGAATTTATTGAAGAGACTGATAATGGGAACATCAACACAATCGATACAACAATGGTTAGCGAACCTGACGGCATCGACTCGGGACTATCCTCCGATAAGGAGTAGCGCTATTGCACGTAGACGTAGAAGCAGACGTCGCGCTGAAAGAACTCTAAGACATATTACGTGGGATGCGTGGGACAACCTTTTACCTTTGAATAATATTATGAACGAAACTACTGATAATAAAATTTTCCTTGGCGTTTCTGATTTCGACGATTTAGTTGTATCAGAAATTTTAAAGCGTCGTGTTGATTCTGGTCAACGCACTGTTCATCGAGAAACCAATGTTCTTTGTAATAGAGAGCACTGGGCTGAGTGGTCTGAAGATGAATTCAAGAACGACCTTCATGTTCAGGGTAATTCTTCTAATGGAATTATTATTGAGAGGGAAACAAACAATTATATTCGGTTTGATGTGAATAGTAACACAACGACTGTTCGTGCTTATGGTGATGCTGAATTTGCTGACGCAATAATTTCGTTGGTTGAATCAAAATTTTCTGTTGTTACTTCTCATATCGAATGGGTTTATAGTAGCGACGGACAATCAGTTAATGTCCCATTAAATCGAGATCGCCTTCCAGTTGCTGAGATGTACCCTTTTCTTAAAGGCGAATCTCTTGAGTCTTACTATGATCGGTATATGGAGTCTTCAGCAAATATTCTTTTGTTGATTGGACCTCCAGGTACTGGTAAAACTACCTTCATCCGTGGTTTACTTGCCCATACAAACTCCTCGGCTATTGTTTCCTATGACTCAGGTATTTTAGACAAAGATGGATTCTTTGCTCGTTTTATTGAGAGCGATGATAATATCATGGTTCTTGAAGACTCTGATGCTTTTCTTAAATCTCGTAGTGATGGTAATACAATGATGCATCGATTCTTAAATGTTGGCGATGGGCTTGTCACAACTAAAGGTAAGAAAATGATTTTCTCTACCAACCTTCCATCTATCCGTGATATTGATTCAGCATTGGTTCGCCCAGGACGTTGTTTCGATATCGTTACCTTCGCTGAACTCAACCATGATGAGGCTAATGCGTTGTCTGATCGTCTAGGTGCTGGCAAAGTCGAGTCGGGTAAATCTAAGTATAGCATTGCAGAGATTTTCAACAAACAAACTAATAAGCCATCTGAGAGAAAGGTAGGTTTTATTTGAAAGTAGCAATTATTACAGACCAGCACTTCGGTGCTCGTAATGACAGTGTTGCGTTTCTTGATTTCTTTGAGGATTTTTACACCAACGCTTTCTTTCCTGCGTTGGAAAAGAACAACATTGATACTGTTCTTATTCTTGGCGATACCTTCGACAGAAGAAAGTATGTAAACTTTTACACACTACGTAGAACAAAAGAGATGTTCTTTGATGAGTTGGCTAAAAGAAACATTGATGTTTATATGTTGGCTGGCAATCACGATACTTACTTTAAAAATACCAATGAAACAAACTCAATTCGTTTACTATTACAAGAGTATAAAAATATCACCATCATAGATAAACCATCACACATTTGGTTTGGTGAAGATAACTTTATTTGTATGATGCCTTGGATTTGTGCAGATAACTATGATGAATCTTTAGATTTTATTAAGAATAGTGAATCAGCGATTTGCATGGGGCATTTCGAGATTTCTGGTTTTGCAATGTATAGAGGTATGGAAGCGCATGAGGGACTTTCTAAAGAAACATTTAAAAAATTTGACATGGTTTTTTCAGGTCATTATCATCATCGTAGTAATGACGGACATATTTACTACCTTGGAAATCCATACGAACTTACATGGCAGGATTATAATGATCCCAGAGGATTCCACCTGTTCGACTTTAGTACAAGACAACTCGAATTCATACAGAATCCTTATACAATGTATGAAAGAGTCGAGTACTCCGACAAAGAATCAGACCCTGTCGATTTAGATACTCTGAGTTTAAAAAACAAATATGTTAAACTAATTGTAGTTGACAAAACTGATTACTATAAATTTGACAAATTTATTCAGAAGCTGTATAATAAAGGATGTCATGAGATTAAAATCGTTGAAGATCTTTCTGAATTTGAATCTGGAGAACTCAATGAGGAAATTAATCTAGAAGATACAGTTTCTGTCCTTGGGAATTATATCGAATCGATTGAAACTGATGTTGATAAAGAACGAATTAAAACTTACATGCGAAGTTTATATACTGAGGCAATTAATATAGAGGTTGTATAATGTATCAACAAGAGATTCAGTTCTTTTGGCCATTGACTGAGCAGATTAATCTTGACTTAGACTTTACCCCATGTGAAGAATATGAAAAGAAAAAACGTGAAGAGATGATTGCCAATAGCATTACAAGCACTAATGGTATGTTGTTAACTGCTAATGGTGGTATTTCTACTTGGGCTATCTCTGACCCAAGTTATAAAACATTCCAAATTTTACCAGATGGCGCAGTTGGATCATGGCATGTAACACCAACCTTGACAGTTGGTCGTAAATCAAAACCCAATTTACTACATAGAATCTTTACTAAGATGATGCTTGGTTGGGAATGGAAAGATAAATGATTAATTTTACAAGTGTGAGTTGGAAAAACTTTTTATCAACAGGTAATTCTCCAAATAAAGTTTTATTGAATAAATCTACAACTACATTGATTATAGGAAAGAATGGTGAAGGGAAAAGCACAATCCTAGATGCATTGTGCTTTTCATTGTTTGGAAAACCATTCCGTAATATTAACAAAGGTCAGCTGGTTAACTCTATCAATGGTAAAGGTTGTTTAGTTGAAATTGAATTTACAACTAATGGAAAAGACTATAAAATTATTCGTGGAATTAAACCAAACGTATTTGAAATTTGGTGTGATAATGAACTATTAAATCAAGATGCTGCCAGTAGAGACTATCAAAAAGTTCTTGAACAACAAATCCTTCGTCTGAATTATAAGACATTTACTCAGGTTGTTATTCTAGGTTCAGCTTCCTTTGTTCCGTTTATGCAATTGTCATCGTCCCAAAGACGTGATGTTATTGAAGACATCCTTGACATTCGCATTTTCTCTACAATGAATCAGTTATTAAAAGAAAAGGCACAGGAGACTAAAGATGTCATCGCTAGAATTGAGAATGAAATATCCTCGGCTAAGAACAAGGTTGATGCTCAATCGACTCTCATCAAAACTATCTCGGACGCAAAGACCGAAACGATCAAAGCGCTCGATACAAAGATATCTAATAACGAACATCAAATCGCTGAGATCAATGGCGAGATATCAGCCCTCATCGAGGAGATCGGCTTACTTAAAGTCAGCATCGGAACTAAGGACAAGGTTGTTGACGATATCGATAAAGCCAAATCTCTCATGTCAAAGTTACTTCAACGAATCGAAACTTGCGAGCACAACACAGAATTTTTTAGTGAGCATGATGTTTGCCCATCGTGCAGCCAAGATATTGCAGAGGAATACAAAGAGTCGATCATCAAAGATCTCAATGAAAAATTGTTGGAACAAAATGGAAAAGTTGGTGAACTCGAAAAGATCTTATCCAATCTTAATGAAAAACTATCTGACATTACTAAAATCCAATCGCAGATTACCGACAAAAACATTGAACTATCTACAAGAAACTCTACGATCACCTTACTCAATAAACAAATTAAAGAGATGCGGGTTGAAATTGAAAGCGCAAAAAATGATACAACAAATATCGATGAAGAGAAATCTAAACTAAAACAACTGGCTCAAGACGCATTATCTAAAATTTCTCAGAAAAATGGATTGCTGGAAGAACGAAATATCGAAGAAGTTGCATCAATTCTATTGAAAGATACTGGTATTAAAACTGCTATCATTCGGGAATACCTTCCAGTAATGAACAAGTTGATCAACAAGTATTTAAATGCAATGGATACTTACATCCACTTTGAATTGGACGAAGCATTCAACGAAGTTATCAAATCTCGATATCGCGATGAGTTTACGTATGCTAGTTTCTCTGAAGGTGAGAAAATGCGTATTGACTTGGCTATCCTTTTTACTTGGCGCCAGATTGCTAAGATGAAGAACTCTGTTAACACAAACCTATTACTGCTTGATGAAATTTTTGACTCATCTTTGGATACAGCAGGAACAGATTACTTTTTAAACCTCATGGACCAGTTCGGCGAAAACTCAAACATCTTCGTGATTAGCCACAAAGGCGACCAGTTGTTTGATAAGTTTCGCTCGGTTATTAAGTTTGAGAAGCGCAATGACTTCTCTGTAATAATTTAAAACCAAAAGTTTCCGTAAGTTATTGATATTAAACCAAAAGTATTAACCCTACAACCTGTAGGGTTATTTCACATAGTGCTTGACATTTATCCAAATACGGGTATAATTACTGTATAAATTGATAAAAAGGATCGTTATGTGGGATGAGTTTAGTGACTTCGAGCTGGCTGAGCTGGCTGGTTCGTATGGGCTTGAAGACTTTTTGATTTTTGCCTGCGACCTAAGTTTGGCCAATCGTGAAGAAATTGAAACGCAACTGACAGCAGTTGAATATAAAATGGCATTTGGAGAGTAATATGGAAATTAAAGCAACAGACCTATCAGCTAGATTGCTAGCAACAGAAAATTTATCTGTTGTTCGTGCTCGTGCTCGCACTGCATCTTTTGACATTAAGTCCCGTGTTCTCACATTACCTTTGTGGAAAGACATGACTCCTGAGATCGAGGACATGTTAGTTGGTCATGAAGTTGGTCATGCGTTATTTACTGATGGTGAATCATATTTTGAACCTATACGTAAAAACCCAAAATTGATGGGTTACTTCAATATTATTGAAGATGTTCGTATTGAAAAATTGATAAAGCGTAAGTATCCTGGTCTGCGTAAACGTATGAACGAAGGTTACAAACAATTAAACGATCGAGATTTTTTTGGCGTAAAACAAGTCCAAGATTTAAACAGCATGATTTTGATCGACAAAATAAATCTATATTTCAAGGCTGGTTTTCAATGTGGTGTAACATTTACTCCTGAAGAAAAGAATTTTGTAAATCGTGCTGAGCGTATCGAAACAATTGATGAGGTAATTACTCTTGCCAATGAAATCTTTGCTTATACAAAAGAAAAGATTGAATCTGAAAAGAAAGAACAAAAGAATTCTCTAACACAAGAAGAACTAGAAGATCTTGATGAAGAAAATCAAGAATTTGATGATATTGATTATGACGACTTTGAAGAAGATGAAAATGATGTTCCAAAAACAAATCCAGTTGATTCAAAAAAATCTTCTAGTAACGAAGCTACTGATGCAGAGATGGAATCTAAGACAGAAAGATCTTTTGCCAAACAACTAGAAGACCTCGCTGATGATACGACTGAATATGTTTATCATGAACTTGATACTGAATATTACAAAAGTCCAATAATTCCATATCATCAAATTCTTTCTGAAACAAACGCGATCGCAGTTTCAGATGACATGATTGGCGATGTAGTAGAATATAAAAATAAACAAATCCAAGAATACGAAAAGTTTAAAACAGAAACTACACGTGCTGTAAACTATTTGGTAAAAGAGTTTGAGATGCGTAAATCAGCTCAACTTTACAAACGTGCGCAGACATCTAAATCTGGTTCTTTAGATATGAAACGTGTTTGGTCTTATAAAATCCAAGATGATTTATTCAAACGTGTTACTGTTCTTCCTGAAGGTAAAAACCATGGTATGATGTTTTTATTAGATTGGTCTGGTTCAATGGATAATGTTATACACGATACATTAAAACAGGTTATTAATCTTGCAATGTTTTGTACAAGAATTAATATTCCATATCGTGTGTTTGCTTTTACTACACAGTATGACGGACATAATAGAAATTTTGATCCGCAAAAATATGACAAATTCTTAAAAAGAAAAGAGGCTTTACAACAGGGTAAAAATATTTTAGGGAACGCCACTACATCATTTAATCTCTTAGAATTATTTTCCAATAAAATGTCAACAAGTGAATTTCACTCAATGGCAAAACGTGTTATTCAAAGAGATTTTCAATGGAATCCTGGATATTCAATGGGAGGAACACCTTTAAATGAAGCGCTTGCATGGGTTTATTTGAACATTGGTGAGTATATTAAATCAAATTCCATTGAGAAAATGACTTTCATTACTCTTACTGATGGTGAAGGTAGTTCTTTGTATTCTACTGGTAGTCTTGAAGAGCATTCTTATGCTTACGATGAATATCGCCGATACAAAACTGTAAAAAGAAAACATTTTATTCGTGATGCTGTTACACAGAAAACTTATGGATTTTCTAGATATAATAGTGCTCAAACTGAAACACTGTTGCGCATGATCAAAGATCGTCATAATATTAATGTTCTTGGTTTTTATATCTGCCGAAACACACGAAATGAATTGATTTCTGCAATCCGTTCAAATCTTGCTAATTTTTCTGGAAACGAAAATACTCAGGTAGATCTTTGGAGGAAAGATTTTAAACAACAGGGGTTTGCTTCTATTAAAAATACTGGTCGCGATGAGTTGTTTTTGATACCAAAAGAATCAACTAAAATTGAAGAAGGCGATTTGAATGTATCATCAGATACCAGCGCAAAATCAATTGCATCAAAATTTGGTAAATTCCTCAATACAAAGAAGACTTCCCGAGTCCTCTTGAACCGATTTATCGGTTATGTTGCGTAAGTTATTGATTTTTAAGGGTAAAAATAACCCTATTTCTTGTAGGGTTATTCTACAAAGTGCTTGACATTTACTCCAGTAGGAGTATAATTATTGTATAAATTGATTGAAAGTTGTATTATATTATGGAGAATTCTATGGCCAAATTTGATGTTGCGTTCCAGTCCCAGTTTGAAAATACTCTAAATGAGATGTATCCTGATGTTCAAACAAAAGGTTCAGTTACACGTTCCCAACTGATTGAAGTGATGGAAAAGATCGGTACCAAAACTTATCCAACATGGTTGATGGAAAATAAAATCGGTCGTGGCTTATATGCGATTGGTGGTAAACCTGCTGTCGTTGGTAACACAGCTTTAAAAGAGAAAGAATCATTTGTTGTGGACTATACAGATACAGAATCTTTGATCCCATCCAAGGATCCAAACTTTGTTCCTTTCGGTAACTATACTGACCTTGACTCAATCATCAAGGCAAAATTATTCTACCCTGCATACATCAGTGGTCCAACTGGTAATGGTAAATCTACCATGATCGAGCAGATCTGCGCGAAACACAAGCGTCCTCTGATTCGTGTTAACTTAAACATGATGACAGATGAAGAACAACTCATCGGTACCAAAACCCTTGAAGACGGTAACGTAAAAATTGTTGAAGGTCCAGTTCTTATCGCAATGCGTACTGGTTGTACCCTGTTGCTTGATGAAATTGACGCTGGTTCAGCAAACACTTTGCTTTGCTTACAACCTATTCTTGAGGGTAAACCTTATTACTTCAAACTTAAGAACGAGATGATCGTTCCTGCTCCTGGTTTCAATGTGTTCGCAACTGCCAACACAAAGGGTAAAGGTTCAGACGATGGTCGTTACATCGGTACAAACGTATTGAACGAAGCATTCTTGGAACGTTTCGCAGTTACCTTTGAACAAGACTATCCAAACTCAAAGGTGGAATTGAAGATTATTGAGAATCTGATGATCTCTTTTGGTTGCGAAGATAAAGAGTTCGCAGAAACATTGGTAAAGTGGGCAGATGCAATTCGTCGCACTTTTGCCGATGGTGGTGTCGATGAGACAATTACAACTCGTCGTATGATTCACATTGTTCGTGCTTATGCAATCTTCAAGAAACGTGAGAAGGCTGTTGAGCTTTGCTGTAATCGTTTTGACTCTGCAACAAAAGCAGCGTTCATTGACCTTTACGATAAAGTTGCAACTCCTACTCCAGATCCTGTAGTTGTACCCGAACCCATTCCTGCAACACCTTCAGATGAAGTGCCATTTTAATTTGACATTTACTATTTTTTGTAGTATAATTGTGTTTGAAACTTGATAAAGGAAATTAATTATGTTAAAATTCAAAGATCTTTCGAAGTCACAAAAAGACTTCATCGTCCGTACTCTTGAGAAATTCCCTGAGTATCGCACTGAGAAAACCTTGGGAGCGAAGCAAATCCATGCTTCATATTATGCTCTGAAGGATGATCGAGGTTCAAGTGGTGAGAAGTTGGGTTATCCTAACTGGCTCCAGAAGGAGAACCGTGTAGGTCGTGGAACTTATGAGATGCCATGGCCAACTGAGTCAGAACTTTCTGACTATGCGAAACCTGTTGTTGCAAAGGCAAAGGTTAAAGTAGCAACTGCAAAAGTTGTTAAGAATAAAACAGTAGCAAAGGTTACTAAAGCGAAACCTGCTGCTGATCTTTCCGAGACTACTCGTCTTGAGAAGATCATTGATGACTCTGTTGAAGTTGATGAAGATGTCGAAGACTTCAATCAGATTCTACGCGAAAACGGCATCGAAGTCTAATCGCGTTCTTATACCAGAGAGGTTACTGCCATCTCCTCTCTGGTTTTTTTTTCATATGATGGTTTATTATGGAGATACTAATGTCAAAGCAAGATACGTTGTTAAGTAATCTAAAAGCAGGTCGTGAATTTACTGCGAAACAAATTAAGGGTTCATTTGGTATTGCACATCCAGCTTCTGCGATTCGTAACTTACGTGAGAAGGGTTATTGTGTATATTCAAATACAGCTACATTGTCCGATGGAACAAAGACTACCAAATATCGTTTGGGTGCACCAAGCAAACGTATGGTTCGTCTAGCGAATTTCATCTTGGGCGCATCTGCATTTAGAGCACAGAAGTAATTATGTGGGTCTGCGGTCCAGACCCTGGAGAATTTAATGGCTGATCTTTTACCCTTCGTTATTGTTATTGGTGTTGTTGCTTATCTGGTATACAAACTGATCAGCCATTGTAAAAATACAGATCTATCATCGGAGGATTAATGGCACGAGACACAATCGTTACTGTTAAAGATAAAGTAAAAGCAAGTCAGACTGCCACTACTGGGGGCAGAAAATTTGATGGAGGTAAACCACAATATGGTTTACTTCCTCCCTTGGCGCTAGAAGAAACTGCGAAAGTGTTAACATTCGGAGCTCAGAAATATGAACCTGATAATTGGAAATATGTACCTGATTCTAAACGTCGCTATTTTGATGCCTTACAACGCCACCTATGGCAGTGGAAGCAAGGAGAACAGAACGATGCAGAGACTGGATTGTCGCATTTGGGACACGCGATGTGTTGCCTAATGTTTTTGTATGAGCATGATGTGAAGTATTCTTTGGAGAAATGATTGTGAATATTTGGAATAAGAAATAATGACAACTGAACAGATTGTTTACGGATCGCTGGTTTGGTTTATTGTAACGATTATTACCTATACACATTGTTCTTGGGAAAACATCAAGGAATGTTATGGGATGTTGCTGACCAAAGAGTATTGGACAAGTTATAATATTGTTGATGCTTCCGCATGGTTGGCAAAGGCAATGATTATTATTCCAGGACTTATCTGGGGTGTTCAGGTTTGGCAACTATACTGGATTGCATTGGGAACTTCCGTTGCTTTAATCTGGTCAAGTTATAAGAGAGCAAGCCCAAACGTATTGGCGTTCAATACAATTTGGTGTTGGATCAGTTGCATGGTTCTGGCGCAACATTTAGTAAAATAAATTTGACAAACCGAGCGAAAATTAGTATAATCTTTTATACATATTATATAATCAACAAGAAGGAAACATAATGAAATTAAGTAAAGAAACCGTAGGATTGATCAAGAACTTTGCTGGTATTAACAGCAACCTGTTGTTGAAGTCTGGTAATAAACTTGCCACAATCTCGGCTCAGAAAAATGTGATGGCTGACGCAACTGTCAAAGAAACATTCCCTGATTTTGGTATCTATGATCTCAATGAGTTCCTGGGTGCTATGTCTATCTTTGAAGATCCTGAGTTGGTTTTCAGTGAGAAATATGTTACTATTAAGCAAGGTAACATGAGCATTAAATATTTTGCTGCAGAAGCGAGTGTATTAACTGCACCTCAGAAATCAATTACCTTTCCACAAGCAGAAATTGAATTTAAACTTACTGCAGGTGTTTTAGATATGATTCGAAGAACTGCTGGTGTACTCCGAGCATCTGATTTAACTATTTCTGGTGACGGTAAAAACATTACTGCGATTGTTGGTGATAAAAAGAACGCAACAGGTAATACCTTTCAAGAACCAGTTGGAGAAACTGATAAGAAATTTACGGTTAATCTGAAAGTTGAAAATCTAAAAATGCTTCCAGGTGATTATAATGTAAGTGTATCTTCAAAGAAAATCTCTCGTTTTTCTGGCGCAGGCGATTTGGTATATTACGTTGCTGTTGAAGCTGACTCTTCTTTCGATTTCTAAGATGAAGAAAACAATTATTCTTGGTGGTGGAACTGCTGGTCTTGTATCAGCACTTATCCTTAAGAAGGCATTCCCTCTCGACACAATCACAATCATCGAATCTGATGAGATTGGAATTGTTGGAGTGGGAGAAGGTTCAACAGAACACTGGAGAAACTTCCTAGAATTTTGTGAGATTGATACCGCAACACTTGTCAGAGATACAGATGCTACTCTGAAGAAGGGTATTAAATTTGAAAACTGGAATGGTGATGGTAAGAGTTATTTTCATGCTCTTGCTGAACCATTCTATACCGAATATTCTAGGGCGTATCCTTCTGGTAATACGTTCATTCGAACATTAATTGCTCATGATATAAAAACTCAAGAGTTGTTAACAGACACAAATTTAATTTACTACAATGGTGGTATTCGTTCAACGAACCAATATCAATTTAACACATTCAAACTGAATGCATTCCTACATAAAGTTGCTGCTGAACGTGGTGTTGAAATTGTAAAAGACACTATCTCCGATGTTCAATTGAACTCAGTTGGGGATGTTGAATCTCTACTTGGTTCGGAAGGTGTTGTTTATCGTGCTGATCTTTTCATTGATAGTAGCGGATTCAAGCGTGTGATCTCTTCTAAACTTGGAGCCAAATGGGTTTCATATAAGAAGTATCTACCAATGAATCATGCGTTGGCATTCCCAACTGAAGATGTATCAGATCTAAAGGCATATACGTTGTCGAGAGCTCTGTCTTCTGGATGGAACTGGAGAATTCCAACTCAAAGTCGATACGGTAATGGGTATGTTTTCTGTGATGAGTTTCAAACATCAGAACAGGCACTCGCAGAAGTCCAATCTTTTTACTCCGAAGAAGTAAAGGTTGTGAAAGATATTAAGTTTGAGGCAGGACGTGTTGATCAATTCTGGATCAACAATTGTGTTTCAGTAGGGTTATCTGCTTCATTCGTTGAGCCATTGGAAGCTACAAGTATTGGTAATTCTATTCTTCAGGCATTTGGTCTTGTTGAGATGTTACAGACATGGTATTATGACAGAGGTGTCGCCAACATCTACAATAAAAAGTTCATCGGATGTTTCGATAACATTGTTGACTTTGTACAGTTACATTATGTTACTAAACGAGAAGACACTGAGTTTTGGAGAACTATAAAGAACACGATGGTAATGACAGATTTTAATGCTGCGAACTTAGAAACATTTAAGAAAGCCATCCCTTGTCAGCAATACTTTGGTGGATATCATCAGTTTAACATGTTCAATGCTCCGAATTACATACAAGTAATGCATGGGCTAGAAATGTTTGACCTTGATGCTATTCGAGAGTATAATAAAACCTATATGTCTCAGGAAACTGTTAACAAAGAACTAGAAACATACAATAAACATCTGGAGAATCTTAAGAAAGAATCTTTGATTGAACATAAAGTTTTGCTTGAACAGAACAGATATGTTCTACAATTTGAACCACAATAATAGCTACACTTGCAAAATTTATTTGAGGATTTGTAATGATTGAATTTCGTGATGACCAATTTCTTTGGGTTGAGAAGTATCGCCCACAGAAGATTGATGACTGTGTTCTCCCTGATAGTTTGAAAGAAACATTTAAGCAATACGTTGCTCAGGGCGAACTCCCGCACTTCCTGTTGTCTGGAACTGCTGGTATTGGAAAGACAACTATTGCCAAAGCTCTATGTAATGAGATTGGCGCTGAGTATATTATGATCAACGGCTCAGAGGAATCTGGTATCGACACTCTTCGAATTAAGATTAAAGGGTTCGCCTCAACTGTATCTCTCACTGATTCGCCGAAGGTTATTATTATCGATGAGGCAGATTATCTGCAAGCGAACTCTACTCAACCTGCTCTTCGTAGCTTCATTGAAGAGTTCTCTTCAAATTGTCGTTTCATCTTTACGTGTAACTTTAAGAACCGAATTCTTGAAGCGATTCATTCGCGTTGCGCCTGTATTGACTTTAAGATTGATCCAAAAGACAAACAGGTTCTACTTGGAACTTTCTTCAAGAGAGCATCTATCATCCTAAAGCAGGAAGGTGTTGAGTTTGATCCAAAGGTTGTGGCTGAATTGATCACCAAACACTTTCCTGATTATCGTCGTGTTTTAAATGAACTCCAACGATACAGCGTGTCTGGTAAAATTGATTCTGGTATCCTTGTTAACATGAGCGAAGAATCTTTCAAAGACCTTATTAAGTTGATGAAAGAAAAAGACTTTACCAGTGTACGTAAGTGGGTCGGCAAACATTCTGATGCTGATACTGTTGCCTTGTTCCGAGAGTTCTATGATACGGCAGCAAACTTTATGGTTGCTGGAAGTATCCCTCAGATGGTTCTTATTCTTGCAGACTATCAGTACAAGGCAGCTTTCGTTGCTGACCATGAGTTAAATATCATGGCTGCGATGACTGAGATAATGGCTGACTGTAAATTTAAGTGAGATTGCCATGGATTATTTGTTATATATAGTGGTATGGACAATGGGTGCAGTTTTTGGTTGGTATGCTAGGGAACGTCATGCGAGAAGACTTATTGATCGCTTGATTATAAATCATCATCAAGAATTAAAATCAACCAAACCATTAGAAGATACTGTCATTCATGTTGTAATTGAAAAGCATAATGGCTTTTTTTATGTTTGGGGTAAAAATAAGCATGATTTTATGGCTCAGGGTTCGACTAGAAAAGAACTCGAAGAAAATCTTGCAAAGAGATACCCCGATAAATTATTCGCAGCAACTACAGAAAATCTAAAGGTGTTCGAATGAGCCCATTTGATTTTTTAAACGCAATAAATCTAACTAAGGAGGACTTGTTTAAAGATAATCCACAAGCAAGGAAAGATTATAGCGCATTTCTTATAAATAGAGGGTTATCATATTTTCCTGATACTATCTTTTATGCAAACGAGATGAATCAACGTCATAGTTTGGATGAAGATATGCAGTTTTCTTTTTGCCTAAATATTATTTCAAAGAAGAAGAGATTCAGTAAATGGTCTAAAAAAGATCCAGCTACCGAAAACCTTCAACTGGTTAAAGAGTATTATGGATATTCAAGTGAAAAAGCGACAGAAGCGTTAAAGATTTTGTCAGATGAAGACTTGATTATGATAAAAGAAAAACTAAATAAAGGTGGAAAATCATGACAGTTGAAATGATTTATTACGACTGGACGCCAGAGTCTATGCTTGAAGTGGTCTTGCCAGAACCAGATGCGTTTCTGAAGGTTCGCGAAACTCTTACTCGCATTGGAATCGCATCCAGAAAAGAAAACAAACTTTATCAATCTTGCCATATTTTACATAAGCAAGGTAGATATTTTATCGTTCACTTCAAAGAATTATTTGCTTTGGACGGTAAAGAATCAAATATCACTGCTGGTGATATTGAGCGTAGAAATGCCATTGCCAGTCTGTTGGCTGATTGGGAACTTTTAAAGATACTAAATAGTTCGCAGGCTGAGCAAAAAGCATCTCTGTCGCAAATCAAGGTTGTCTCTTTTAAAGAGAAGGACCAATGGGAATTAGTACCGAAATACAACATAGGAAAGAAAACAAAATGATCAAACTTGAACTTGAAATTAATGAAGTAAATATGATTCTTGCAGTTTTGGGTAAACATCCATTCGAGGAAGTTGTTGCTCTAGTAAGCAAAATCAAAACTCAGGGCGACCCACAAGCGCAAGCCATCGCTGATGCTGCAGCTGCTGCTCAGGCACCACAAGCACCTGCTGATCAAGCTGCTCAGGCACCACAAGCACCTGCTGCTCAATAAAGGAAACTAGAATGACAGATTCAGTAGTAATACTTCCAGTAACAGAACCTAAAACAGTAGAACAACCCGACGTTGATTCTATAAAAAAACAACTAGAAGCTAACGCTGCGACAGAACTCTCTACGCACCAAGCTAAAGTAGAAACTGATCGTATTGCTGCTCTTGCTGACTCTGCTACTAAGTTTCCTGAGTATCATAAACAGTAAAAAGAATTCATCTTAGGACCGCTAAGTACGAATCGTTGGTAAAGCGGATGTGACGTACGACATCGCTGGAACTCGTAACCAGTATTAACTGTCTCGCCTTCGGGGAGATAATTTATATTAAACTCGCTTAATAGGAGAAAACAAAATGACAAAATCATTCATTCCAACATTTTTTAGTCAAGATTTATTCAAAGACTTCGATAAAGTATTCGTAGGATTTGATGACAATTTCAAACGCATGCAGCAATTGCATGATGATCTGACTAAAGACATCCCAAACTATCCACCATTTAATGTTCGTAAGAACGGAAACACATACACGATCGAGATCGCTGTAGCTGGTTTCGCTCAAAACGAAATTGATATTACAATTGATGGTGGTAAATTAATTGTTAAGGGTAACTCTTCTTCGACAGAACCAGAAGACAACTTTTTATTCAAGGGTATTGCTAATCGTGCGTTTACTCGCGCATGGGCTATCGGTGATACTTATGAAGTTAAAGACGCAGAAATTTTCAATGGTATTTTAAAAATTGCTCTTGATAAATTGGTTCCTGAAACACCAAAAGCAAAAAAAGTGCCAGTCAAAAATGGTAACGAAAAACAATATTTGACTGAGGAAAATTCTTTATGAAAGCACTAAATGCATTAAAGAGATTTTTAATTACTATGGGCGAAGCTGTTATTGAAGCCAGAAAGGCTCGAGCATCAGCTATCGTTAAAGGTATCGGAAGATGATCTTATTTAATTTAATAACAAGATTATTTACTTTACCTTCTGAACAAACGACCCTTGAAAATTTTATTACCAGTAAACGCCCAACAAATGGCGCAGAAGTTGATCATTGGATACGTTATTACTACGATAATAAGTCGAGGATTTTATTATGAACCAATGGATACCTATGACTGATGATGATTGGGATTGGGTTAATGGTAAAGTGCCAGCTAACCCAAATAACAAAACAAAGTGAGAACAATATGTCTGTAACATTAAAAAATCTTGAGAGTGCATTGGCTGGCGAATCAATGGCTCATATCAAATATCGATATTTCGCTAAACTTGCACGTGCTGAAGGATATGAAGAAGTTGCTCAACACTTTGAACACACAGCTGATCAAGAAATATTACATGCTTGGGGTCATCTAGAATTGCTAATCGGTAAGCCATCTACTAAAGAATGTCTAGAGAAAGCAATTGAAGGTGAAACATATGAGTATACTCATATGTATCCACAAATGGAAGCTGAAGCAAGAGGTGAAGGACTGTTAGAAGCTGCTTCTGAGGCTGCAGAACAAATCGCAGAATCTAAAGAGCATGCTGAGCAATTTAAAGAAATTCTTGCTAAAGCACAAAAGCGTTTCAATGCTCTTAAGAAAGTTGAACAACGTCATGCTGATGCATATAAACAAGTAAAGGATACATTATGATCGAACATATATGTGTAGTATGTGGACATGTCCACGATGAAGAACTTGAAGGTAAATGGGAAGAACTTCCAGAAACATTTACTTGTCCAGAGTGTGGTGTGGGTAAAGAGGACTACGAAGTAATCTAACAGATATTGGGGAGTAAAATCCCTAAATATCTGTATGAAAGCACGATTATCACCACATCTTATCTCTTTCTTTCTCGTTCGCAGAGGAAATTGGTATCTAAAAGTATCTGTCTATAAAAATAGGCAGATACTTGTTTTGCTTCAGCATGCATATGATATGGATAACATTGTTATACAATACTTCCATGACCAAAACAAAGCAGCAGAATTTATTGAACACATTATAGAGGAAGTATAAAATGATTAAAGTATTTAAACTCGTGAATGGTGAAGAACTCATTTCCAATGCAACTGGCAATGGTGGAAACGCATACGTTCTAAAAGATCCAGCGGCAATCGTAATCCAGCAAACCCAAAAGGGTGTTGGCGTTGCGTTGGCTCCATATATGCCATATGCCAACAGTGAGATTACTTTGTACCTTACAGCCATTGTTTCTGAGTCAACCCCCAATGTGGACATGGAAAACGAATACAACCGAATTTTTGGCTCTGGCATAGAGATTGTTTCATCTATACAGCGATGAGGCTCCAAAGTCCTCCAAAAGGCTTACAAAGGTAATAAAAAAGGTTTACTTTTCAATGACTTACGAATAACCCTACTTTTTAGTAGGGTTTTCATCATTTTACTTGACATTTACCTTCATAAGAGTATAATTACTCTATTGATTGAAAGGATACAAATGTTATATAAGTCTAAAGCTGAACTTCGTGCTGAAACTGAAAAACAAATTGCTTTGTTTTTGAAGAAAGGTGGTTCCATTGAAATTGTAAAACCTCGCAAAGCTCCACGTTCTAAGATGGTTGCTAGATCAACAAGAGTTGCATCCACTGGCACCTCTGGTTTCGCTGTTGGTTTCCCTAGAAAATCATTTGTTTAATAGGAGTTAATTATGGGTTTGGATATGTACCTGTCGGGTAAACGTCATATGAGCAAGTATTTTGATAAAGAAGACTCTGTTCGTATCAAGAAAGTCAATGAAGCATTTGGTATCGATGGTATCGAAGATGAGGATTATGCAGCTCAAGAGGTCACTTTCCGACTTGGTTACTGGCGTAAGGCAAACCAGATTCACAAGTGGTTCGTTGACAAGTGCCAAAATGGAGTCGATGAATGTCAGGAAACATTTATTACTCGCGACCAATTGCTTGACCTACAGAATACCTGCAAGCAAGTTCTTGCGGATATTAGTAAGGCTGATGAATTGTTACCAACTGGAAGTGGTTTCTTCTTTGGCTCAACGGATTATGATGAATGGTACATGCAAGATCTTGAGTATACCGTTGAGCGAATCCAAAAGATTCTCGATGATGAGGCTCTTAAACGATGTGATTTTTACTATCAAGCGAGTTGGTAATGAGAGCTTTTCAAGAGACAACTAAGGACTGGGTTGGTGATGTTGCTAACCATATATACTACCTTACGGACAATAAGGAGTATATGGTTGCGTTCTATAACGTCAACACAAAAGAGATAAAGAAGTTTATCAAACCAATCCGATTTGACATGAGACACAGAACATTTAAGGAACTGAAACACAAATGAATATCGATGCTTTTTTGACCTCTCTTGCTTCGAATGCCTCACGTAACTTTAAGAAAGAACAGTTACAGGACAACGCTGACAATGAAATTCTGCGTAACGTAGTTCGGTTGGCTCTTGATCCATTTACTCAATTTTATATTCGTAAGATTCCAACCTATACACCTAATAAGGGTAAAGGTATTGATCTTTCGTTTGCTTTGGACTCTTTATATGACCTTTCTTCTCGTCAGGTAACTGGTAATGCTGGTATTGCACATTTAAAAGGTATGTTAGAAGCATTGAATGAATCAGACGCAAAGGTAATTGAGAGAATCATTCAGAAAGATCTTAAGTGTGGTGTTCAGGCATCAACTGCCAATGACGTTTGGATGGGATTGATTCATGAGTACCCATGTATGCTATGTTCTCCTTTTGAACAGAAGCTGGTTGATAAGATTCCTTACCCAGCCTACGCACAAATGAAGATGGATGGTATGCGATTCAACGCAATTGTTCGTGATGGTCAGGTTGAATTTCGCAGTCGTAACGGTAAAGAGATTAACCTACTTGGACATCTTGAGAAAGAGTTTGCCGCATTGGCTGGTGACACTGATTGTGTATTTGACGGAGAGTTGTTGGTAATGTTTGAAGACGACCATCAATTTGCTGATCGTCAGACTGGTAACGGAATTCTAAACAAAGCCAACAAGGGAACTATCAGCGAAGCAGAAGCCAAGTTGGTTCATGCATCAGTATGGGACATGATTCCCTACATGTACTTTGTTGACGGATATTGTCCAACTCCATACTCTCAGCGTTTCTCAAAACTTGAGAAGTTGGTAACTGGTCAGAAGGCAAAAGACAAACGTATCTGGGCTGTTACGTCAACCATTGTTCAATCCTTCGACGAGGCGCAAGCAATCTTTGAAGAATACTTGAGTCTTGGTTACGAAGGCATCATCCTCAAGGATGGTTCTGGTTGCTGGGAAGACAAACGTGCCAAACACCAGATTAAATTCAAGGGCGAACTTGAATGTGACCTGAAAATTGTTGATGTTGAAGAGGGTAACGGTAAGGCTGCAGGATCTCTTGGTGCAATTATTTGTGAATCTTCAGATGGTGTTGTAAAGGTTCGAGTTGGGTCAGGGTTCAGTGATTCTCAACGCAAAGCATACTGGTCTGAAAATATAGTTGACAAAATTGTGGCAGTTAAGTATAATAGTCGAATCAAGAATAAACTTGGTGAGAACAGCCTGTTCCTTCCTGTGTTTATTGAACTTCGAGAAGATAAAGAAGTAGCAGATGCTTCTAAGATTATTAAATAAGGATTTATTATGCCGAATTATTGTGATAACAATTTAAGACTGAAACATTCAGATCAATCAAAAATTGATTCATTAGAGAAGATGCTTTCTTCTGACAATCAAGAGTTATTTAATTATCTAAGACCAAATCCCAATGGAGATTGGAATTATGACTGGTCAATTAATAATTGGGGTTCAAAGTGGGATGCTTCTATAATTGATTGGGATAGAAATGATAATGAAATTTGGATTTCGTTTGAATCTGCATGGTCTCCACCAACAAAGTTATACGACTTTCTAACTGAGAATGGTTGGGAAGTTGATGCAATTTATTATGAACCTGGAATGGGATATGGTGGAATTTATTTAAATGGTAATGATGATTATTATGAATTTGATATGACCAATCGTGAAGACATTGAAAGTTTACCATTAGATTTGATTGAATATGGTGATCTTTTAAATAAGTTTGATGAATATGAGATTGATCGTCTCGAGGAAGAATGGGTAGATGCCGAACGAACAGAATGGTACCCGATGAATATTTCTCCTGTTCGTGATGGGTATTATGAACTTAATGTAAAGGGATATGAGGATAAACTCTTTGTTCACTTTGCCAAGTTTGTTAATGGTGAATGGGACTGGTGGAATCTAGACAGTGTTATTGAATGGCGTGGATTAACGAAAGATTATACGATATGATACTAGAAAGCATACTAATTAAGAAACGATTCTTTGATGCGAAGTCAGAAGCTGACGTCAATGAGTTTAAGAAATTTGTTGAATCACATTCATGGGGTGGTAAGCCATGCCCATTTTTCTTGGAGTTTCCATATCTGACAATTCCAGATATGATTAAAGACAAGATTATACATAATGCGCTCGGTTTAGAATTTGACAAATTCCATCACATTGGAGTGTAAATGAAAATAGTTATTAATAATTGTTTCGGTGGTTTTTCTCTATCATCAGAAGGTATAAAGAGATACTGCGAACTTAAGGGTATACCACATTGGATTGAAATTGATACACAATTCAAGTCAATGGAATTATATACTGTTTTTACAGTTCCAAAAGAAGAGCGTATTCCTGAGAAAAGAGGTGAAGATTTTTACAGCATGAATACTCAAGATCGTATTGAATATAACAAAGCATATTCTAAACAGATATTGGATCATCATGATATTCCTAGAGACGATGCAGCGTTGGTTCAATTAGTTGAAGAAGATTCTGTAAAATACTCTGGTATGCATGCTGAACTTAAAGTTGTAGAAATACCTGATGGTATTAAATGGATTATTGAAGAATATGATGGCAACGAACATGTTGCTGAAGAACATAGGGTTTGGTACTAATTTCAATTGCACAGAATGTGTAACTTACACTATACAAACAAATGATTGGTGCATTATGAACGAAGACAACTATGAAGTTTTCTCAAAACACATGAAGGAAAAGTATCCTCGCTATTGTGGTGAGGGTAAACACTTCGGTGGGTTTGCGGTTGGATCAGGATGGTATCCTATCCTAGAAGCTCTGATTGGGCAAATTGATTCCTATACTAAATGGCGTCGCCGCATGCGTGCCGAAGATCTACGTAACCAACGTCTGGCTCGTAAGGGTCGAGATGCGGTTGTTGACAAAATCACTAATGGTCGTGGAGTATCATACTCATGGGAAGAAGAACGTATCAATAAGATTATGGTCGGTGCAGATATTACACCACGTGTAGATTATATTCACATTGAACAAATCAAAGAGAAGTTCGGTGGTCTACGATTCTATTATTCTGGTGGCGATGACACGATTGGTGGTATGGTAACTATGGCTGAGGTATGGGCTTCACAATCATGCGAAACCTGCGGTAACAGAGGTAAGAGTCGTAATGGTGGATGGATTCGTACTCTTTGCGATCAACATGAAGAAGAAAGAAGGGTAAATCAATGAAAAAGTATGTTATGGTTGAGGCGATTTCACAATTTCGCCAACGATATGTAATTGAAGTGCCTGATGACCATGATAAAGGAGACTTCCCATGTTCTTCTATTGAGTGGGCTGAAGATACTGTTACGATGGAACAGATGACAGAGTTTTCTCAGAAATGGCTCGGTGAAACTATTATTGGATCTCGTGAAGTTACAAAGGAAGAAATCCTGCGTATATGTGATGAAGATAATGAATATTGTAAATCTTGGACAGATGATCATAAATTTGATACGTTCGTTACTCCAATTGGATATGAAAGAGAACTATAATGTTTATCTTTGATGTAGAAACTCTTGGTGTTGAATCTACTTCAGTTGTTCTATCAGCTGCATTGATTCACTTTGACCCAGAGAAACAACCAACATATCAAGATCTACTTGATTCTGCTTTGTTTGTTAAGTTTGATTCCAAGGATCAAATCCAAAGACTCAAGCGTATTATTGATAAGGACACTCTAGAGTGGTGGTCTAAGCAGCATGAGTATACTCGTAAAGTTTCTTTCGATGTAGACGAACACGACGTAAGTGCTGAAGCTGGTATTAAACTATTGCATGAATACATGAAAAAGTTTCCAAAGGCTCATGGTCAAACTATGTGGGCACGTGGTTCTCTTGACCAGTTGGTGATCGATTCGCTGTGTAAAAAAGTTGACATGGAACCAATTACGAACTATAATATGTGGAGGGACGTTAGAACTGCCGTTGATATTTTGTGCGGAACTACTAACGGATATTGTGAAGTCGATCACCCAAACTTCGACAGAGCTGCAGTTATTAAACACCACCCTGTTCATGACTGTGCCCTTGATGCGATGATGTTAATGTACGGAAAAACTTAATGGAATTTTATACTTCAGTAAACCCCATGGGCGACAAGATCTTCGTCAGGGGTATTGAAAATGGTAAACGATACCAACGCAAAATAGACTTTAGTCCTACGCTGTATGTAAACTCGAAGAAACCCTCCAAGTGGAAAACACTGGAGGGAACATTCGTTGATGAAGTACAGCCTGGAACTATCAAAGAAACTCGTGACTTCATTAAACGCTACGATGGTGTTCAGGGTTTTGAAGTTTATGGTAATACAAACTACGCATACCAATACATCAGCGACACCTATGAAGGTGATGTTAATTGGGATATGGAACAGATTAAAGTATTTACTATTGACATTGAAACCAGCACGGAGAATGGATTCCCAGACATCCGATCAGCGAACGAAGAAGTCCTTCTAATCACTATCAAAGATCTTCAAACAAAACGAATCATTACTTTCGGTAGCAAGTCCTACGTGAACCCACGTGAGGATGTTATCTATGTTACCTGTAAGAATGAACACGCACTTCTAACTCAATTCCTTGAGTTTTGGATAAAGAGTTATCCCGATGTTATCACTGGATGGAATACAGACTTCTTTGACGTTCCATATCTTGTCCGTCGCATTGAACGTGAACTTGGTGATGGCGAGTCCAATAAAATTAGCCCATGGGGATATGTTAATGAACGCAAGACATTTATCAAGGGTAATGAAGAAATCCACTATGATATTGTAGGTATTGCTCAGCTGGATTATCTTGAACTCTATAAGAAGTATACTTATCAGAAACAAGAATCATATCGCCTAGACTACATCGCAGAGCAAGAACTCGGTGACAAGAAGAAAGAAAATCCAGGAGAGTCTTTCAAGGATTTTTATACAAATTACTGGCAATCGTTTGTTGACTATAACATTCATGACGTAGAGTTGGTTGATAAACTCGAAGACAAGATGCGTTTGATTGAACTGCATCTGACCATGGCATATAATGCGAAGATTAACTTTGAAGATGTTTACTCACAGGTTCGTATGTGGGATACCATCATCTATAATCACCTGCGCAAGAAGGGTATTGTTATTCCTGCCAAGAATCATTCTGGAAAGGATGCTCAGTTTGAAGGCGCTTTTGTTAAAGATCCTATCATTGGATTGCATAAATGGATGGCTTCTTTCGACTTGAACTCTCTATATCCTCACTTGATTATGCAGTATAACATCAGCCCAGAGACTCTGACCTCAGAGAAGCTGAGTGTGACTGTTGATAAGCTACTCAATCAAGAAGTTGATACAAGCTACTTGAAGCAACGCGACCTTGCTCTTACTGCCAACGGATGGACATATACCAAAGAATTCAAAGGGTTTATGCCAGAACTAATGGAAAAGATGTATAAAGATCGATCTAAATTCAAGAAGCAGATGCTCAGCGTTCAGCAACAGTACGAAAAGGATAAGTCTCAAAAACATCTCCTAAAAGATATATCTCGTTTGAATAACCTTCAGATGGCCATGAAGATTGCGTTGAACTCAGCGTATGGTGCCATGGGTAACCAGTACTTTCGTTACTTTGATATTCGTATGGCTGAAGGGATTACTACTTCTGGTCAGTTGTCTATTCGTTGGATGGCAAACAAATTAAATGCCTTCATGAACAAAACTCTGAAGACCGAAGGTATAGATTATGTCGTTGCCATTGACACTGACTCAATCTACCTGACACTTGAACATTTAGTTGAGAAAACCTGCGAAGGTAAAACAACTGAACAGAAGATCAAGTTTATGGATAAGATCTGCGAAGATGTTTTCCAACCATTCATTGACTCTGGTTATCAAGAGTTGGCTGAATATATGAATGCATATTCTCAGAAGATGCAGATGAAGCGAGAAGTTCTTGCCGATAAAGGTATTTGGACTGCCAAGAAACGCTACGTTCTAAATGTTCATAACTCTGAGGGTGTTCAGTTTGCCAAGCCAAAGGTAAAGGTGATGGGTCTTGAGATGGTTAAGTCGTCTACTCCAGCAATCATTCGCGATAAATTAAAGGATTCCATTGATGTTATTCTTCAGGGAGATCAGAAACTACTACATAATTATGTTACTGAGTTTAGAAAAGAGTTTGATAAATTACCTGTTCAAGATATTGCGTTTCCACGTGGTGTGAATGGTATTAAACAGTATGCTGGTTCTCCAATCTACTCAAAGGGAACACCTATCCATGTTCGTGGGGCGCTATTGTTTAATCATTATGTAAAGAAGATGGGGCTTGATAAAAAATATCAACCGATTCGGGATGGCGACAAGATTAAATTCGTTTATGTTCGCAAACCAAATCCATTTCAAGAGGATGTGATTGCTTTCAGTCAGAAACTACCCGATGAGTTTGATTTGAAAACATACATAGATTATGATAAACAATTTGAGAAAGTTTTTCTTGATGCGCTTCAGATTGTTATTGAACCACTAGGATGGAAAACACAGGAAGAAAATTCTTTGGAGAATTTCTTTGGATAATATCAGAATAATTAAGACTGGTTTAAATGTTTCTAAAATATTGAAACAATTAAAAGATCATCCAGAAGATTGGGGAGCCCAAAAGAATATTGAAGGCATCCATAATGTTCATGACGACCATGGGTTTCCTGAAATTAATGCAGGTGTTTTGCAATTAGTCATTGGTGGTATATCCAAGCAAGGAGAATATGTTGGTGACACTGAACTTTGCAAACCAACAGATGCATTTTATAAACATACACACATAGTTTCTTTTTTGAAAAGACACTTTCACACATTTCGTAGATGTGGGTTTCTTTCTTTGCCAATTGGTGGTGAAGTAGGAACTCACATTGACGTTGGTAGCTACTACCAAACAAAGGACAGGTATCATCTATCAATTCAGGGTAGATACATATACACAGTGGGAGATGAATCCGTAACTGTTGAACCTGGAACTTTGTTGTGGTTCAATAATAAACTACCTCATGGAACAAAGAACATTGGTGATTGTGTTCGTGTTACTTTTGTATTTGATGTTCCGCATCACAAGAGTAATCCATAGTTGCTTTGCAATTAAATTCATAGTATAATATATTAAAGGAGAATGATATGAAGATTTTACGTTTCTATGCTGAATGGTGCGCACCCTGCGCTCAATTTAGTGAGATTTTAAAAGAAGTTAAAGAAAAACTTGGTGGCTCTTTCCCTGTTCAAATTGACTCAGTCAATATCGAAGAAAACATTATGGAAAGTATTGCCTATGACATTAAAAATATTCCGACACTCGTTCTCATTGATGACAAACGCAACGAAATTAAACGTAGCGTTGGTGTTATGAGTGTTGATCAAACAATTGCATGGTTGAATGATACGTCACCAGTTTCTAAGTCAGAAGTCAAGAAACCAGCAGCAAAGAAAGCTCCAGCTAAAAAGGTTGCAGCTAAAAAGGTTGCAGCTAAAAAGGTTGCAGCTAAAAAGGTTGCAGCAAAGAAAGTAGCAAAACCAAAGGCAAAGAAATGAAGGTGTTAAAATTCTATGCTGACTGGTGTGGACCATGTAAAGCATTAAGTTCTACAATTGAGCAACATTATAAAGGTAATGTTCCAATTGAAAATATTAATATTGACACTGATCAAGAAACTGCTGTTACATATGGTATTCGTGGTGTTCCTACTTGTATTTTGATTGATGAACATGGCTCTGAAGTACGTCGTAAAAGTGGTGCTATGATGATAGATCAATTCGAAAAATTTATTAAAGGATAAAACATGAGTATTCTAGATAAACTTAAAAAGAATTCTACCATTAAAGATACAAGCATCCTTTCTGGTTCTAAATTCTTTACTAAGAAAGATATGATTCCAACTACGATTCCTGTTATCAATGTTGCTCTTTCTGGTCGATTAGATGGTGGTTTAACTCCTGGTCTTACAATGTGGGCTGGTCCAAGTAAACATTTTAAAACCGCATTTTCTTTGTTAATGGCTAAAGCATATCTGGACAAATATCATGATGGTGTTGTTTTGTTTTATGATAGTGAGTTTGGTACTCCTCAGTCCTATTTTGATTCTTTCGGTATTGATACTGATCGAGTTATTCATACACCAATAACTGATATTGAACAGTTAAAGTTTGATATAATGAAACAGATTGAAGGTATTGAACGTGGCGATCATGTCATTGTTGTTATTGACTCAATTGGTAATTTGGCTTCAAAGAAAGAAGTTGAAGATGCTCTTGAAGGTAAATCTGCTGCAGACATGACTCGTGCCAAACAGTTGAAATCTTTGTTTCGTATGATCACACCCCATCTTACACTTAAAGATATTCCATGCGTAGTTGTTAATCATACGTATATGGAAATTGGAATGTTTCCTAAAGCCATTGTTGGTGGTGGTACTGGCGCATATTATTCTGCAGACAATATTTTTATCCTCGGTCGTCAGCAAGAGAAAGAAGGTACTGAAATCGTAGGATATAATTTTATTATCAATGTAGAAAAATCTCGTTATGTCAAAGAAAAATCTAAAATCCCTGTTAGCGTATCTTTTGATGGTGGTATCAGCCGTTGGTCTGGTTTACTTGATATCGCTCTCGAATCTGGACATGTAATCAAGCCATCAAACGGATGGTATTCTAAGGTCAACAAAGATACTGGTGAAGTAGAAGATAGGAAGTATCGTATTAAAGATACAGATAATAAAGAATTTTGGATGTCAATTCTTACAACTAAATCTTTTAATGACTTTGTAAAGTCCAAATATTCAATTGGGCAGGGAGAAGCAATCATGCGCGATGATGTAGATGTTGCACTTGAGGCTCTCGAAGATGAGTGATCATTTAGCATCTCCTCCTTTTATTGCAGTTGAAAATCGCAAAACAGGTACAGTTGCTTTAAAGTTGATATCTGGACCATATGAGGGTATAATATTTTCATATGGTAAGGTTGACTTTAACGAACAAGATGATACCTGTAAAATGCATTTTGAATATGATGTTCATGAAAACCCAATGGTATATGATCAAAAAGAATTTGAAAATTATCTTGGCGATTTATTAGTATTCATAATTGCTGACCAATTGCAGAAGAACGAAATTATTTACACTGGCGGAATTGATGAGAATAGAAACGAAGATTCTAAGCAATCTGATATATGATGAGCAGTACTGTAGAAAAGTTATTCCATTTATCAAGAACGAATACTTTTCGGACAGGAAAGAAGCAATTCTTTCAAAGATAATTACTGACTTTTTTACGAAGTATAATAAACCACTAACAAAAGAAATCCTTTCGATTGAAGTTGGTAATAGAACTGACATAAACAACAAAGAACTTACAGAATTAAACACATACATTGACACACTGACCCATGAAGAAGTTAATGATTCATGGATGATTGAGCAAACTGAAAAGTTTTGTAAAGATAAGGCAGTATATAATGCAATTCTACACTCAATTAAAATCATCGATGGAGGAGATAAGATACACACCAAGGATTCAATTCCTTCTATCCTCTCTGACGCTCTTGCCGTTTCTTTTGATAGCCATGTTGGCCATGATTACCTCGAAGACAGTAACTCTCGTTACGAATTTTACCATAGGGTTGAAGAAAAAATTGCTTTCGATTTGGACATGTTCAACAAGATTACTAAGGGTGGTCTTTCAAAGAAAACATTGAACATTGCTTTGGCTGGTACTGGAGTTGGTAAGTCTTTGTTTATGTGTCATGTTGGCGCATCTGTTCTGATTCAGGGAAAGAATGTTCTGTATATTACAATGGAAATGGCTGAGGAACGTATCGCTGAACGTATCGACGCAAACCTTTTGAATCTAACAATGGATGAGTTGAAGGTTATCGACAAAGATATTTTCGACAGTCGTCTTCAAAAGATTTCCAAGAAAACGCAAGGTAAATTAATTGTCAAGGAGTATCCGACTGCTGGCGCTCATGCTGGACACTTCCGTGCTTTGCTTGAAGAACTTAAACTTAAGCGTGAATTTACTCCAGATATTATCTTTATCGACTATCTTAACATCTGTGCCAGCCATCGTATGAAACAGGGAGCCAATGTAAACTCTTATACATATATTAAGAGTATCGCTGAAGAGTTGCGTGGTTTGGCTGTTGAATATAATGTTCCAATTGTTTCTGCCACACAAACAACCCGAAGCGGATACACTAATAGCGATCCAGGACTTGAAGATACTTCAGAGTCTTTTGGGTTACCAGCCACGGCTGACTTTATGTTTGCGTTAGTTTCAAATGAAGAACTCGAAGCGTTGAACCAGATTATTGTTAAACAGTTGAAGAATCGTTACAATGATCCAAGTTTTTATAAGCGTTTCGTTGTTGGGATTGATAGATCCAAAATGCGATTATATGATGTTGAAGCATCTGCTCAGGTAGGATTGGCTGATTCTGGTCAAGAAAAACCTGATGTTCCTATGTTTGATAAGAGCGAATTTGGTAAACGTCAAAGGTCAGAAGGCTTCGATGGGTTTAAGTTTTAGGAGAAAGATATGGTAAAAGTAATTGTAGCTGAAAAGAAAATTGATTGTTCACATCTGTTGGGTAAATTCTTAGACGAAAGTCATTACGACATTTTGGTAGAGGAAGATGCTGACGTTTATATGCCAGCAACTTGCGATATCGCAACTCAAGCTACTTGCGAGTTGAATAAAGATTGTGCATCATGCTCCAAGGGTACTGATGAATTGCGCATCGCTTTCAAATTCCGCAAGAACTACTTTAGTAAAGAGCAACAAGACGCAGCGTATCTTGGTCTAAGAGAAGCTGCAGGTAGAACTGAGAATCGTGGACTTGCCTCTGGTATTAAAGATGGTGTTCTTGCTACTTCCGAAGGACGTGAGTGGGTTACCAATTATCAAGACGAGATGATGCAGATGATTCTTAAAAACCGTGACGCTGCTATTACTGGTTTGGATGAAGACGTCATAGACACTATTCGTGGTAAATATCCTACAGAAACTGATAAGAAGATGGCTGGTGGCGACGGTAAAAACAACGTCTGGGTTATCTCTCGTTTCCGTGGTAAGTTTGACTTTGAACAATGGCTTGATTCTATCAAACCTTTGAGTCGCGAAGAACGAGCAAAGGCAACTGAAGAAGTTATGAAGATGGTTAGTACAACTACTTACGGTAACGCAGTTAACTCTGGTATCGCTGGATGGTTTGACCGCTACCCACGTATTCCTTATGGACGTGCGACTTCTTATACTCGAGATAACTTTGATAAGTTTAAGATGGCTTACCCGTTCCTTCAAACACTTGCCAAAGGTTTCAAGGATCTGTTACCATGGCGCTATAATAACCAAATGGAAGCTGCCAAGAAAGTTGATCCACGTTACTTGGTTCCAGAAACACCATTCACAACTATCACTGTAAATAAAACTTTCCGTACAGCGGCACACTTTGACGCAGGTGATTTACATACTGGTTTGTCTAACCTTCTAGTTCTATCTAACAATGGTAACTACAAAGGTGGGTATCTTATCGCACCTGAGTACCGTGTTGCAGTCAACGTTCGTCCTGGCGATTTGCTATTGATTAACAACCACGAAGTTATGCACGGTAACACTCCAATTGAATTGTTGGACGAGGAAGCTGAGCGTGTGTCGTTGGTTTGTTATTTCCGTGAGAAGATGTTGGAACTTGGTTCTTATGAATATGAAGAATGTCGTTACAACTTTGTTGAGAAACGCAGACTGAACAAAGAACACCCAATGTGGAAACATTTATGGAATGGTGTTTCTGAAGGTATGTGGGAAACAAAAGAGTGGTATGATTATCTTGAAGAACAGCTTGGTCGCGATGTTCTTGTTAAGTATCATCCAAAGGCAAACGCAGGTTCTCTTGAAGGATTTTTCTGATGACTCCTAATAATTCTGTTACCATTTCCTCCTCAACGTATGATATTACCAGCAACGGAACAGTATCAATAACAACACCATTGACTGTTAACAGTTTGATTGAAGACATTCTAGATCAATATGAACTAAACGAAATGCTTGTGGAGCATCGTGTTCAAGAGCAAGAAATGTTAAAATTGAAAGAACAAAATGTTGATTTTGCAGAGATAATCAAGGAAAATATTTCTAAGAATATGGCTAGACAAATTATTAAAAAGATATCTTTTACAAAGAAGTATGAGGTAGACTCTGATGTTCATTCTTACCGTGGACGCTGCTGGGTATTCAATAAAGAAGAACTTATTCAATTTATAAAAGACAGTTGGAGTAAGGCTGGCCATGTTTGATAAATTCGGTGTTGTTGATAAGATGACCTTGGGAAAAACAACAAGAGAAGTCATTACACGTAAAATTGTTTTCTCGGATTCTATTACGATTAATAATTATCTAGAAGGCAAACCACTGTTGTTTGCTTCTCCAAATCCAAGTATTGTAGGATACTACATAGAAGACAAACACCTATACATTATCTTATCATATGCTTCATTGGAAGATCTTATGAATTGGATCTCAGGAAATAATGTAAATATTCTTTTGGTGCATGTTAAAGAAATTGTTGACCGTTGTAAAGTCTTGGTTAACACAGAAGTTTTTGAAAATCCTAACTTAGAGGAAGTATTATGAAAATTATGATGGTAATGCATACCTTCAATAACTTTGGTGGTATTATTAATCACTGCGAGCATTTGATGGCTGGTTTGAAAGAACTTGGTCATGAAGTAACCTTCGCATATCTTAAACCAAATAAGCAGGTTAAAGCTGTAGAGATTCCAACAACTTTAGCAGAAGGCTATGAGATTGGCGTTGGTTCTGGATATCCTGTTCATCAGGGCGACGGATGGATTGCACCATATTACTCCTACAAAGTTAAAGAGTCTATTGATCAGTTTGTTAAAGATGCCAATGAACATGACCTAGTAATATGGCAGTCTATTTTTGGATTTAAAAACAAAGATACTGAGCAAGATCTTGGATGGCTCCCAATGATCGAGGACGTAACAACTACTCAGGTTCCAATTATTCATGACGCAAACCTAAAGAAGTTGTATCCTTGGATCAAGTTGTTTGAGCATAAGTTTGCTGGTCTTGCTTGTGTGCATCCAGCTGCATATGAATCAGCTGATTTTATGAATGTTCCACGTGCATTGATTTTGAATCCTCAAGACATTGCTGGCGTTCCTGATACTCCACCTTTTGCAAATCGTGAGAACAAACTTCTATCGATCCAAACCTTCAAGCGTTGGAAGCGTGTCGATGATTTAATTCGTGCCGTTCCGTACATGAAAGATGTTAAAACCCTTGTCGGTGGATATGGTATTGAGGCAGCTTATATGATGTCTAAAGACAAGTGTAAAGAAGAATATTTTGCAACTAAAGAATACGATCCTGACGTAACATCAGACAGAGAAGGTAAACGTATCTGGGAGAATGCCGAGAACTCAGGTAATTTTGAATATCTTGGCTTTATTTCAGGAGCAAAACGTGATGAGATTCTGGCCACTTCTAAATTTTTGGTTGATCCAAGCTGGTCTAATACTTTCGGGGAACACTTCAACAGAGTTGTTATTGATGCTATGCGTATTGGCACTGTTCCAATTGCTATCAATTTTGGTGTATCCAATAATGAAGAAGGTAATGGGGTTGTCCTAAAGGCAGGTGTAAACTATTGCATGATCAAGAAGGGATCCACTCCAAAGCAGTACGGAGAAGCGATTGCTAACTTTTGCAATATGCCAGAAGATGAGTACAGACAGATTCAGCTAAATAACTATGAACTGATCAAACAGTTCGACAGGAAAGTTATTGCTCAGCACTATATTGAGTTGGCGCAACAAACTCCTACAGGTTATCTAAAAGAGCTGAAAACAAAATCTAACCACAATCCAAAATTACAGAAAATTGCAAGGGATATGTTCGATGATCACTTCCAAGTTAAAGAAGATTTTGATATGGAATCTTTATTTGGGTAATGTATGAACTACATTCAAAGTTTAGATTTCGATTTTGTTGATATGCTAAACTTTGATGAACGTCCGTTCAGGGCAAAATTCGTTCCATCTAAAATTTGGAACGATCTGGATAAATATAAAAACGACGCCACTGGCTTGAGGAATTACTTCAAGAAGTGGCGTTTCAGCATTAGATTTTTAGTTGAAAAGAAACCAATTAAGAGTTTACTTATTGGTGGTGGATATTATACAGAAGAAGGTAGATCTGAGATAGACATCTGGAATAGCCCAGATACTTCTTATGATACATATAAATTTACAGATAAATCTTGGGATAGATTTAAGTTTAGATGCATTCAGGTGGCTATGCATGAACTTATCCACTGTAAACAATATTATGGTAAACCAGAAGAATACAATGCTACAAAGGTGTATTACAAGAAAACTGGTAAGGCTCAGCTAGATAATACTAGAGATTATCATGCAGGCAGAGATGAAATAGAAGCATATGCTCACTGCATTTATCTGGACTTTAAAATGAAAAGACCAACCATTCCAGTGTCAACCCTGATTCGATATGCCAAAACATATAAGGTGTCGAAAAACCTCAATGGAATTCAAAGGGTCTTTAAGACTGACAAGTACAACGAAGTCATTCCACTTCTTCTTAGAAAAATTTTAGTCTGGGAACGTAGATACACAAACCTAAATATAGTATAATATATTAAAAGTTTGAGGGTTCTATGGCTGGGCAGGTTAAAAATAAACAATTGATTCCAACTGCATTCGGTTTAGCCGACGGCAGTGAGATCACACTTGACGCACTTACTGATGCTGTTAAGAAAAAGGTAAAGTCGATTGGTCTTACACCTGCTGTTCAAGAAGTTTGCATGCATTTGTATAACCATGCTTTAGATGGTAAGGATACATTCACTGCGAACCCTATGACTCTTAGTAAAGAGGATTATAACATCGTAATTAAAGACTTCGGTGAAATCACTGGAGCTGCATGGCTTTTGACTGCTCATGCTAAGAAGTATAAGTCTGTAAAATTTCCAATCGGTAACGAGAAACTGATTGACTATGTTCTAGTAACGAATCAGAAGTTAGAGGAAAAGTTTTCAGCCAAAGCTGGTCAGGGCGGTAAACCTTCCATCACTTCTCTGATGCCAGTTATTGAAGAACTCATTAGAACCAAAGGATCTACGTTAGATATTAAGTTGGCCAAACCATCATGGGTAATTTATCACTTATCAACTGAAGAGAAGAATGGTCTTTACTGGGGTCCACTGAAAGCTGCCCAGTACTTGGATAGTCCAGGATGGAAGGCGCTGACTAAACTTCTAAAGAATAAAGAGCTCAAGACAGGGTATGTCTCTGGGCTTCCAACACAACAGCAGATGGAAACAGCAGTTGTTAACATGGGTACTTACGAGAAACTTCGCATATATGCAAAGGAGTTCTATGACGCCACTGGTTATAGCAACACCATCAACGTTGAAGTTTCGAAGCGTATTATGGGTAAGAATTATGACCGTGTAAGATATGGTCTGTTACACTATCCAATAACAGCCGAAATGGTTAAGTGGTTAAATACACCAGCAAACAATGCACAAACCCTTCTGAACATGACTGCTAATACCCTTAACATTCAACAGGTCTATATGGACTTAAAGGGTACTTCTATTGTTTATAGCGTAAAGGCATTCTCAGACGCTGAATTTAAGTTTGGATCGCCATCCAGCGCACCTTACCCAACCAACAACCGTATGGGATTTACAATGAATAAGTCCCCTATGCCGATCTCTAAGATCAAATAAATATAAATAATACTATACTATTTGTAGATGGATAAACATGAAAGAATATAGACAACTATTAAGAGAACTACCAACCAAAACAATCGTACTCGCCTGTGGAAAGTTTAATCCACCGTCAAGAGAGCATGAACTGTTGGTAAAATCTGTCAAAAAACTCGCCGAACAAAAAGGCGCAGATCACATAATCTACGCATCAGCTGCATGCGATAAAAGAAATCCACTACTTCCTAGTAAAAAGTTCCATTACCTTAACTTAGTTTTTCCAAATACAAATTTTGTCGAGAATGCGGATACAACTCATAACCTCGTAAGAAAACTAAAAGAAAGTTACAAAAATATAATTCTTGTAACAAGCGAAGAAAAAAATAATACATTTAGACGCCTTGGTATTGAAGTAGTTTCTGCCTGTGATAAAGATCCAGATGCAGATGACAAACTCCGCAATTATGCCACCAAAGGATTGTATGAAGAATTTAAAAATAATTTACCATCATCAATTCGTGATATAGATTCGCGTAGATTGATGAATGATATAAGGATTGGTTCTGGATTAGAGCCAATTAAAGAAGAACTTAACTTGGTAAAAGACGAAATGAGAGAAAAATATTTCCGTGGAGAAATCTTCAGTGTAGGCGAGATCGTAGAGTCTGATGGTAAGAAACTTGAAATTGTCAAACGTGGCTCTAATCATCTTCTTCTTAAAGAACACAGCGGTAAATTAATTACTAAGTGGATTCATAATGTTAAACCTATAAAAGAATCTATGAAAACAAAAATGACTGTCTCTGATAAAATTAAAAAACAATCAATTGTTGAGATTACTGAAGAACATGATGATCATTATAACAATGCTCAAATGCATAAAAATAATGCAGAAAAGGCAAAGGCAAGAAATAACATAGGTTCTTATCATTCTCATATGGTCAATCATCATGATGAATTGGGCAAATGGCATGCCGCTAAAGGACGTCATTCTTCTGCTGATAGAGAATATGAAAAAGCTGAAAAACATCATGACGAATTCTTAAAGCATCCATACATTGCTGAAGAGATGGAGATGAATGGTAAGAGTGGAGTTGAACATCACAAAGACCATAAGATTGTGCACCATGGCCATGATGTTCAAATTAAAATAGAAAAGAAACACCATGGTAAGATTAAGGCATTGAATCATGGAGAACGCCATACATTTAAAGATCAAAATGATAATCACTGGATGGCAGTTAAGAGCGGAGAACGCATTCACTTTGTTCCACATAGTGTAGATACTCAGACTATGTCTAATATGTCGTTCCATATTCACCAGAACGAATTCTCTGGAGACAATGGACCAGAGTCTGCTCCACCTGCCGATGGTCATCAACCATACGATCCATTTTCTAGTGTAGGGAATTTACCATAATGGAAGAATTAACAACTGCAATTAAAGTGTTGCTTGCAAATGCAACAGTTATGTATTATAAGACTCATCAATTCCACTGGAATGTTGAGGGTATTTTATTTACACAATATCATGCATTTTTTGAAGAAATGTATTTAGATGTTTATAACTCTATAGATCCAACTGCAGAATTTTTAAGAAAATTTGATGAATATGCGCCTGTAAGTATCGACGAGCTGTACAAGTATAAAACAATTGAAGAAGAGTCTGAAAGAAAAATACTACTTTCAGACATTCTTGCAAGTTTAATTGCTGCAAATCAAGAAGTCCTTAACAGCCTAAATAAAGTATTCGATATAGCAAATAAACAAAAACAACAGGGCGTTTGTAACTTTGTTGCAGATAGAATAGACACTCACCAGAAACATGGTTGGTGGTTAAAGTCATCAGCAAAGAAAATAGGATAACCAATGATAAATTTTAAGCAATACCTAGATATCGCAGAATCTCATGCAGAATTAGATAAACACATATCTGATTTTTCTAAACGAATCAATACAGAAAAAGGTTCACAGAGCTCTACTTATCAAACTGGACATTCCACTTATAAAAATGGTGGTGGTAAAATTCATAACATGAAGTATGTGGCAACTGATGCTCCACACGAAAAAATTTTTAAACATCTTAAGAGTATGGGATATAAAAAGATGTCTGGACATGATCCTAAGCCCAATGAATTTGATGTTCATCACAATCATGAAACGATGACTTCAAGAACATCACCAGTTCATCATCCATCTGGAATTTCTGCGCATGTTGAAACAGAACATGGTAGTAGACCAAAAGTTCATTTTACACATAATAAAATTACAGAAAATCTCTGGCTCTAAGAAAGTGGAATTGCTAATGAAATCATTTCAAACATACTTAAAAGAAGAAGCGGAAGCAGATAAACTTACGCATATTACTCATGCTGAGGATCGTCCATTATTTCATGGTCATGAAGGTTTTGAACATGCGCATGGCGCATTAACTCAAGCTCATGAACATATGAAAGCTGGTGGAAACAACAGTAATCTTACAATGAAGTATGATGGTTCTCCTTCAGTTGTGTTTGGTCATCATCCAAAAAATAACAAGTTTTTTGTTGCAACTAAAGGCGCATTCAATAAAGAACCAAAAATAAATCATACTCATGAAGACATTGAAAGAAACCATGGACATGCTCCAGGTCTTGCATCAAAACTTCATGCTGCTCTTGATCATCTGCCAAAAGTAACACCAAAGAAGGGTGTTTATCAGGGCGATCTACTCCACTCTCATGGTGATGTTGAGCATGATAAAAAGGCAGGAACTGCAAAGTTTACTCCAAACACTATAACTTATACTGCTAAAGGTGAAGAAGCTAAGAAAGCAGCTGGTTCTAAGATCGGTGTTGCTGTTCACCAGAAGTATGAGCATGGTGAGGGTGCTGATAAGAAGAGTCTTGAATCAATGCATGTTACTCCACACCCAGATACTCATAACTTCGGCGAGCATAAAGACGTTCACTTCAAGACTGCTAATCATGACACAAGCAAGATTGATTATCCAGAAAAGGATCAAGCAGAGTTCCATAAGCATATGAACGCTGCCAAAGAAATCCATGATACTCATGGTTCTAAAATGTATTCAGCTATTCACCCAAAGCATTCTGGTGAAACTGGCCATCTAGGAACATACATCAACAGCACTGTTAGAAATGACGAAGTGCCTAATGTTGAAGGTTTCAAGAAGCATGTTAAGTCTTTCTATGACAAGAAAGCAGCTGGGGTTAAAACAGAGAAAGCAAAAGCAGCACATACTAGTGAAGGTGAATCTCAGAATGCTCATGTTGAAGCGAACAAAGAACACTACAGTAATTTGCTAACTATGCACCATCACTTGCAACAAGCAAAGAACACTCTAGTTAAAAACCTTAACAAGAATACCAATGGTCTTGAGCATCACATTGATGATAAGAAAACAGAACCAGAAGGCTTCGTCGTTAATCACACTCATAATGGAAAAGAACAGCCAACTAAGTTGGTAAATCGTTCTGAATTTGCGAAAGCCAATTTACTAAAAGTTAAAAAGTGGAACCAACCAAAATGAGTCAAGAAAAACACCATGTAATGGCATTCGCCAGAATGAATCCAATCACTTCTGGTCACGAGAAAGTAGTTAATAAAGTTCATGAAGTTGCAGCAGAACATAATGCTGGCCATAGCGTTATTCTATCACATTCTCATGACGCTAAAAAGAACCCTCTATCTCCAGAGCAGAAGGTTAAGCATGCGAAGAATGCATTTCCTGGAACTAATATTTCAGCTGGTTCTAAAGAGAAACCAAATCATTTAGCTCATGCTTCTGATTTACATAAGCAGGGTGTTACTCACCTTCACGTAGTTGCTGGTTCTGATCGTGTTGAAGCCACGCATAAATTATTGCATGATTATAACGGTAAGTCAGGTCCTCATGGCCATTATAATTTTAAATCAATTACTGTTCACTCATCAGGAGAACGTGATCCTGATTCAGAAGGTTCTGAAGGTATTTCAGCAAGCAAAATGCGTGAACATGCTGCTTCTGGTAACAAGAAAGAATTCCATAAAGGAGCGCCAAAATCTATGAGCACTTCACATAAAGATGCAATGTATAAAGATGTTCGCAAGGGCATGGGTTTACATGAAGATGTTTCTTCTATCCCACCAAAAAATGTTCAAAAGAAAACATATAGAGATATGGTCAGAAATATGACCAAGCGTAATGGTCCAGAAAAGGATCCAGAAGTTGCTCTAGATAAAAAAGAAAAGCAAGCAATGGAACAAAAAGTCCATGAAAATGCTCCAGTTGCTCCTGTTCTTGATAGAAAATATATCAAAGGTACTCCAGAATGGAAAGCTCACAAAGAAAAGAGTAAACCAATCAATGGACACCCAACTAAAACTAATGTTAAAGAAGAAACTGCCAAGAAAGAGAAGGAAGAAATTATTCCTACTCATAGAATCATGGTTGTTTGTTCAGAACCCGATCATAAGCATCAAAGTAAACGTGAACCAACAGAGCGCTTTATTAAAACAACTGCAAAAACCAAAGCTCTTGCTGTTTTGAATGGTAAACGCTACTTTAAGAAAATGGGTTTCAAAGTGCATGATGCTAAACATTTGCATATAATTTCTGAAGACTTAGAAGAACATTTAGATCCAAAAAATGGAGCTGGTTCATACATTAATGATTTTATTAAATCAACGAATCCACGTTTCGTAAATAAGTCCAAAGAAGAGCGTCGTAGAATGGCCATCGGTGCTTATATGGCTGCAAAGAAAAAGTATAGTATGAATGAAGAATCTGGCGAGCATGAATTAGGAATCCACCACGACGAACCTATTTCTCGTCACCCACACATTAAAGAAGTATTAGAACGCCATGGCGCAAAGCACAATGGCCATAGCGATAAAGCCACTTACTTCAAATTCCCAAGCGCTGAGCATGCTCGTTCAGCGAAACAACAATTGCATATGGCTGGTGTTAGACCAGACCACTGGGTAAATGGTGAACATATTAATGAAGAGGCTGATAAGCAACCATCTAATGCGAGAAGATTCAAATTCTTCAAAGGACAAGAACATATTGTTGGTCCAAAAGATAAAGATGGTCAAAAGACAGTTAAAGAAGGTGTTGAACAAATAACTGGAGACGACTCAATCCCAACATATTCTGCTGGAGAAGATGGAGAATCTCAGCGTAAGAAAAAAGGTTTCAGAACTTCCTTAGTTAAAATAAGTAAGAACTCAATTGGTAGAGAAACTGAAGAAGGTTGGGAAAAACCAAAAATTAAAGGCACAACAAAAATGAGAGAAGAAACTGAAGAACAAGCAGCTGATCACAATAAACGTTTAAAACGATTTAAAGATATGGCTAAACAAGGTGAGTTGTTGCCAAAGTCTATTAAAGAAGCCAATCATCGTGAATTCGCTTCTCAAGGTAAAATGCATCCAGATATGGCAAAGCATATGACTGTTGGTCAACATATGGACTACTATGAGCCAAAGACTGGTGATAAAGTACATGGTAAGGTTATTCATAACAACGGTAAAGAAGTTCATGTTCGACAATCTCATGACTCATATGACTCTAAGAAAGTTGGAAATGTACATAAGTTTGAAGTTTCCAATAAGTTGGACGAAGAGCAGATTGATGAGTTGTCAAAGTCAACTCTAGGTTCATATGCCAAAAAAGCATCATATGATGCTACGATTAAACGTAAAATTGGTGGTGATTTTGAACATATGGCAGATAAGTCTAGAAAACCTGATTATAAAGATGCAGCAACAAGGCAAGCTGATAAATGGAAAGACATGGCTAGAAAACGCAAAGCTGGAGTTGAAAAAGCCATTGATCGCTTAACTAAAGAAGAAGTTGAGTTGGACGAGTCTGGTTACAAAGGTGATGGAAAAGTAGTAACTAATAAATATTCATGGGGCACAATGAAGCATGTTGAGCACGGCAACGATTTCAGCATTCCACTACATCCAGAACACCATAAAGCAATTGCCAAACTTGAAGATGGTCAAGAACATCACTTCAAGGATGAAACTGGTAAACATTGGGGCGCATATCGCAGAGGCGATGATGTACATTTTAAGTCAGCTGATTTTCATGGTTCGATGAAGACTAAAGTACCTCATCATACTATGCACGAGGAATAAAAATGAATGAAGGACTTGCCGACGATCTTTTAAGTGTTGCTAAAAAGGTTAATTCTAATGCAAAACTAAGATCTGGCTCACAACCAAAAAAAGAACCAGTAAAGGTCACTCCAAAGAAAACAGAGTCAACTGGTAAAACAGGTTTGGCTGTAAATCATGGTTATGGGCAGGGTCGCTATATGGGGGACTCAGTTGAACTTAGTGGTAATCAGATTGATGAATTGAAAAAATCTACTTTGGCATCTTATGTTAAAGGTGCAATGCAAGATCGCGAAGAACGTGCTACTGCTGCTTCATTTAAGTCTGGTGCTGCTGGTGACAAATACAACAAAGCAGATGAGACACCAAAAGAAATTAAACGTGGTAAAGGTATACATACTGCGCTTTCTAAGTTAACACGAGAAGAAACTGAAGAGCAAGCAGCTGATCACAAAAAAAGACTAAAAGGGTTTAAAGATATGGCTAAAATTAATGAAGGTACTGATAAAGATATGGTCATGATTGACCTACAAACAATTCTAAACCATGTTAATCGTTTAGAAAAACATATTGGTAAAGAGATGGACTTACCTGAATGGGTAGAAGCTAAAATTACATTGGCAGCAGACTATATTGGTTGTGTTGCAGATTATATTGAAGCTGATTTACAAGTTAATGAAGAAAAATCCAAAAGAAAACCAAAATGGTTGGAAAACGCAGAAAAACGTGCCGAAGCCAGAGAAGGTAAATATGTGAAAGAAAATTCTATATCTTTTAAAGATTTTACATCAATACTAAAAGAATATGAATCTGATAAAAATGGTGTATATCGCCATACTAAAAAGGCTTCTTATGGAACTTCTTACAATGATCCAGAGGGTGAATTTGAATCTAAAGATGACATGAAAAAATCAGAGAAAAAAACAGGTCGTCAGAGTGGTTCCAAGGTTGGTTCTTACAAACGTCGCCAACCAAAATAAGATAAATAACTAAAAGTCCAAATTCAAGGAGATAAATATGGCACTATGGGGAAATCAAGACGCTTTGGCATCAGCACCAAAGTGGATCGCTCGAATCGATACATTTGATGGTAGCAATTCATCAGTTGTAAACACTTCAGCAAACACAATCTATCTAGCAGGTTCAACTAACTTCGCTACTGGCGATGCGTTAGTTTACACTAATGGTGGTGGAACTTCTATTACTGGCTTAACAAGCGGAAATACATACTATTGCCGTCGTGTAGATTCTTTTAACATTGAGTTGTTCGATACTCAGGCTCATGCTATTGCAACTGGTTCTAATACTGGTTTAATTACATTGAGCGCTGTTGGTGCAGGAACTACTCACACTCTACAACGTGATCCTTCTGTTGCTAACGCATTCGGTCGTTCTGGTAAAGTAACTTTCCTAGTATCAAAAGAAGAATCTCAATCATTCGAAAACCGTGCTCTTGGTATCGATGGTCCAGGATGGTGGTCATACCTGTCATACACTGCTGCTGATGGATCTGTTCGTCACAAAGCAGAACGTGTTGTCGCGATGAACTCTGAAGTTACTGAAGCATCTGATAACATCAACGTATCTAATGATCCATTGGTCTCAGGTGAAATCACTATCATCACTCAACCATCTAGCTTGTCTATTACTCACCCAGCTACTGCGACATTTACTGTTGCAGCGTCTATCACTGGTATTGGTACTCTTGGATATCAATGGTATCGTCAGGCTAACGGAACTGGTAGCTTCGCAGCTATCTCTGGTGCGACTTCAGCTTCTTACACTACTCCAGCAACAACTGTTGCCGCAAACAACGGCGACGTATACTACTGCGTAGTGTCAGCAACTGACTACACTGTTCAACAATCTTCTAGCGCAACTCTAACAGTAGCATAATAAATAAATTATGAGAGGGAGGGTTTTCCTCCCTCATTTTGTTTGAAGGTATAATGTGTGAATGAGAATTTAAATGAATCGAACTTTTTACTCTATGCCATGCATCATTATGATAACACACAGTGTTATAGTTTAGCTGAATTTGAGGAAGATCTTAAAAAGTTTTTATATCTAAAGAAACTAATTTCAAGATATAAAAATAATGGCGAATTAAAAGAACGATTAATATTAAATCATATTATTGTTTTGTATAACCTTTTTGGGGATGCAACAACAAAAATGTTGTTTTATAAAATTGATCAAAGCTGCTGGGATGTTCTTATAACATTTTTGGTTTATCTTAATAAGATGCCAGAAAAAGTTGTTGAATATAAAATAAATCTTTCTGATTATGTTTTAGATGAAACTATTATAGCAACGCTAAGGAAAATTTAATGAGCCAATTAATTGACAATGCTCTTGCGCTACGAGTGATACATATGCTCGTTACCAACTTTACTGACACTGATGCTTACAAGTTAGGTATTATTGATGCCAAGGGTAATAATCTTATTAAAACAAGCGCATTTAAAACACAGCAACAGCGTGATGCGTATGATTATCTTACCCGTTTAGTCTTTAATCTTAAAAAACTGATCAATAAGTTCGGTGGAGAGAGCAGATTAAAAAGTATTGCTGCAGCTCTTTGGTTGATTCAGGAGAATCTAAAGAGTGGAACGAAATCAACTGTATACCTAGAAGAAAGATTTAAAGTTCTACTGGAAAAATTAGAAAACGGTGTTTGTTTAGTTGAAGAAGAAATTCTTGTTGGTAAATTTTTAAAAGAAGACGGTGGCGTCGGTATTGGAGCCATTGCTGGAGGTAATATGACTAGTCCAGGTGGACCTCCAACAAATAATACTTCTGGTAATGTTGCAACACAAGAACCAAAGATTTATAAGAAAGACATAAAGAAATACCAAAAAGGTAAGTCCAAGGTAATTTTTGGTATGGGTCGTCGTAAACCAGTAGGTGTGACTGAGATAACTTAATATGTGGATGTTGTCATTTATCCCTGATGCTTGGTTGTATTATGCGGTTCTAATTGTTTTTGGCGCAGGCGTAACATCATATGTTGTTAGTTTTATCCCATTACTTCCATATAGAGAATTGATTAGAATTGTTGGCACTTTACTGACAATTCTTGGTGTCTATTTTTACGGTAGTTATTCGACTGAGATTGACTGGCGCAGTAAAACTGAAGAGATGCAGAAACAGATTGATGTTGCCAAGGTTAAATCCCAGGACGCAAATAATCAAATTAAGACTCTTATTGCTCAAAAGACAAAAGTTATACACGATAAACAAGTTGTTATTCAAACTGTTATTAAGCAAAACGCAGAACAGATTGATAAACAATGTACAGTTGATCCTGAAGTTATCACTATACTAAATAATGCAGCGAGTGGAAAATGAAGAAACTATTGATCGTAGTCTTATTGTTATCTGGATGTTCAACTGTCGTTCCAGTTAAACAACAATTTCCTTCAGTTCCAGAAGAACTGAAATCACCATGTCAGGATTTAAAACTGACTGATCAAACAACAAAACTGAGTGATGTTGTTTCGGTTGTTACTTATAATTACAGCTTATATCAAGAATGCCAGTTGAAGACTCAAGAGTGGATTGATTGGTACAATAAACAGAATTCTATATTTAAAAGTGTAAAGTAACATGGATTTGGAAAGAATAGCAAAATTGGAAGCACAGGTAGAATCCCTTAAAGAAGACGTTGCTGATGTCAAAGTTGACATCAAAGAACTACACTCACGTATAACTACAGGAAACCGTGAAATCATGGACAAGTTAGATCAAAAAATTGATGAGCTTGCAAAATCAGACCGAGAACAACATGAATCCCTAAAGAAGTCCATGGAAAATGTAAAAGACCGTGTTGATATTCTTGAGAAGTGGCGCTGGATGATTGTGGGTGGTGCAATTGTAATTGGTTATCTAATGGGTCACTTGGACTTTTTTGCAAAATTTCTAAAATAAAACTTGCTTTGTAATTCCTTATGATGTATAATATCTCATATGCGGAGATATTATGTTATACATTGATACAAAGTACACCAATATCCTTGGCAGTCGTCTAAGGAATTTCAAACAGAAAAAAGAATACCTCTGGAATTTCTCTTGCCCAGTTTGCGGAGACAGCACAAAGAATAAGCTGAAGGCTCGTGGTTATATTGTTCGCAATGAACAACAACTATTTTATAAGTGTCACAATTGTGGCCATGGTTGTAATCTCGGTAATCTAATCAAGTACGTTGATGCAAACCTATACAATGAATATGTTTTGGAACGCTATAAATCTGGCGCATCTAAACATCATGATCACAAAAACATACAACAAACAACAGTTGTACTGGAAACTCCCAAAGAAGAACTATTAGAAGACGATATCTTGTCTAGTTTAACACGGCTAGACAAGATGCCATTGTCACATCCAGCAGTTCAGTATCTTGTCAATAGAAAGATTCCAAAAGAAAAATGGAATCTTTTATACTTTGCGCCTAAATTTAAAGCATTTACTAATTCTGTAACTGCAAAATTTCAAGAACCAATAAAAGATGAGCATCCCCGCATGATCATCCCATACTTTACCCCAGCTGGTAAATGTTTTGCTTTTCAGGCACGTGCCTACGGTAAAGAAGAACCTAAGTATTATACAATTAAGGTTGATGAAACAGAGGAGAGAATTTATGGACTCGACAGAATTGACTATGGTAAACCAATCTACATTGTGGAAGGTCCAATTGATTCTCTTTTCATCCCAAATTGTTTGGCTGTTTCAGGATCCAGCTTTGACATGCCTACTATTAGGTCTATACTTCCAAACGCAACACTTGTGATGGATAATGAACCAAGGAGTAAGGAGATAACAAAACTTCTTGACAAAAATATAAAGGCAGGGTATAATGTATGTATGTTCCCAGAACATATCGAACAGAAGGATATAAATGAAATGATTTTGGCAGGAATGACTTCTGAAGAAATTATTAATACGATAAATACAAATACTTTCAACGGTATTGAGGCGAAACTAAGATTTTCCACTTGGAAAAAAATTTAAAGGATTAAAAATGAATGTATATATTTTGCTAGACCGTAGTGGCTCTATGGCTACTTTGTGGAATGAGGCGATTGGTTCTATTAATGGTTATATTGAAAAGTTGAAAAAGACTGATAAGGTTCATTTAGCTGTTTTCGATAATGAGTATACCGTTATCCGTGACGTTAAAGTTAAAGATTGGGAAGATGTTACCTCCGAGGAAGTTCAACCTCGTGGCACTACAGCTTTGTATGATTCTTGCGGCAAGATTATGACACAAGCCGAAGAAGATGATGCCAACAAAACTGTATTGGTTGTCATGACTGATGGTTATGAAAATTGCTCAAAAGAATATACTCAGGCTGCCATTAAAGCACGTGTTAAGCAATTTGAAGATAAGAAGTGGGAAGTTGTGTTTCTTGGCGCAAACTTTGATGCCGTTGAATCTGTTTCAGGTTCTCTTGGTGTCATGGCTGGCAAGACAATGAACATTAACGCAGGTATGTTACGTTCTTCTATGGACTCGTTGTCTGCCTACACTACAGCTTATGCTACAACTGGAGCGACAATTAACTTTACTGCCGAAGATAAGATGCGAGCAGTAAATGCAGGTGGTGTTGCTGGCACAGGAGTTTAATAATGCAGGTGAAGTTGATTAGTTATAGCAAACCTTCGGAAGAAATGTATCAAGAAGGTTTAGTAGATGTTCAGGAGTTGATTGCTTTCTGTGCACGTGTAAGCAACCCAAGCAATCAGTTTAACACAGAAACATCAGAGAAGTTAATTAAGTATCTAATCAACAATAAGCACTGGTCACCTCTAGAGATGGTCAGTGCTTGTATTGAAATTGAAACTACTCGTGATATCGCAAGACAAATTTTGCGTCATCGTTCTTTCTCGTTCCAAGAATTCTCTCAGCGATATGCTGATCCAACTAAAGACTTATCTTTCATTCTTAGAGAAGCCCGACTCCAAGACAAGAAAAATCGTCAAAATAGTATTGAGATGAATCTCCAAGACGACGATCAACGTAGAGTTGCATATCAATGGGAACAAATGCAACAAAGAGTTATCGATGCCGCAAAAAACGCATACACATGGGCGATTGACCATGGTATTGCCAAAGAACAAGCAAGGTCAGTTCTACCAGAAGGTTTAACTGTTTCTCGTTTGTATATGAACGGAACTCTTCGAAGCTGGATTCATTTCATTGAACTCCGTTCTGCCAATGGGACTCAAAAAGAACACCAAGAAGTAGCAAAAGCATGCGCAAAGGTAATTGCTGAGATCTTTCCTCTAGCAAAACAATTAACAAAATAATAATAAAAGGATAAATATGAACGACATTGTGCATGGTATAAAAGTTGATTATAGTCGTGACGGATTATTCGATGAGTTGGGTAAGTTAAGATTAAAAGAAAGTTATATGAAGGATGAAGAGACAAGTCCTCAAGAGCGATTTGCGTTTGTCTCAAAACAATTTGGAAGCAATCCTGAACATGCGCAAAGATTATATGAATATTCAAGTAAGCATTGGCTCTCTTATTCTACTCCCATTCTTTCTTTTGGTAGGAGTAAGCGTGGTATGCCTATATCATGTTTCCTTAATTATATTGAAGACACTGCGGAGGGTTTAGTTGATAATCTTTCAGAAACTAATTGGCTATCTATGCTTGGCGGTGGCGTGGGTATTGGCTTTGGTATACGGTCTGCTGATGACAAGTCTACTGGCGTTATGCCTCACCTTAAAATGTATGATGCTAGCTCTTTGGCGTATCGTCAGGGGCGCACGAGACGTGGTAGTTATGCTGCTTATCTTGATATCTCTCATCCTGATATTATTAATTTCTTAGAGATGCGCAAGCCAACTGGCGATCAGAACATGCGTACTCTCAACATGCATCATGGTATTAATATTCCCGATGCGTTTATGGAGATCATTGAGAGATCTATGATCGATGACCAATCTGATGATTCATGGCAACTTATTGATCCTGCATCAAAAGAAGTTCGTGAAACTGTATCAGCAAGAGAATTGTGGCAACGTATTTTAGAAATGCGTATGCAAACTGGTGAGCCATACCTACATTTTATTGACGAATCAAATCGTAAACTACCACAATGGTTGAAGGACAAAGGACTAAAGGTTCATCAGTCAAACCTTTGTTCAGAAATCATTCTACCAACTAACGAGAAGCGAACAGCTGTTTGTTGTTTGTCTTCACTAAATCTGGAATACTATGATGAATGGAAAGATGATGTTCTATTTCTCCGTGATGTTGCTGAAATGCTCGACAATGTACTTGAGTATTTTATACTTCATGCGCCTTCCACCATTAAGCGTGCAAGGTATTCTGCCTCACGTGAGCGCAGCATTGGCATCGGTGCTCTGGGCTGGCATGCTTATCTACAACGAAATTCAATTCCATGGGAATCCCCAATGGCAGTCGGAAGAAACAAACAAATCTTCGCTCATATCAGAGGAAAATTAGACGATGCGAATAAAGAACTTGGACTGGAGCGTGGTGAGGCTCCTGATGCGGTTGGTACTGGAAATCGGTTTAGTCATCTTATGGCTATCGCTCCCAATGCTTCTTCTTCCATTCTTATGGGCAATACCTCTCCTTCTATTGAACCTTATCGTGCCAATGCGTATCGCCAAGACACTCTATCAGGCTCGCATTTAAATAAGAATCGCTATCTTGATAAGTTGATTAAGCAGGAGGCTGAGAATCATAAGGAAGGTTGGTATGAAGACACTTGGAGTTCAATTATTGCGAACGATGGTTCAGTTCAGCACTTGGATTGGATGGGAGACTGGGCAAAGGATTGCTTCAAAACATCTATGGAAATTGACCAGCGTTGGGTCGTCCAACATGCCGCAGACAGGCAGGTATATATAGACCAAGCGCAGTCGCTTAATGTGTTCTTCCGACCAGATAGTCATATCAAGTATATTCATGCGGTTCACTTCCAAGCATGGAAACAAGGATTGAAGACAATGTACTATTGCCGTTCAGATAAGATTGCCAAGGCAGATAAAGTTGCCAAACGTATTGAGCGTGAGGTTATTAAAGAAATTGATTTAACAGCATTAACAGGTGACGCTGATACTTGCCTTGCGTGCGAAGGATAATATGAAAGTTGTTATTGTTGGTGGAGGGGTTGCTGGATGGTATATAGCGCATTCTTTACAGAACCACACCAACTGTGACATAACAATAATTGATACTGACAGGATTAAGAAACTTCCTGTTGGAGAGACTTTAGATTTAGATGCACCCAATAATTTTAGAAATCTACTACGACTAGGAAACGAGTACGAGTGGATGAAAGAGATTGGCGCTATTTATAAATTTGGTTCATTATATAACAATATGTTTGAACAAGACCCATACTCTATGGTACATTGGGACTCATGGAATACAAATGGTTCTGGTCAAACAGGCGAGTTTAGTTCAAATAACATGTTAAATGTTATGGTATATCTGATAAAAACAGGTAAACTTTCTCATGATCAGGTTATAAATTCTATGAACGCTGGTTCTTATTTTGTTAGAAGTAATGTTTCTCCTTTCGTCAACGGTAAGTTAGAAGGTCTTCGCCACTACAGTTACAATTTGGATTCAGATAAATTTGCAGAATTCCTTAAAAAACGACCAAGAACAAAAATATCCCACATAAACAAATTTATTAAAGATGTCACATTTACAGATGGAAATGTTGATAAAATTGTTTTTGAAGACGATACAATATTAACTTCTGATCTATTTATCGACGCAAGTGGATTTTCAAGGGTTATCGCTAAAAGACATCCTCTTTTCAAATTTAATACTCTTGAACATTCTTACAACAACACTGCTGTTGTTGTTCCGACAAAATATAAAGATCCAGAATTTGAGATGAGGCCAAACGTAACCTTTAATGGTTATGAAAATGGATGGGGGTTTAAAATAAATCTTTACCATAGGATAGGTAATGGAATATTATTTAATGATTCAGTTGTTGATGTTGAAGATGCTAGAAAAGAATTTTTATCTAAGATAGATGAAACTACATTATTGGGAGATCCAAAGACAATAAAATGGGAATCTGGATTTTATGAAACTCCGCTCATCAATAACCTTATGGTAATGGGACAGGCTGCTGGATTTATCGAACCATGGAATTCTAATTTGATTAGTAGACTTAGTGGTGAAATTTATGGACTGTTTGGGTTTATAAAAGAAAACAAACGTGAAGAATATAATTCTTTATTTAGAGATAGAATTAAACAGATAACCGAAATAATGACCAGTGAATTTACAACAAATAAATTTTCTTCTAAGTATTGGAATTGGTTTAAGTCTGGCAAATCCTCTAAAATAATATATGAAAATTTGAATTTTCAAAAATATAGTAATCTTAAATTTCTTCCCTTTGTAGCTCCATATTATAGGATGTTAATTAGTAGAAAATTATCTCTTGATTGTTTAGATTTACCTATACCAAACTCAGATCAGATACAAAAAACTATTAACTATCTAGAGATGAATACTAAAATGTTTGATGTGTTAAAAGATAAACAAACGCAGCCATATTATCTTTGGTTAAAGGAAAATGTATATAATGGTATTACTTCTGAAGATTACTTAATGCAAGAAAATGGTTAAAACAACAGTAATTGATAATTTCTTTGACGATCCATACTCCATAAGGAACTATGCTCTATCGTTAAAATACCCAAACAAAGGAATATATCCTGGAAAAAGAACTCTTCATTTAAAACAGGTAAACGAAAATTTCTACAATGAGATGGTGCGTAAAATTATGTCTTCTGTTTTTCAAGATTACTCTAAAATAGAATTTGATATGGATTTAAAATTCCAACTCGGTCAGGGTAGATACAAGGAAGGTTGGGCGCATGCGGATGGTAAATACGCAGACATGTCTGGTATAGTTTATCTAAGTCCTGATGCTCCATTAAACTCTGGGACTATTATGTGCGATCCTGTTAATCCTGAAGACTGGAATAGGCAGGAGCATATTTTAAAAACTATACCAATAAGAAATAAACTTTATCTAGATGAGATAGATAATGCTGATGATAAGAGAATTGAACATAACAGTCAATTTGTAACAAACATAGAAGTATCTAATATATTTAATAGAGCGTTCATATTTAATAGTCACAAATTTCACAGGGAGAATGTTGTTTTTGAAGATAGATTAATAATGATATTCTCAACAAAATTATTTTTTAAGGTTTGAAATGATAACTAAATCTAAACATAAATTAACTGACGAACGAACTTATTTTAAGCCGTTCAATTACCCATGGGCATATGAAGCGTGGCTTAAACATGAACAGGCGCATTGGTTACACTCTGAAGTGCCGATGGCTGAAGATGTTAAAGATTGGAAAAAGAAATTAACTGCTGAAGAAAAGCAGTTTCTGACGAACATTTTTAGATTCTTCACGCAAGGCGATATTGATGTTGCTGGTGGATATGTTAAGAATTATCTTCCATATTTCCCACAGCCTGAAATTCGTATGATGTTATCAGGATTTGCTGCTCGAGAAGCGCTACATATCGCAGCATATAGTCACTTAATCGAAACGCTTGGTATGCCTGAGACAACTTATAATGAGTTCTTGGAATATCAGGAAATGAAGGATAAACACGAATATGTTGTCGAACAAAGTTCGAAAAATGGTACTATTGAATCAACTGCGCAACACATCGCCATCTTCTCTGCTTTTACAGAAGGTATGCAGTTGTTCAGTAGTTTTATTATGCTTCTTAATTTTCCTCGTCATGGTTTGATGAAGGGGATGGGTCAGATTGTCACTTGGTCAATTGTTGATGAAACAATGCATGCTGAGAATATGATCAAGTTGTTCAAAGAATTCATTAAAGAAAATAACGAAATCTGGAACGATGAGTTGAAGAGTAAAATTTATACCATTGCCGAAAAGATGGTAGAGCTAGAAGATAAGTTCATTGACCTTTGTTATGAAAATGGTGATATGAGAGAACTTTCTGCTTCTGATGTAAAGCAGTACATTCGCTATATCGCAGACCGTCGCCTAATCTCATTAGGCATGAAGGGTATTTTCAAAGTTAAAAAGAATCCACTACCATGGGTCGAGGAGATGATTAATGCGCCAGTACATGGCAACTTCTTTGAGAATCGTGTTACAGATTATGCTAAAGGTGCGTTAACTGGTTCGTGGAACGATGTATGGGGGAAAGCAGCGTAATGACTACAAAACATTTTGAGTGCGAAGAATGTGGCGCTCATGGTAAAATTATTGTAAAAGGTGAAGATCACAAATTAGAAGATATAGTCTATTGTCCAATCTGTTCAGCAGACATTTATGAAGAGGAAGACTTTGATGAAGAACAGTGAAGGTTGGGATGGTTAATAAATAGTCCACTATGTGGATATTTAATAATCTGATCGTTGAAGAACTTCCCGAAGACTGTGTTGGCTTTGTTTATTTAATTACGAACAAAGCCACCAGTCGTATGTATATTGGTAAGAAGTTGGCCAAGTTCAGCAAGACTACCTACAAGACTGTTAAACTTAAGAACGGAACTAAAAAGAAAAAGAAAATACGTGGAAAAATTGATTCTGATTGGCGAGATTACTATGGTTCAAGCATAGAACTAAATAAAGATATAGAGTCTCTGGGTAAAGAAAACTTTACTCGTGAGATTCTTTTTTATTGTAAATCAAAAGCTGAATGTTCATATATTGAAGCGAGAGAACAGTTTTCTAGAAAGGTGTTAGAATCAGATCAATACTATAACGGACAGATATCTGTTAGAGTCCATGGTTCTCATATTAAAGGTAAATTATGACATATCTATTATTTGCTTCAGCATTAGGCTTATCTGCCTGTGCTGCATATTATTCTGTTATGGGATTGGTTGCCATATTCGCAGCATCCGTAGTTCCAATCTTTATCATGGGTACTTTACTTGAAGCATCCAAATTAGTAGTAGCATCCTGGATTTATCGTAACTGGAAAGACATTCCTCTTATGATGAAATCTTATTTCACAATCGCATTAGTGATTTTAATGATGTTGACTTCAATGGGTATTTTTGGCTATCTATCCAAGGCACACTTGGACCAAAATATTCCTAGTGGCGATGTAGCGGCAAAACTTGCATTAATTGATGAGAAAATTAAAACCGAAAAGGAAAACATCAATGCCAGTCGTAAAGAAATTACTCAACTTGATCAACAAGTGGATCAAACCATCGGCAGAACCACAGACGATAAAGGAGCTGAGCGAGCCATCGCCATCCGAAAAGGGCAGCAAAAAGATCGTCAAAGAATCCTCAAAGAAATCTCCGATTCGCAAACTAAACTCGCAGGTTACAACGAAGAGCGTGCTCCAATCGCGAGCGAAGTCAGAAAAGTCGAAGCAGAAGTTGGACCGATCAAGTACATAGCAGCACTAATATATGGCGATAACCCAGAGAGCGATGTTTTAGAAAAAGCAGTTCGCTGGGTTATCATTATGATTGTTTCAGTATTTGACCCACTTGCCGTTCTATTATTGATTGCCGCAAACTGGCAACAAAAACGTGATAGTGAAGATGATTCTTTTAAGGACAAACCAAATATAATTGATGAGGGTATTCTTCCAGAAGTCGAAGAAACGCCAAAAATAATTAGTATGTCAGTTGGTGATGTGGTTATTGTTGGAGAAGAAACTGATATAAAAACATCTTATGAAGACAAACCAGTCGAAGAAACTGCAACAGAAGAAGATTTAGATATTAAAGTTGATGAATCCAAAGACTGGGAAGCATCTCTTTATGACAGAATTGATAATAGAACAGAAGAAATTTCTTCAAATAAAGCAAAAAGTTTCTTATCTAAAGCAAAAGATGTATTTACAACTGGTATAAAAACTATTGAAACTGAAGTCGAAGAAATCCAAAAGAATAAATAAAATAAAAAGGATTCAAAATGGCAGAAGTAAAACCTCTATCTCGTTCAGAGAGAGAAGCGAAAATCAAAGATAAAGCTGGCTGGGCAATTACTGTCCTTGCAGCTGCATTGGCAATCAATACATACTTCGGGAATGCCAATTCGAGTAAAATTCTAAATAATACAATTGCAATAAACGACGTATGGTCATTTTATCAGGCCAAGTCAATAAAACAAAGTATTACTGAGATGGCTATCGATCAAACTAAAGATCCAGAAAGAAAAAAACAGCTACAGGCTAAAGTTGAGCGATATGAAACCGATCCTATTAGTGGTGAAGGTAAAAAAGAATTATCAGCTAAAGCCAAAAAGTTAGATTCAGAAAGAATAGAAGCCAAGAAGAATTCTCCTTGGTATACATTCGCTGGTTCTACATTACAAATTTCAATCGTTTTATTATCAGCATCAATTTTGTCCGTAAGCATGGGTATGTTTTGGGCAAGCATTGGTGTTGGTGCTGTTGGAATTTTGTTAATGCTACAAGCAATGATGGCAATTATATAATTCGAAAACATCGAATTGAGCAGTTAGTTTTGTATTCTATATCATAATCCTATAACAATAATAACTGGAGGGGTGGTCAAAAGCTGCCTTAAGAAATGATTAGATTAAATCAAATCGCTGCTGTGGCAGCATTAGCATTTGTGTGCGTAAATGTATCGGCACAAACAGACCCAATCGTAACTCAAAGCACTAGCACTAGTACAGCTACGAATAATGGTTCGACAACAACCAAGGTAATCTCACCACCACCAACAGCAGTTGCACCAACCATCACAACTATCAATAATGATGTTTGTGCCACAGCTGCATCAGGTGCAGTTCAAACACAAATTCTTGGTATCTCCATGGGTGGTACAACAAGAGATATGAATTGTGAGCGTATTAAACTTTCTAAGAACCTATACGACATGGGTATGAAAGTTGCTGCGGTTGCTACTCTATGCCAAGACGATAGAGTATTTAAAGCAATGCTCGATGCTGGAACACCATGCCCAATACAAGGTAAGATTGGTGAACAAGCAAAAGAACTTTGGACTGCCAAAGGACGTATTAAAGAAGAAGATATCGTTCAGTTACCAGAAAAGAAAAAAGAAGAACCAGTTAGAGAGTCTGGCGAGAAGTAATGAAACTCTTAGCAGTTATCTTTTCTGCTATTTTAGTTGCTGGTTTAGGTAAATGCAGCAACGTACATGCGCAGACTGGAGTTTCTCCTAACCTAGTCGCTGTTCCTTATAGTTCTCCGACCAATGTTATCAACTATACTGGAACAGGTGGTGGGGTTTCAGGAGGAGCAACTCCTGGTCTGAACACATCTAGTAATGTTCTCTATTTTGGCTATACCCAGCAGACAGTGGCATACGCATACGCTTTTAATCAAGCACTTCAAAACAGCGGTATGACTATTACTGGGTATAATTACTCATGGGATTATTTGAATCAAGGGTATAGCGCAGGTACTTTATCTGCCAATTTAAATTTCTCTGGAACAAATGGAACTTCTCTTTACAGTAAGAGTTGGTCCTTGGGAACTACTACTAATTGGACAACTGTAAGTGGAACTGATACATTACCAAATAATGGATTGCTGGCTTCAAGCATAGCAAATTTCTCTTTATCTTTTACTGGTAAAGATAATCGTTATTGGGCAGGTTATTATGGTCCACAAGTTAGAAACCCCTCTTTATCTTTGAACTACACATTTGATGTATGTTCAACAAATCCATTATCAAGTCCAAATTGCCCAGGATATGCTGCTGCATATCTTACGCAACAGTGTAACGCAAATCCTTTATATAATTCTAGTTGTCCAGGATATGCTGCTGCTTTATATACTCAACAATGTAATGCGAACCCTCTTTCTGATCCTGGATGCCCAGGATATGCTGCTGCATATCTAACATATCAGTGTTCAGTTAACCCACTTTACTCAACTACTTGTTCAGGATATGCCACAGCCTACCACAATCAACAATGCGCAGCGAATCCATTATATGCTACTGATTGCTCAGGATATCAACAAGCGTATCTTGCACAACAATGCTCTGCTAATCAACTTTATTCAACAAGTTGTCCAGGTTATGCTGTTACCTACCACAATCAACAGTGTGCCGCCAATCAACTCTACGCAACAGACTGTCCAGGATACCAACAAGCGTATCTAGGGCAACAGTGTAGTTTGAATCAGTTGTATAGTACATCATGTCCAGGATATCAAGCAGCATATACTCAACAACAATGTTCAACAAATCCTTTATACAGTACAACTTGTACGGGATATGCGCAGGCATATTTTAATCAACAATGCTCAGCAAACCCTTTATATAATTCTAGTTGTCCAGGATATGGTCAAGCATACTTTAATCAACAATGCTCCATCAATCCATTGTATAATGTTAACTGTACTGGGTATACCCAAGCATATCACATGCAACAGTGTACAGCCAATCCACTATATGCAAGCGATTGTCCAGGATACCAACAAGCATACTTTAATCAACAATGTTCATTAAATGGATTGTATAGCACACAGTGTCCAAACTATGCCACTGCTTATGCCACACAACAAGCGTTACAACAATCAACAGCAACTACTAAAAGCAGTACCGCAACTACTACAAACACAACTACAGCTGCTCCTGTTGTAGTTGCTGCGGCAACAACTACGGCAACTTCTACTGGTACCACATCATCGGTTCCTGTTGCTGTTGTTTCAAATCCAGTTGTTAACACCATTGTAACATCAACGTCAACTGCCACTAACTCAGCTACTGCTCCAGCTGCAGCAGTTTCATTAACACCATCGGCAGCAAGTACCACAACAACAGCCACTGTTCAATCAACAGCAACAACTGATAGTTCTTCAAGCTCAAGTAGTTCAACTACAAGTTCTTCTAGCAGTTCTTCTTCAAGCTCAAGTAGTTCTACGTCATCTAGTTCTTCTGCTTCTACGCCAATGCCGACAACTTCTGGGGTTCAAAGTGCGCCTCCAGCAAAATCAGCTCGTCAAGAAATTCAAGAGAAGCGTGAAGCAGCTGCAAAAGAAAAAGCAGTAGAAGAAGGTAAGAAAGCTGACGCAAGCAAAGCTGCAAACTTCGAACAGCAGTTGAAGGTTCAGAATGTTGTTATCCAGGCAATGGGTTTCACACCTGGATTCCAAACATATAATTTTATAATGCCAGACGGTATTGGTTATAGATCATACAGCGTCTATAACAATCAAACCAACGTTGATAATAAACGACTAGGATGGGGTCTGTACGGACCATCTGATAAATTACATAATGAACTAGTAGAATCACAATATAACAGAGGAAATTAAAATGACAGACTTAGACAAAAAAGTAGATGAATTAGAAGCAGCTAAAGAAAAGTACATGAGCGCAAATACTGTTATCAGTATCGGTGGTTATGAATTCACACCAGCAAAATTAATGGTGGCATTCACTCTTATCTCTTCAACACTAGGTGGTCTATATGGTGCGTTTGAAGTGTATAAAGACTACCAAGATATGAAAACTAAAATCGCCAAATATGTATCACCAGACTTATCTGAGTTCGATAAGCGTCTTGCTGTTTTAGAACAAAATAGTCAGAAGCAGGTTGATGCCACTGACACAATTAAAAACGATTTAAAAAGTGATATCCGTCATCTAGGAGATACAGTTGATGCTGTTGAACGTTCTTCTAAACAAACACAACGTGATGTTTCACAAGACATCCAAGATGTACGTAAAGAACTGCGAACATCATCTAAGGAAACAGAAAGCAGACTTCAACAAATTAGTAAAGATGTTGATAATAAAATTCAGAAAGCATTAGATAATCCTTTGGCTCACTAAATAGAAAACAATTGGAGATATTATGAAGAAAATACTTTTGTCTGTATTCGTATTGTTATCTGGCTGTTCTTTAATGCCAAGATCGCATGATGGCGCAATGTTTGATGATCTAGTGTCAGTAAAAATTGCAATTGAAAAATTAGATTGCTCAAATAGAGATTGGTATTGGAATGATGCCAAAGATAAAATTAGAAGACTAGAAATTTATACCCAATGGCGTGGAGATCCACAAGCAGGTTCAATCTCACAATTAGGTATTACTCTTGGTAAAGCTGAAGACACTAAAAATGAAGTTTTTTGCGAAGACCTGTTAAAGATAAATAAAACAAGAATTGAAGTTATCGCTGACGCATGGAAGGGAAGATAATGTTAGAACAGTTAAGAGAACAAGCAGGATTGGGTGGACCAGCAGCACAATTAGCCAATCAATTATTGGTTATTCGTGAGCAGTATGAGACGCAAATTATTACAACTGATGAATATCAATTTCTTTTGCAACAGATTGCTGAAGTTCAAGCAGCACAAGATCTTGCAAACGACGAAGTTGCGATGAGGTTTATAGTCAATTCAGCTGAATTTCTTGCGAGTCAGCTTTTATAAGTCTAAAGTTTTACTTTAACATAAAACCCTACTGACAGTAGGGTTTTTCATCATTTTGCTTGACATTTATTGCAAATAGAGTATAATTACTGTATAAATTGAAAAATGATGAAAGGTTTGTTATGAAGAAATTTGCGATGAAAGATTTGTTAGTTGCCAAGAATGAAGAAATTCTGTTAATAACTCAAGAAGAATGTGCCGAGGTTACTCAAGCGATTAGCAAGGTTTTTCGATTTGGTATGGAAGATACATTCAATGGCATCTCTAATAGAGAACACTTAGAAGAAGAAGTTGGTGATTTACTTTGTATGATTGACCTTCTTATTGATTCAGGAATGCTTGACGAAACATCTGTTATGGCAGCAAGATCTGCTAAACTTAACAAACTGAAAAAATGGACTGGTATTTTTAAGGAAGTTGCATGACTCGTTGGATTGAAAATGTAAGTAGGGATGCTGTTCGAAATGGACATCATTCTGATATGGGTGTTAACTCTATGCTGATTCAGATTGCTGATCCAGCTCAAGGGTTTCCTACACCTAAACATACATTTAAAGAAACCCATACGTTTGAATTTCTTGATGCAGACGATACTGATAGTTTTCCTGAAGAGTGTCTGATTAGTCAGAATCAAGCAGATGAATTGGTTCGTTTGTTGCAACATGCCCTTGACAATTCTATGAACGTATTGGTTCATTGTCATGCTGGTATTTGCCGTAGTGGTGCTGTTACTGAAGTTGGCACAATGATGGGTTTTACTGCAACCGAAAGGTTCCGTATGCCTAATCTGCGTGTGAAACACTTTATGATGAAAACCCTTGGATTGACATACGACTCTGCGGAGCCTACGTCATGGACCAATGGTTGGGTCACAGAATCTGGAATTGTTATGCCAAATGGAGATTTTGAATGAAAGGTTTGATCACAAACGACTGGGACAGGGATAATCTGAACTTCTTGCTTAATGCAAGTCCAGAGACAATGGCTGATTGGGAAGCCACCGTTGATGAAGACGATAAGGTATATGCTCAAGAATTGCTTGATGCGTACGCAGAAGAATTGCGCATTCAAGCCCATGATCTTGTGATCGAAGGTAAGATGGCGTTGATGATGGAATATAGGGACGCTGATAGCGTGTTAAAGAAATTTGCTTTGTAAGAGAAAATGATGTATAATAAACCTTCGAAACCTAGAAATCTTGTAGCAAAAGATTTACGTACTCCAAAATACCGTATGCGTGTTGTGGAGTCGAAGGTTGCTTACACACGCAAAGTTAAACACAAAGGAAACGCAAATGCCCTACTCTCATAAGTTGAGTGTTGAAAGTCTTCCAGTTCCAAAAGATTACATTCGGGTTGTGATTGAAACCGATGTTGGTACGCATATTACTTCTAAAGAGTTATATGCAACGCCAGAAGACTTTCTGGAATTTTGGAAGCCATTAGTTGATTATTATAAAGGATTGAAAAATGCAAACAGTATTAAAAACGGATAAAGAGTTCGAAGAATTTAAGACCTGGACACTAGGAGTTCTGCATGACAACAGCGTTAAAGATTTGTGCGTTACTTTCACCAAAGCTGATGGAAGCGAGCGAGAAATGTATTGTACCCTTGTTGAAGGAAGAATCCCCTCAGAGAAACTCCCGAAAACACAGCCAGCAACTGGCCAGACTACTGGATCCGCAGTACGTGTCTATGATACAGAAAAAGGTGAGTGGCGCAGTTTCCGCTGGGATTCTGTAATTAAAGTTGACTTTACACTGTAAGGTTTATTATGAACTCTGATATTTCTGCTGTTCTGTTGTATTTGGCTATTATTGGTCTAATTGTGTATGGTTGGATTAACAATATTGTTATTCTGTTCCATTCTACATTCACCAATATCACTGGTGAACTTGTATTGAGAGCAATTGGTGTTGTGGTTGGACCACTTGGTGTTGTAATGGGTTATCTATAATCTTAAGGAATATATCATGAGTAATTTGAAGCGTCGTCAGGTGATTGAAAAAGCAGAACGTATGTCTAAGGGTGGAGATGAGATTACGCTCAGCGAAGATACTTATCAACGCGATCTGTTGATTGCTTTGAATTACTACAATTCCAACCATGATGACAAAGACAAGAAGAAGTGGTTCATTACCCACTACGCAAAGATTGATAAAAAAACTGCCGCAGAGATGCTGAAAGTTGATGAACACCATTTCCGTCATGCAGGTATTCTTACTCGATTGATTGATCTCGGTTCTGAACTTCAAGAGAAGGAACAGAACTTTCTAAACGAACGAATTGAATTTTTAAAATCTCAAGTAACTGTTCGTCAAAAATCCCAAGACAAAGCTGATAAGAAAGCTACTGACGCTGAGAAAGCTGCTGCGCCAGCCAATGTTATTTCAATCCAACAACGCATGGAAGATAAAGCCCATGAGATTGCTGGTGAGATTGAAGGTGCCATCGATGATTTCGTTCTCGGTGGATGTAAATCTGACTTCTCAACAAAGAACTATCTACTTGCCAATCAGGTAGCAGGTCCAATCGCTAAACGTATTGGAGAATTTTTTGTTTCTACTGCCAAAGAACTTCGTGAAGCATTAGAAGGTGACGATCCACAATTGGTGGAAGGTTACTCCCATCTAACCAAGCGTGAGCTGAAGCGATTCGCTGAGTTTGTTGAAGGTATTATTGCCGATTGTCAACAGATGGTTCAAACTGCCAAGGCAAATCGTGCGCCTCGTAAGACTAAACCTGTTTCTCCAACTAAACTCGCATCTAAGATGAAATATCTTAAAGAGTTTGCAGAGTTGAATCTAAAATCCATTGTTCCTTCAAATTGCGTTGGAGCATCAGAAGTTTGGTTCTATAACACTAAATACCGTCGTGTAGGTGTTTATAAAGCAGAGAATGGTACGTTGTCTGTTAAAGGAACAACCATAATTGGGTTTGATATCAAAGAATCTAAAGCATTCACCCTACGTAAACCAGAGGATTTCTTCAAGGGATTGTCTCTAGGTAAACGTGCATTGGGTAGTGCTATTAAAACTCTTAAGACCAAACCTTCTCAACCAAATGGACGTATTAATGAGGAAACAATTATCCTCGGGGCATTTTAATGGATCATAAAATCAACGTTACGTTTGTTCATGAAGGAATTGACGTGGCGGTGTTTGATAATTTTTATTCGGAAGAGCAATTAGAGATAGCATTGAACGAATGCGTTTCTTTAATTCCTCTTCTTTTAACACCTGATAATACAGCATCAGCTGTCGGTAATAACAAGCAATTGTTAAAACGTAATCATGGGGCATTTATCGAGGAAAAAAGTTCTTCGGTTGTAGAAATCGATTACAAAATAATAAAAGACAAATCAATACTCTCATCAATCATTCAATACAATTCTCTATATAGAATGCTGACATCGATGAATAAGACTAGTACTCTCTTGTCGTATTATACGGATGGAGATTACTATGAAACCCATACTGATGCAGCAATGTTTACAATGATTGTTTGGATATACAAAGAACCAAAAATTTTCTCTGGTGGAGAACTTATTCTTTACGGTCCAGATAATAAAGAGATTAAGATAGAATGCTTAAACAATAGAGTTGTTTTATTCCCAAGTTGCACACCACATAGTGTTTCAAAGGTAACAATGCCAGATATTCATGACGCTGGTAGATTTTGTGTGACACATTTTTTTAATTTTATAGATGAGAAATTATGATTCTAATTGATTATTCACAAGTAGCATTAAGTGCTATTCTTACATTCCAACGAGAGTTGAAGGGAACTGATAGTGAGATAAAGAATCTTATCCGCCATGTTACATTGTCAACTATCAAAGCATACAAGAAAAGGTATGGTAAAGAATATGGACAGGTTGTTATCTGTTGCGATAGTAGACATTACTGGCGTAAAGAATACTTCGCAAACTATAAAGGTATGCGTAAAGTTGCTCGGGAAAAATCAGACCTTAATTGGACATTGATCTTTGACACACTCAGCGAGATGCGTCAGGATATTGCCGATAACTTTCCTTACAAAGTATTGCATGTTGATAGAGCAGAGGCAGATGATGTTATCGCTGTACTTACAAAATATGCGCAAGAGAACGAACTCATTCAGGAAGGTTTGGTTGAGGAACCACAGAAGATTTTGATTCTTTCATCTGATAAAGATTTTAAACAACTTCAACTATACCCAAATGTTAAACAATGGTCTCCAATGCAGAAAAAGTATGTAACTGCAACGAAAAAAGAAATTATTGATTATAAAATTGAACATATTGTTAAGGGTGATGCTGGCGATGGTGTTCCAAATATTCTAAGTAAAGATGATGTGTTTATGGTTGGCGAACGTCAGAAACCTGTAAGTGGAAAACGTCTCGGCGATTTTATCGAGAATGGTTTTAATGCATGCAAAACTGATGAAGAACGTCGTAATTGGCAAAGAAATGCAACTCTAGTTGATTTTGATTTTATTCCAGAAGATGTTTCACAATCAATTATTAATTCATACATAAATATCAAACCAAGCGGAGACAAAATGCAGATTATGAATTATCTTATGAAGCATAAATGTCGATTATTATTAGACGACCTCGAGGACTTTTAATGCGTAAATATGTGACCCAAATGCTTGATGAGATTCAAGCAGATCCAAAAGTAATTGAAACATACAAGAACGATGCTGTTCTGAAGATTCTATTTGAGTATGCTTTCGATACATCTAAAAAAATGATTCTTCCAGAGGGAACACCTCCATTCAAACCAGCATCTGAACCTCTAGGTATGACACCAACAAATTTATTTGGTGAGATGCGCAGGTTATATGTTTTCTGTCGAGAAGACTTAAAACCACTGAAACGTGAGAGTTTATTCATCTCTTTACTGGAGGGTGTACATCCGTCAGAGGCTGATATTCTGATTGCTGTCAAAGACCAAACTCTTCATAAGAAATATCCAAAGATCACTCGAAAACTTGTCACTGATGCTGGGTTCATTCCTCCTGTAGAAAAGAAGGTAAAAGCCAGTGAGACATCTAGAGGATAATGATAGAGATTTCATTTTATTTCTTCTAAGTTTAGAAGAAGATGAATTCAAGATGATGCTTAACTCTATGACTGATGAAGAAGCTCTTGTTGTATTAAATAATATCCAACTCGCAAGAGAAGAACTTTTTGATGACGAGATGGATAAAAATGGAACTCCAGATGCGATTAAAATTATTGATAGGATAAAAAGAAAATGATGTTCTTTGTAAAAAATAAAAAAGTTGTTGTTGATTGTTTTACTTATGTTGATGTTGCTTATGATTTTTTTAAAATTAGAAAGGCATTAAGATATTATCCAGAAATAATTAAAAAAATGGATCCATTTGTAATTGAAGGTGCCAGAAAAGATCCAAGAACAAATATTAGTATAACAACCCCAACAATTAAAATGTGTACTGGGTTGAATTTGTTATATAAACATGGTGCAATAATGCCATTTTGGACTGATGTTAAGATATGCCCAAAATCATATCTTTCCAATCAGTCTTCAATCGCAATGACAGAACCATGGTATCAAGAAAAAATACATGAACATCCAAAAGAGCAGTTTGCTGGGATGATGGAAGGATATACTCATATTAAATTTATTGGAGTTTGGAATATACAAGAAAAAAATGGAATAAAATTTACTTGGAATCCAGCATTTTGGAATATGGACGTTCTCAATAAAAATCTTCTAATTCCTCCTGGTGTAACATTTTATGATAATCAATGTCAAACTAACATAAATGCCTTTGTTAGAAATGATGCTGATGATTTTATACTTAAAGCAGGCACTCCATTAATTCACATAACTCCTTTGACTGAAAAAGAAGTTGAGTATAAATGTCATCTTGTATCTTATGAAGAATGGATTAAGAAAAATCAGATTACTCTAACGTATCCGAATTTCGTTCCTGGTCTTCGTTGGAACAGAGTTCTTAAAGACAGAGCTTCTTCAAAAGAGATGGATAGACTTGATGCTGCTGAGAATCGTAAATGTCCATTTGGATTTGGAAAATGAAAGAAAAATGGATTAAAGCATTCATGGACACAGCGGCAAGGTTCGCTGACTTGTCCAGCGCAGTTCGATTGAAGGTTGGTTCAGTTGTTGTAAAAGACAACCGTATCATCTCTATCGGATACAACGGCACACCTGCGGGTTGGGACAATGCGTGCGAGTATGTGGAATACGATGACAATGGTGATCCACTTGGAACAAAAACGAAGGACGAAGTTATTCATGCAGAAGCCAATGCGATTGCTAAGCTCGCCCGTGATGGTGAGTCTGGTAGTGGCGCTACTTTATTTGCAACTCATGCTCCTTGCGTTCAGTGCGCCAAACTGATTTACGGTGCAGGAATTACTAAGGTTTACTACAAAAATTCCTACCGAAACACTGCTGGTTTGGATTTTCTAAACAAATGTGGAATTGAAACGGAACAAGTTTAATGAAAAATATTGTTATTCTTGGTGGTGGTGCTGCTGGTTGGTTAACATGTTTATTTTTAAAAAAACAATGGCCAACACTTGATATTACTGTTGTTGAAGATCCATCTAAACCACCAATAATTGCTGGTGAATCTGGATCATATGCTCTTAATAATCTGTTTAACGATCTTGACATTGATATTTTTCAATGGGTTATCAATACCAATGCGATGCCAAAAAATGGCGCCAAATTTCATGATTGGACTAAACTGAATCATACATTCACACATTCAATAATTGATCCTAAAAGAAGAGAGGAACAAAAACGTAAAACAACCCTTAGCGATATTACGTTTGATATGATCACACTATCAAAAGAAATTACTATCTCAGATTCTTACACCTGGGGAACTTTAATTCATGAAAACATGGTACCGTTTATTAAAACAGACGATCGTGGGTATGATGCCATGACACACCCAATGTTTCATTTTGATAGCAGAGCAAATGCTGCTTACCTGAAAAAACTTGGAATTGAAAGAGGTGGTAAACTTCGTGAAGGAAAGTTTGTTGAGGCGAAACGTGATGTCGATAATGGAAACATTCTTTCTCTTTTGTTTGATGATGGAACAACTATTGATGGAGACTTTTTTTTTGATTGTTCTGGTTTCGCCAAACTATTGTTGAAGGGTGCGCTTGATGTTAAATTTGATGACTACTCTCAATATTTTCCAGCATCATCTGTTCTTGGATGGTGGGGATCTGAGATAGAGAATAAATCTTATACTGACATAACTGCTTTAAAAAATGGATGGACCTTCAATATCAATATCAGAAACAGAAGCGGTAATGGTTACATTTATGATAATAGTGAAATATCAGTAGATCAGGCTATAGAGGAAATTGAAACAAAATTTGGTAAAAAAATTGAACCAATTGCTTCTTTTACATATCAACCAGATCTTGCAACTGAATTTTGGAAAAATAATGTAATTGGTATTGGAATAAGTACTGGTTTCGTTGAACCGCTTGAATCAAATGGTCTAGGTACTGTTGTGCATAGTATCATTAATCTAAGTCCATACTGGGATCCAGAAAATAAAGATTTTCATGTTGAACGTAAATTATATAATGAAGAGATGATTAAAATGGCCAAAGGTGTTATTGATTTTTTAAATTTACACTATAGAGGTAAAAGAACAGACACAAACTACTGGCGAAAACTTAAAGATCGCAAATTTTGGACTGATAGAGTTTGCGATTATGTTGATCTGTGGAGCAATGGTAATCTTGGTGAGTATACTTTATATTCAGCTTATGGTTTCGGAAGTTTTTTTACTGTTGCTCAGGCTCTTGAGCTTATAAATGTTGAAAAAATTAAAGAAAAAGTTTCTAAAGTTGATACTAATATTGTAAAACAATACGATGATATTGTTATACCAATTCAGCAAGAGTACAAAAAGCGTATCTTAAACGAATGCTATAAGATAGATGATTGGAAAAATGCATTTTATGCAGGATTGAATAAAAATCCTTGACTTTTATAAATAAATAGAATATAATTTATCTAACAGTTGGAGAAATCTATGAAAAAAATTGTATTTGCTTTACTTTTCTTAGCTGCAACTGCATCTGATGCATGTTGCTATCGTGGTCCATATTTTCATGGTGGACCAGTTGGTTGCTGTGTCAGTGGATGGGTTGCTCCTGCTCTAGTTGGTGGAGTTATTGGTTATGAGTTAGCAAAACCAAATACTGTTGTTGTTCAACCACCTGTTGTTGTTCAACAACCAGTAGTTACTCAATTACCTCCTGCTCCGTATGGCTATCACTATCAAATGATGGTGAATCCTCAAAATAATTTTCAACAATGGGTCTTAGTACCAAACTAAGATGTATATATATTAAATAACCCTACAAAAAGTAGGGGAATTGCTTGACATTTAACCAAAGGCGTAATATAATTTCTACTATGAAATCGTTAAACATATCCAGATCGATGAGTAAGCATCTACCGTTATCATGCGGTTGGACAGGCTCACGTTCACAGTTTAACAACACAACAGCGATTGAGTATGATACTGGGGGTTTTGGAAAGTAAAGTTTACCTTACTTTGTTTCCCAAAACCCCGATACTGAGAAGTTCGGGGTTTTTTGTTTTGTAGGTCTAATAAAACTTAAAAACTAAAAGTTTTTTATTTATAAATATCTGTATAACCGAGGAGGAAATATGGATACTAAAGAAAAAAACAAAAAGTATTATGAAGCCAACAAAACAAAAATGATTGAGTACCAGAAGGAAAGATATAACTCTCTACTTGAAGTTTATTCAAAATGGAAGAAAACTTTAAAGTGTGTTTGTTGCGGTGAATCTGATCATAACTGTTTAGATTTTCACCATGTTAATCCAGAAGAGAAAGAGATAAAAATCTCAACAGCCCTTGGCCGAGGTGCTAAGACTGTTGTGAAGGAATTAAAAAAATGTATTGTTGTGTGTGCCAATTGTCATAGAAAGGTTCATGCTTACAATACTGTAGTTGAGGTTGATGAAGAACTTTCAAATTCTTTTGAAAAATCTTTAAAAATCCCTTGACTTTGAATTAAACTTAGTGTATAATTCAATCTGTTCTTTAAAAATTTGCGTACCATATTTAAGAGTCACCAGTGATAGTTCGCTGGAGCTGGTGACTCACTGTTCCTCGATAGTGTAGCGGTAACACAGTTGACTTTGACTCAACTATCACAAGTTCGAATCTTGTTCGGGGTGCCATATAGAAACACATTATGTCAGTGAGGAGGCACCAAGTTGTGTGCAACGGTAGTGTGTTTTTATATGGTATAGCTTAATTCAAGAGCAGTGGGCACACAGGCGTCAACGACTACCCATCAATGCAGGTGCAACCCCTGCTACCATATAAAAACACACTAACCAATCGGTTTAAAGGGTCGCCGAGATGCCAAGAGGTATGTATAGCCCTGTTAGTGTGTTTTTATATGGTATAATGCAGGTATAACTCAATGGTAGAGTAATCGGCTTTTAACCGATAAGCTGTGAGTTCGAGTCTCACTGCCTGTACCATCTAAAATAAAAAGACTACGGTGACTATGGTGTAATGGTAGCACCCGACTCTGTGAAAGTCGTAGCACGAGATCGATACTCGTTAGTTACCCCAATGCAACTTTAGCTGATGTGGTCATAGCGGTGGTCTGAAGAACCATTGAAAGAGGTTCGATTCCTCTAGGTTGCACCAAAGATGTCCTTTCGCCTAGAAAATAATTAGGCGATAAAGAGTGGAGATGGGATCCCACCCAAATATTTTCCTCTTGTAGCTCAAAGGTAGAGCAATCGGCTGATAACCGATAGACACAGGATCGTTCCCTGTCGAGAGGACCAAGTTTTCGCCCTACTAGTATAATGGTATTACGTCGGTTTTGTAATCCGAATACGGCAGTTCGATTCTGTCGTGGGGCACCAGTTTTTATCCGAGTATAGCGCAGTCTGGTAGCGCATCTGGTTTGGGACCAGAGGGTCGGGAGTTCGAATCTCTCTACTCGGACCAAGTTTGGGCTGTTAGTGATAATGGGAGCACGCTGGCTTTGCACGTCAGAGGTAAGAGTTCGATTCTCTTACGGTCCACCAAATTTTTATGCGGGAGTATCTCAGTTGGTAGAGAGCTTGCTTGCCAAGCAAGATGTCGCGAGTTCGAACCTCGTCTCCCGCTCCAAATTATGCCTCGTTAGTTGAATGGTAAAACACCCTCCTTACAAGTGGGATACGGCAGTTCGATTCTGTCACGAGGTACCAAGTTATGCCCGATTGGTGAAATGGATAATCATACTGTGCTACGAACGCAGAGGTAGGGGTTCGATTCCCTTATTGGGTACCAAATTTGTAGTTGAGACTCGAGACAAATCCACTGTTAAATAAAGAGAGAACTGAGTGGTACTCTCCAACTACATTTTTTAATACGGAGACGTGGTCGAGTTGGTTTATGGCTCTAGTCTTGAAAACTAGCGAATTAGAAATAGTTCCGTGGGTTCGAATCCCACCGTCTCCTCCAATTTTTATGAAAGGAAAAGTTATGCCAAGCGTATTCTTAGTAAGCGACACGCACTTTGGTCATGCTGGTGTGACTAAATTTTTGCGTGCTGATGGTAGTAAATTGCGACCATGGGATTCTGTTGAAGAAATGGATGAAGCAATGGTAAAAGCATGGAACGAAACAGTGAAACCAACTGATAAAGTTTATCATTTGGGTGATGTAGTTATCAATCGTAAAGCACTTTCGATTATGCATCGTTTGAATGGCGATAAAGTTTTGATTCGTGGTAACCATGATATCTTTAGAGATGATGAATACCGTCAACACTTTAGAGAATTGCGTGCGTACCATGTAATGAATGGCATGATACTTTCACATATCCCTATTCATACTGAAAGTTTGGGTAGGTTTGGTGTGAACATTCATGGTCACTTACACAGTAATCGTGTTATGATTACTGATCAATACGATGTTACTAAAGTAGATCCAAGATACCACTGCGTCTGCGTTGAACAAACAGACTTCAGACCCATCTTGTTTGAGCAAGTGATCCAAAAAATCAAAGACGAAGGTGGTGTTGTTGGATTTAAAAATGGTAATCATTAGGAGAGTGGGCAGGATGGTAATGCAGCGGATTGCTAATCCGTACACTTATGAAAGTAGGTGAGTGGGTTCAATTCCCACACTCTCCACCAAATTGCGGATGTGATGGAATTGGTATACATATCAGACTTAAAATCTGAGTTCTGAGGGTTCGAGTCCCTCCATCCGTACCAGTTTATCTCGCTTTAGTATAATGGATAATACAGTAGGCTTCTACCCTACGAATGTGGGTTCGATTCCTGCAGGCGAGACCAGTTGTTGGGCTTATAGCATAAAGGTAGTGCTGTCAACTCATAATTGATAAGGTAGTGGTTCGAATCCACTTGAGCCCACCATGCCCCTGTGGACAAATTGGCAAAGTCGCTTCTCTCAAAAGGAAGAGTTCTCTCAGTTCAAATCTGAGCAGGGGTACCAAATTATGTGGGTGTGTCCCGAAAGGCTAGGGGAGGGATTGCAAATCCTTTTTATGCAGGTTCGATTCCTGTCACCTACTCCAATAACCCTACTTGCAATAGGGTAATAAAAATATCGCTTGACATTTATATCAAGTTGATGTATAATTAAGTTTCTTTAGTTGATAATCAAAAATCCTCTCTAAGTCTTTACGTAAAGTCGGAAGCATGAGGTGATACTGCTGGTTTGGTGGATTTTACCAGTTAATACCAAAAATCCACCACTCTGCACGGTTCGTCTATCGGTTAGGACACCAGCCTTTCACGTTGGTAAGACGGGTTCGATTCCCGTACCGTGTACCAGATTTAATTGTATTGGGTTGCCAATACCAGTAGGATACTTTCCACCAAGCTGCATTGACGGATGTGGGGTGAAGTGAAGTTATCATGAAACCTTGAGATAATATCAGGAGGACGCTGGATGAAGTTGGGATGTAATGTAGAAGTTGTCTTATCGGTAGACGATACCGTGAGAATCCCTAATGTACTTGGGTTGACGACTGATATCCCAGTGCAATTAAATGTGGTAAAGCAGATTAGAAATCCGCTTTTAACTAAATATGGTTAAGGGGATTACTATGAAGCAAGATAGAAATAAATTTACAGATCAAGAATTGATTGATGCGTATAATGAAGAGAAACATCTAGGTAAACTAGCTGCAAAATTCAAAGTTCCAATTATACAGATCTGGAGAAAATGTAAAGTTTTAGGTTTAGAGTTCGGAAGCGGTGGTGGTAAACAATCAAAAATATCTCTTAATGAGATTCTTGATGGCCTTCATCCTTATTATCAAACATTAAAGTTAAAGAAAAGACTGATTAGAGAAGGAGTTCTTGAGTATAAGTGCTCTAGTTGTAATATTAGTGACTGGCAAGGCAAGGAACTTTCTTTACAACTTGACCATATTAATGGCGATAACTCTGATCATAGAAAACAAAATTTAAGACTCATGTGCCCAAATTGTCACTCACAAACAGACACATGGTGCGGTAAAGGTATTAATGGAGATCTAGTCCCGTAATGGTATCGGGGGTTGACTGTAAATCAATTGTCTTTGACCTTCTCTGTTCGAATCGGAGGGTCTCCACCAAGTTCAACAATGAAGGATGTTTAAGACGGCTTGTAAACTTCATTGGATTCAGGTACAGATTGCCGTTAATTCCTGAGTCAATTTAATTTGTTATAATGAAGAATCCGAAAGCGAGGATGA